GGTCGGGGTGTCTCCCCTGGTGCTACGAATCCTGTCAAAGGGTCTCACCACGGTAACGCCCTATTGACGGAGGAGCAGGTCAAGACCATTCGGAAGGAATACATACCCAGGAAGAAGCCCTTGCGGGTGTTCGCAGAGAGGTTCAACGTGCGTATCTCGACGGTGTTCTACGCGTTGAAAGAGGGCTGGAAGCACGTGGAGGCGAGCAATGGCAACTGACTTTCAGTGTGTTTTTCCAAGTTCAGTAGTCCCGCTCTCGAGCATCCGCATCTTGCCGGGCGTGACGCCGATCTCGGTGGACGTGATCGGGCAAGACTTCCGGAACGTGGACGAGGTCACGATCAACGGCATCGCGGCCAAGAGCGTGGTCATCCTGTCTCCGAACCGGCTCATCGCTCAGGTACCGGACGGCATCCTGGACAAGGTGACCAGCGTGGTCGTGACCTCTAGCCAGCTCACCTTCACGAACAAATCCGTCCTGCGCTTCCGTCTCGGGCGCTCGACCACGAAGGTGAACGGGATGCTTCGACTCGTGCAGCTCTTCGTCAAAATGCTCTTCACGACCCAGGGCACGGACATCTGGACCCAGCGCCTGGGTGGGAACGGCCTGCGTGACGTGGGGCGCAGCTTCGGTCGGGACGGTGGCTCCGGCATCGTGGCGGACTTCCACATCGCCGTGCAGGAGACCCAGAAGCAGATCATCGCCATCCAGACCAGGGACCCCAGCATCCCCCGGGAGGAGCGGCTCCTGAAGGCGAAGATCGCTACGGTCCGCTACGTGCGTACCGAGGCAGCGCTCATCGCCTCCATCGAGCTCACGAACCAGACTGGCAAGCCCGTGCTCGCCAGCATGATGCTGTAAGGCGTCCTGGGGCTCCGGGAGCGTCTCGGGGCTCGGCTCCACGGCCTGCTCGGTCACGGGCTCTTCCTGGGCCATCGTGACCGCGGGAACGGGCTCCGGATCCGGGGCTCGGTGCTGCAGGTTCACCAGGGAGGCGGCTGCCTCGAAGAGTGCCTTGTTGGCGTGGTTGCGGGGGATCACGCCAGCGTTCTTGGTCGCGTTGATCTCACACTCGAGCGCGGCGGTAGCGAAGTCCATGCGCTTCACGGCAGCCTCGAACTTGGGGAAGTGGAAGCCAGCCCCCATGGCCCACGCCATGCTGCACACCCCCATCTGGGCCTCGGCCGGCCAGTCCTGGAATCCGGGGAACCTCTTGACCAGTTGCTCGACGTTCTCGGTGAGTCGTCGGTCCACCAGCTTCCTCACGTCCTCCGGAGTCAGGCGAAGCCGGCACATGCTCTTGGCAGCCCCAGCCCCAAGCCTCGCGAGCTCCTGGTGGTTCTTGATCGTGCGCCACTCGGCCTCGATGTCTTCCCTGGAGGCCGGCTGTCTATCAGGGAGATGGAAGGGAAGGTCCAGTGCTGCACGGACAGGGTCGATCAGGTTCCCCACGCCCGTGGTCACGAGACCTTTCACGTCGAGGTACATCCAGTTGATGACGCCCTCGAACTTGGCGTTGAAGTCGTAGAAGGTCGAACGAACAGATGCTTTGAGTTGGTCAGCCATGCCGTGAGTGTCCTCCGCAATCTCCCGTAGAACAACGGGAAAAGAACTGTGGAGGTACCGTGATGGCCAAGAAGAAAGTTCTGAAGAAGGTCCGTATGAAAGAAGTACGGAATCTCATCAAGGGGTCTGGTCCCGAGGCACTCATTCGCGTGTCGCTCAAAGACGCCGAAGGGTATGGTCACGAAGCGTTCGTGACCAGCGCCTCGATGACTGGGTGGGATGCGGAAGAGAAGGCACCTGTTCTCGAGCTCGATGCGGAGGTGCACTTTGAGTAACAAGAAGAAAGATAAGAAGGCCGCTCAACCATCCGAGCCGGTTCGCAAGAACCTCGAGATGGTGGATGGGCACTACCCGGTCATCGACCTTTGCTTGGCCGAGGTGGTGTTCCCTACCGACGTGCTGCACCTCATGCCGGAGTACACCGGTGACTTCGAGTCCACGTGGGGACGGCGGACCTTCGAGAAGTGGTTCTTCCAAGGACTCAAGGCAGGAGAGCTGGTTCCCAAGGAGGGCATCAACATCGACAAGGCACTACGTCATCTCAAGGCTGTGATCGGGTCGTTCAATCACAAGCACGAGCACAAGGAAGAAGCAGCAGCCCGGTTGTTGGAAGATTGGTTCCAGCCGCCGAAGGAGGACAGCAATGCTACCCGGTGAGACGATCCTGAGTGGTGCTCCTGTGGACGAGCACACGTCCGAGTTCATGGTCATGAAATCGTTCGCTGGTTGGTACGTCGGGACGATGTATCGGCACAAGGACGAGCACGGAGAGTGGGAAGAACCCAACTCCAGAGAGACGGAGTACTTCAAAACCGAAATCGAGGCCCAGAAGGCCCTGGAGTCTTTCAAGGCCGGGAACGGTCTGACAGGAGCAAGGTTACAGACAAGAACTCACCACACGGTGAGTTCTTCTTAGCCCTGCAAAACAAGGCATTCGGCAGAGATAAGAACCCTGAAGGCGATCAACGCCTCAGGAGGCTACATGTCGAACGAGAAGAAGCTGCACCCGTTTGTTCAGCGGGTCATCGCAATCAGGGAAGCGAAGGGTATGAAGCAGACGCACTTCGCCAAGGAGATGGAGTTCTCACAGGCTGGTTGGAGCCACGTCGAGAACGGGGTCGGGAAGAGCATGTCCAGGAGCTACTACAATCGTCTCGTAACGAAGTACCCCGAGTTGAAGTCACTGGCGCCTCCTCCGTTGAGGGACGTGACACTGCTCGGTAGGACCAGCAGCAAGCGAGACTTCTTGGTGTCGTTGTTCAAGCGACTCGGTACCGGACTCTCGATCAGTCAGTACATGAAGGAGTGCAAGAAGGTCGGGGTCAAGCTGTCCCGGTCGTATATTCAACGGATGCGGCAGGAGCACCGGAAAGAGACCGGAGGTACGAAACCGGCCAACAACGTCGGGGAGGTCAGGGTCTTGAAGGTGGCGGATGCTGCCTACCAGACCAAGGACAAGAAACCGGTGGCCAAGCCCGAGTTCAAGCTCGAGCGTCGCGTGCCCTGGACGTACGCGAGGGGCATCGTGTCGCTCGCGACTCACCAGGATGCCAAGACGCTCTTCGTGGGCTTTCTGCGTGCGGCAGACGCGGGCGGCCTGACCCTCAAGGATGTCTTGAACGATCTGGAGAGTGTCTGATGGCCTCTACCAAGGTGCCGTACCAAGCGGGCGTGTACGGAGGAGAGTCGATCGAGAAGAAGCTCGGTCGACTCTTTTTCTGGCAGGCAGTTCAGGAGAGGTTCGGTGCTTCCTTCACGAGTGGGAAGTACCTCGCGCTGGCCAGCGGGGAAGCTGGTGATGCCATGACGCTTCATGGTCTCGGGGTTCCTTACGAGAACATCGTCCTGGCCGAGAAGGACAAGGATGCGTGCTTGGCTGCCCGTCAGAAGGTCCCGCTTGTCCACGTGTACAACGAGGACGTCCTGAGTACTGCGCACAGGTTTCCGATCGGGTACTTCTCTGCAGTGTTCTTGGACTACTGCGGGACCATCTCGGAAGAGTCTCTGAACAAGTCCGTGTCGGTCTCGGACTACCTGCGGGCCCAAGCGCTGCTGGGTATTGGGGTCTTCACCGGTCGAGAGAGTAACCTCGAGAAGATGCCGGACACCGGCGACTCCTTCACGAGGCGTGCGGAGTACCTCTCGCAAGAGATGCGGAAGAGGGCAGGCCTTCGACCCTTTCGGCTCTTCAAGTACCTGGCCGTTCACGAGCGTAGCAGGGCACCCATGTGCATCTACATGGGTTGCCGTGCCGGCTACGCGAAGTCGCCTGATACGTACGTCATCCCTTCGGGACCGGAAGCCAAGCAACTTCTGGCTTCCTGGTTCAAGCACTATGACGAGGAGGGGATGGACGTGGCTTCCATCTTCAACATCCCCGTCAGCTCCTTGGCACCCATGCGTGCGCACATCACCAGAGGTACCTACAAGTTAGGAGGCAACATGATGACGACTGCCGTGAACGAGACCGAGAAGGTCAAGGCCGTGGTGTTCTCGAACTACGACAAGCACCGGTACGAGACGGAGTACCGCAAGAAGCTCGAGAGGTGTGGGATTGACATCCTTCGCGTGATGTTCCCCGACCGTGGCTTTCCGGCAGTCCTCCCGGATGGCGTCAAGCTCGTGATCGCGCTGGTGGGCATGATGAGCAACGCGCAGATCGCGGTCATCAAGCGCTGGGCTGATGCCAACCATTGTCGCTACGTGCCGCTCGACAAGTACTCTTCCTCGTGGCCGAAAGCCTTGGGGTTCTCACCTGTCCAGAACTTGCATCTCGTGCCACCTGCTCGAGACGCACAGGAGGCCGAGGTCATCGTGGCAGAACCCGAACCCGCCAAGGAGGTCAAGATGCAGGACAAGGAGCTCGAGGACCTGCAGGAGCTCGTGAAGCTGTACGCGATCGAGAACGCGGAGCTCAAGACGGAGCTCAAGACGAAAGTCGAGTGGCTGACCAGCATCGCCAACAACAGCCAAGAGGAGATCGAGAAACTCACGAAGACCAGGCAGAAGAATGGTGCTGCCTTGGCTGCGAAGACCAAGCAGGTCGTGAAGCTCGAAGAGGAGAACCTCCGGCTCTATGAAGAAGTCCGAGAGCTCAGGAATCACAAGAGCGACGGTGGTGACCAGGGAGATAACATCCGAAAGCTCGAGGAAAAGGTTCGTGAGCTCGAGAGCGACTTGGCATCCAAGCGGCGCACCATGAACACCTGGGAAGCCAAGATGCGGGAGATGGTCGAGGAGAAGCGCAACCTCGAGGTCCAGCTCGCCGAGGCCAGGGAGAGACTGGCTCGTGGTAACACGCAGCCCGTCAAGGAAGTCGTGACGGAGATCGTGAAGGAAGTCGTGGTCGGGACCGAGACCATCCAGCGCCTCATCATGAGTCTCCAGACCATGGTCGACGAGAACATGATGACGCCGGAAGAGGCACTCAGAAAACTGAGCGCCAAGTACCGGTAGAACTAGAACGCGCCCACGTGGGCGCGTTCTTCTAGGTACGGATCAAACCGGGGATAAGATCTATGTGGAGGCGCAACTAGGCCACGGATACCACAGAGGAGGTACTGCATTGAAAGACGACTCGGTAGTCAACGTCGTCAGGTTCCATAACCACCGGGGGGTGGTGACAAGGAAGGGATGTAGGAAGTCGATTGCTCATCTCTGACAACCCCACCGTTGCCAGTAGTTCTTGGTGGGCTTCGGCCCACCTCCGCCTAGCCACGTGTTTCAGGAGACCACCATGCGACTCAGTGACCAACAGAAGAACCTCATGGACAACAACAGGATCCGCTTGCTGGACGAAGCTGAGATGCTTCTTGTGCTCCGTATGCACTTCAGTGACCAGTACGCTGCCATCATGAAGAACAGCGGCTTCAACGAGTTTTGGATGAACCTCAGGAGCCGTGCGATGGCTCTCGAGGCTTCCGACCTCCTCAGCGTGTTCAGCATCGATCACAAGGTAGATCGATCGCTGGTACTGGTGCGCCGTACCAATCTCGACAACCACGCCTTCTTGGCACGCTACCTCAAGGGAGAGGACGTGACGCCCTGGCATCCGCCGAGCATGTCCAAGGCCGAGAAGGAGATATGCGTGTGCGATGGCTGCCAGTACCTCCGGAGTATCAAGGGTCAGAAGTCCGGACTCGATCTTCAGTGGGAAGCGGAGGAACGAGAAGAGAAGCAAGCCAAGGCGACCATCACACACGAGCAGAAGAACAAGACCATGCAGGAGCAGCTCAAGGAGCTGACGCTCAATGGTGGTCAGATTTCGATGATCGGTATTCGCCCTGTGGATCCGGTGTACTTCGAGCACTTCGACAAGAAGCGTGAAGAGGTGTCGTGCCCTCCGTTTCCGGTGCAGAAGGACTTCAACGTCCTCTATGGGTGGCCTGATGCTGCACGATAGCGGATCAGTCGAGGTACACGGCCATGGTGCCATCCACAAGGAGGCCATCCTCAATGTCTTCGTCTCATCATTGGGGGCAGCCGCGTTCGCGAGAGATATTCACCGCTGCCAGTCATTTATGAAGGTGCCGACATGACCACGTACCGAGATGCTGTGAAGATCGAGGATGGAACGACGCTCTGCTACTCGTGCTTCCAGCCCTCTTTCTGTAGCTGGTCACTCCGGTGTGCCGACTGCATGAACAAGGGGTGGAGTGACAAGATTGTCATCTTCCAGAAGATCTCTCCTGGAAGCTACGCCTACCTTCGACGCAACCCCGATCGAGATGCCAGCAACTGCTCTACTCCTGACTGGGAGTGGGTTCGGGATGTACTGCCAAAGACTCTAGCCGATACCGCTGCAACACTCTTCGCGAGAGAGGATTACCTCCGGTACTTCAACGACACGAGGCGGATGGGTGTACCGGATGTCGCGTACGCGTCCATGTCACACGTGTTGAAGAACCACAACCTATGGGTGGCCTACACAGACAAGGATGGCGCTGGTCCTGACTCCCTCTTGTTCTTGGCGGTAGACGGTCCGCCGTCGGATCGCATGTACTTCTGGACCAACAACTTCTTCAAGGCCACGGTCTTCCGCGACGACGAGATCGCGCACGCGGTGAATGACGCTGATGCCAGAACAGAGGAGGTGGAGGTGAAGCGGTGCCTCTACCATGTCGGGCATCAGTACTTCAACGAGAAGAGGAAGCAGCGAGATCTCGAGCAAGGTGGTTGGTTGGTCTGGAAGTACGACCACAACCTGCATCCCATTTATTACCAGGTCGGAACGCATGGTATACACGCCTGGGTACGTGACTTTTCCAAAGTCGAGCCGGTGGCCTTTGATGACCTTCTCTTGCTTCGAGGTAAGAAGTACGGAGAGGACACGTTCTGTGCCTCTTGGTCGAAGGAAGCTCCTCAGGGAGCTGCCATCCGTATCGATCGCTCGGTCCAGTACCGTATCTTCGTGGGGCTTGACTACGCACCCGCCTCAAGTCGGATGTACCTCGCCGGCATCAGCGAGAACAAGTTCGAGTGGAGCACGCACCACCAGGATGCCTTGACCTTCGACGAGGAGCTCGAAGAGACACTGGACAAGCTCCGTAAGTATGGTCTCGACCCTCGGGTGGACAGCCCACAACATCTACCAGAGCCGCCAGAGACCAAGCACCTGCCGTGGTCCGTGTATGTGACCACCAACATGGAAGGACTGTGCCAGACCGTCTACCGGTCTGCCTCTCAGTACTTCGTCTTGGCTTCTGCCGAAGTGGCAGAGAGCGCGCACTGCATCTTCGTCGCGAACATGTTCTTGAAGTCACTGCAGAGGGTGGTGGGAGTACCAACCAGGTAACAAGGGAGGCAACATGCGTGTCTATGGAAACCCGTCCAAGGATCTCATGACGAAGAAGTATCGTCGTCGTGACCTCGGCAGCCGCGTCAAGCCCATGCACGAGGACAGGTGGTTCAAGCGTGCCGCTCGTCTCGAGAGCCGACTCGAGATCAAGCAGCAGCTCAGCGACCCGACGTTCGAGCAGATCGAGCTCGAGATCTTCAACGAGTTCTACAGGCACGATGATGCGTTCATTCGCGACATTCTGATGGATGAACTCGATAACGAGTTCGAGGACTGGTGGGACTCCAGCGAAACCCGTCCGGCGTACAACGACCAGGACGAGTACAGGAAGCGCACCTACCAGTCCGAGTTGGAAGCCTGGGAAGACTTCGACGAGTATGCAGATCTCCTCTGAAAGAGGGGACAAGTGAAGTAGAGAAACACGTACACCCGTACGCGTTTCTCTACCTATGAGGAGGAACGGATGACAAAAGTCGCTGAAGCTCGGCACGTCGACGACTTCATCAACGACATGAAGTCGGATGCGTACGCGGCCTGGGTGCTGGACCACTTCCGCAAGAACGCTCTCCTGCGCTTGCGCTTCGACAAGTTCATGAAGGACCACAAGCTGTTCTGCACGTACAAGGGCAAGCGTTACCGAGTCACCGGTGCATCCAGGCTGGGCGACATCTGGCTCGCGAAAGACTTCAACGAAGACACCAGCTACGACGAACGCGTGGACATCCGGAAGTGCACGGAGTGGGGAGACAAGCCATGAAGATCGAGAAGAGGACCCGAGAGGTCAAGCCGATCGACATCAGCGTGATCACCACGATTTGCGACATGTGTAAACGTGACGTGAAGGCGGTGGAGGAGAACGACGACGCCATCTCAGGTACGCAAGACATCGAGATCTCCGCCAGCATCGGGGTGAACAACCACTACGAGGGTGGAGACCAGCGGGACTTCTACAAGATCGACTGCTGCCACGAGTGCTTCCTGAAAAAGGTCATCCCGATCTTCAGGAACCAAGGGGTCGAGTTCACCAAGAAGGACATCGAGTATCGCTACTCACCGGACACCATCGACGACCAACGGCATCTGGGCAAGCGGGACCCTGTGCCGGTCGAGACGGAGATGTACGTCTTCGCACAGCAGCAAGGGAACGGAACCCTTCGTTACTTCGAGGTCATCAGGGCTGGTATCGGGTTCAAGTGGGTGCCGAGCATCACGACGGATTGCCTGCTCACGAAGGAACAGGTGCAGGCGTGCCTGGAGTTGTACCCAGTGCTTCAACAGGCGCGTGCGCTTCGCTGCAATCTCTTCCGCGAGAACCCGTGATGTGGGACGAGGCTGACTACCTGACCCGCGAGGACTTCGCGAGCGTGAGGAACTTCTGCCAGCACCAACGCATCACCCTGATGCCGGGAGAACCATCGGAGGAGCTGGTTCATGGCGACCACCACCTCAAAGGCTTCGTGAACTACGGGCCTGTTGGTGGTGGATGCGACATCGTGAATCGAGTGGTCTGGGTTCAACATCTCAGGCCACACGAGCTTCTTCACGAGGCGCTTCACATCTTCTTGGCCATGCCATTCATCCCGACAGACCATCAACCCGATGAGTACATGATGCTCATGCCTGTCGAGCGGGTGTACGGGAAAGCCCTGCTGAACCCTCACTGGCTACTGGAGTGCATCGACTGGCAGGAGATGACAACGGTCAAGCCTCCAGGCCAAGACGCGATGGAGCTCGAGTACATCTCGAACTACCTCGAGAGCACGACCTGGCTACGTGGCCTATCTATCGGGGTGAGCCTGGGTGTGCTCACGAGCGACTTCGCTCCAACCTTCCAGGCACCAGACTGGAACAACCTCTCCCTCGAGGACCGAGGGTACCTCTGCGAAGGATACCGAGCACATGCCTCACTCCACTACCATCTGTAAGCACTGCCGTCGTGTCGTGGACACATGCCGGTGTGCCTCCAAGAAGAAGGTCATGAGCTACGTAGACACGTGCCCAGCGTGTCGTGGGGCCAAGAGCTACCGGAAAGAGAGCGCACCCAAGACATTCCTGGAGGCCGTGCAGGAAGGTGAGGCCATTCCGGAGGACTTCAAGAAGTGGCTCGATCTAGGGTTCGCGGCGGTGAACAAGATCATCGGAGTCTCGACGGAGGAGCTCTACATGATGCTGCATGGCGGGCAGGAGGGCGTCGAGAAAGTCCTGAAGGCGCACGGGATCATCGAGGACAACCATGAGGACCAGGATAGTTCCGGCCACTGAGATCACAGCCAAGAAGGGGCTGCAGGCCAGGAAGTACATCCCGGATGCTCCTCAGACTAAGAGGAAGTACAGCTTCCGCATCCTGGTCGAGACCACAAAAGACATCAGTCCCGCGCGCCTGCAGGACATCATGAGCCGGGAGCTTGTGGACGTGCTGGCCTTCAAGGGGCTCTACACGGATGACTCTCACGAGAAGCTCGTGCCGGCCAAGATCGTGCTCGAGAAGGTCAGGAGGTTGAAGACATGAAGCAACCCAAAGCCACGGAAGTCTTCGTGGTCGTGTCGGTCAAGATCGATACCAAGACAACGTGCTCGATCGAGTGCCCTTACTTCTCTGGGGTTCACATCCCGCCTGATGGTGGGTGGTGCAAGCTCTTCGAGGACAGGATGCTGGCTGACAAGAAGGGAAGGTCCAGGCGCACGAAGAAGTGCCTGGCCAACGTTGTGGTTCCCATGCACGAGCTAGTCAAGAAGAGCAGGAAGAAGTGACCGTGAGGAGAACGACGACCATCTCGTCGTTCTTCTTTAGCTCCAAGGTTCTCCTTTTTCGGGGATAAGAACACCGAAGTCCACTGAGCTACGGCTCAAGGAGAACGACATGACGATCTCTACCTCATTCAACATCCGCAAGGTCCCCTACGATCCTGCCGACCAGTACGAAGGATTCTCGAAGGCGCTCAACATCCGCTTTCAGTCACTCGGTGGTGACCATGACCTCTTCACGACGGATGCCGTGGGTATCTTCGGGCGGTACCTGGGGAACCTCTCGAGCGGGAGGCGCCAGCACTACAACTGCCGCACGTGCCAGAAGTTCCTCGACGACTACGGCGGTCTGGTTCTGATCGACGACCGTGGCATCCAGATCCCGGCGCTCTGGCACAGCTCCATCGCGACCCCGTTCTTCCGAGACGCGGTCGACTCCATCGTGGAGAGTGTTGCGGGGGCCAAAGTCACGGGCGTGTTCCTCTCGGAGGACCCGTACCTGGGCACGCCCGCGACGCATCAGGGCGGGTGCGAGTACCACCACCTCTACGTGAGGCAGCACCCGGACCAGATCCACAAGGACAAGATCAAGACCGCCCACCAGGCCATGGCCGAGAAGACCCAGGACTTCCACCAGGTCATGCGGTCCATCAACCGGTACGACTACCGGGCAGTCCGGCAGGTGGTGGAGATCCTCCAGTCGGACATGGTCTTCCGGTCCGAGAAGATACTGGGCCCGGCCCGGTGGTTCCACGATGTCGTGGTCAACTTCCACGGCACGCACGGGAAGGCCAGGACGAACCTGGTCTGGCGGGCCGTCGCGAGTGCACCGCCTGGCTTCGCACACGTGAACACGTCCGTGCTGGGTACGCTCCTGGAGGACATCCAGGCAGGGAAGTCCATCGCGGACGTGATCGGGAGCTTCCGGGCCAAGATGCAGCCCGACCAGTACCAGCGGCCCCAGGCTCCCCCGAAGGCAGGGAACATCCGGGAAGCCGAGAAGCTCGTGGCCAAGCTGGGTATCGAGAAGTCACTCGAGCGCCGGTATGCCTCGTTCGGGGAGATCGAGAAGGTCTGGAAGGCCCGGTCGGCTAGTCAGCATGGCAGCACCAAGCCGGCGGGGACCGGGGTGTTCGCGGATGTCCGGAGCAGGGATTCAGTCAAGACGTCGGACGCGTTCTCCGCGGGCCTCAAGCACGAGAAGATGACCTGGGCAAAGTTCCAGCGGTCCATCCTGCCCCACGCCAAGAAGATCACGTACCTGGTGCCTCATGGCAGGGCAGCGTTCGCGGCGTACATGACGGCAGTGCATCCGGAGTCTCCGCCCATCCTCCAGTGGGACCTGGAGGGGAGCAGGAACCCCTTCTCGTGGTACCTGTACATGAACGGCTCCAGTGGCTCGAGCTGGAACCTGAAGCCGGGTGAGTACGTGGACGTCCGTGGTATCTCGCTCAAGCCGAGCATGTGGCACCCGGAGAGCAGGCAGCATCACCACGGTGTCGGGGCACTCTTCATCCTGGATGGTTGCCGGGACCTCAACTACCGGTTGGCCGGCAGCGGTCTCTTCCCGGAGATCCTCAAGAGCGAGCTCCACGGCATCCGGGCCGTGATCGAGCAGTACAGCAAGCAGCAGGCGCCGAGAGATCCCACGGATGCAACCGCGTGCGGGATCATGTTCGAGGGTCGCAACCCCCTGAAGATCAGGGTTCATCAGGATCAAACCTGGCAGGACATCACGATCGACCGGTGGGACTTACGGGCTAAACCTCGAGAAGGACTGGACATCTTTCTCGGGGTTTCCTTCACGAGGACATGATGGAGAACGTGAACGGCAAGGAGGCGCTGGTCGGGAAGCTCGCGCACTCCCTCCAGGTCCTGACCAAGGATGAGCTTGGAGACAAACCTCAGTACCTTTACTGCGTAACCTTGGCGAAGGATGGGCTCCGGTACTTGGTACTTGGAGCTGGTCTCGAGGAAGCCGCGGCCCGCTTGTTTGTCGAGAACGAGGAAGGTTTGCGGGACAGCATCGAGAAGCGGAAGCGGAACCAAGAGAAGAACAAGGCAAAGAAGCAGGCAAAAGCCGAGCAAGACTCAAGATGAGGTTCCATGAAAACCTTGAAGGATCTGAAGGTCGGGGATGAGGTATTGGTGTTCGCGAAGGGAAGGGTAAACCTGCCCGATAGGTTGCATGTCCTGAAGGTCGGGAGGGAACTCATCCACGTGGGAGACAAGGACCATCCCATCATCCCGGTGCGTAAGTACAGGGTGGAGGACGGGTTCTCGAACGACAAGCTTCACCCGGACCGCTCGTACATCATGACTCCCGAGGTGTACGCGTACTCCCGGAAGGTTGCCCATGCGAACGGGCGACTCTTCAAGTTCGGCCTCATCCTCGCGAGGAGGATGACGAACGAGGAGGTGCTCGAAATAGACCGGCGTCTCCAGGACATGCCGGGTTACCCGAAGGAAGGTCTGTGATGGACATCTCGAGACTCTCCAGGGAAGAGTGCGTGCAGCTTCTCGAAGGTGCGGGGATTCAGTGTTACGACCACGAACCCATCGAGGTTCTTCGGGAAGCCGTCGAGGTCAACGTGAAGGACGGAACCATCAAGGAAGCAGATGCAGCAGGATAGGTGCACGGGTCACTGCTGCCGGGCCTTCAACATCGGTTCTCGTGAACACCTGACGGTTAGGTACCAACGGGCCAAGGCTCGGCAAGCCGGCGGGTACGCGAACGAGGATGACCTGGACATCATCCAGGTCTTCGAGATGGTCATCCCGTTGCCGGCCAAGGAGTCCACGAACTGGACCGGGAACCCATACGAGCCCACCAACAGACTGACCTTCAAGCCGCGCGGAAGTTACGAGGGCGAGCTTCACACCTGCAAGCATCTCCAGGACAACGGAGACTGCGGGAACTACGAGAACCGACCGAGGATGTGTCGGGACTTTCCGAACGGGTACGCGTGCGAGTTCATACGTTGCACCAGCAAGGAAGCACGGAGCCTTCGCGAGCCGCCCGTGATGGTCGGTGCTCGAGGCTTCAACAGCAAGAAGCTGATCCCATCGTGGGCCCTGGCAAGAGGTTCCTCTGCCATACGTGTCGGGCTACTGAGCAAAGGAACTAAGACATGACGGAACCGAAGTCAGACCTCATGCAGCGGCTGGACGCATGGCTCGAGGAGGGGAAGGTACACGTCGCGGAGTTGATGAAGAAGCGGCAGGAGCTACTTCAGGACCTCGAGAAGATCGACTCCGCTCTTCAAACTATCGGGGTCCCGCCAACCAATACAGCACCAGCAGCAACGATTGACGTATCACGCAGCTACAGGTCACTCGTTCTAATGGTGCTTCGAGACGCCAGAGTGCCTCTCCCTGTCGGGCGAATCGCTGTTGCCGTGAACTCGCTGCGGATGACCGGGCAGCGGCCTGTAAGTGACAGCTCGATACGATCGGCGCTCAACAAGTTCGTGGCCATCGGTGAAGTACGGAAGACCTTCATCACCAAGGGTCCAGGCTCAGGTTTCGTTTACGAAAGGATCAGGAAACAAGATGACCAACCCCGAGACGACCAACGCGAAGAACGAGGAGCAGGCCAAGACCGGGATAGCGGTCGGGTACCTTCGAGTTCTTCAGACGCTACTCCAGCATCTCCCGAAGACTCCGGAAGGTGACGTGACCATGGCCTTGGCGGAGGTGGCCATCAAGTCCGTTCAGCTTCGCCAGGTCATGGACTTGAGCGCTGGGCCCGTCGGCACGATGGACTGGTCCAACTCCATCGACAAGCTTCACCAGGTCATCCGCGAGACCCAACTGGTCGATGTGATCGATGGGGCTGCGCAGTCCTCGGTCGACCACGGAAAGCCGACCGCACCCGGTGTGGACGCCGACTTGGTCTTCTGATCGTGAACGGGCGCCCTGTGCGCCCGTTTCTTAGCCCCGCAACTCCTGGCTTCTTGTCGGCATAAGAGTCCTGCGGAAATCACCGCCACGAAGGAGCGAACATGAGCAACTACCAGGATCAGGAAATCGCGTACGCCAAGGAGATCATGGCCAAGGCCCTCAAGCCCGTGGAGGCTTGGGAGAAGAAGGTCAGGAAGAGCAACGAGACCTTCAAGAAGGCGCGCAAGGCCGAGAAGCGCGTGATGATCGCCAAGGATGTCCTGGTTGCCTTGAAGGCGGAGCGCATCAAGCCGGCGGTTGGCAACTACTACCCCCGCATCCTGTCTCGACTGTCTGACGCCGGTGCTCCGACTTCGTATTTCGTCGAGAGGTCTTTCCTTCAAGAGCCGACCAGGTTGCCGATGGGCTGCCGTGTTTGCGCGAAGGGTGCCATCTTCACGGCCAAGCTGGATCGTCTGAACGGTGTGAAAGTCGGGGACGAGCGTGAGCTGTACGACCCGACGCCTGCACTTCTGGGTCTGTTCTCGGAACGACAGCTCTATCTCATCGAGGTCGCGTACGAGGGCCACGATGGCATGTACGTATCGATGGTGCGGCGCCGCGAGAGGAAGCACGGGGCTGGCACGTGGAAAGCTGGAGAGTACCAGGAGGTTCGGGAAGCCTTGAAGTTCGCACGGGTGTGGTCTCGCGAGAATGACAACTACGAAACCAAGGAGATGCGGCTCAAGGAGATCATGAAGAACATCATCCGGAACAAGGGGAAGTTCGTTCCTTCGGACATCGGCATCGGGGAGAAGTGACATGCGTGTCGACACCATCAAGAGGATCAAGAAGGCACTGGCGGATTCCGAAGCCAACATCCGGGACTGGGAGAAGAAGGTCCGGAAGAGTAATGCCAAGTTCCACCGAGCATCACCGGAGGAGAAGCGGGTCATCCTGGCGAAGGACGTGATCGCTGCTCTGGATGGGCGTCGGCTCTACGCAGTGATGGGAAGGTACTACCCGTCACCTGGTCATCGCGTGGAAGGTGCGATGCGCGACCTCGGCATAGTGGAGAACGGCCCCGACGGGATTTCCGAGAGTACGGCAGTAGGGGCGTTGATGAAGTCGAAGGTGGTGACCAGGATCCCCATCGGCTGTGAGGTCTGCGCGAAGGGCGCTCTTTTCACCGCCAAGGTAGATCGCCTGAACGGCCAGCGCCACTTGGTACGGTTGTACTGACACCGGCCGGGATTCGGATAGAATGGGCGCGGACGAGCGACGGGCGACACGGAGACTTCGGGCCCGCGCTCGCGCGGTGCGTGCGGGCGCTTCGGACGGTCGAGGCTCCCCCGCCCCCCGCGCCGATGCAGGGGACACCGGAAGCACGCGCGGCAGAGGAAGCCGCGGAAGAGGCGGCAGAGGACGAAGCGCACGCGAGGAATTGGCGGACCTCGCGAGCATGGCGCGGACACACACGCCAGAAGAGAGGGTGACGGGATGGCACGGAAAGCGAAGGCGAAGACGCGGGCAGAGCAGATGGCGGAGAACATCGATCTGCTGGTGCGCGAGAGGGACGAAGCGCGCGCCGCGGCGCTCGACGCGTGCCGCGAGGTGGCGAGGATGCAAGCGACCGCGGACAACCTCCGTGAAGCCGTGGCCGAGCACGCGGAGGATGCGGAGCGCTGGCGCGAGCGTGCCGAGCGGCTGCGCGAGGCGCGCGATCGGCTGCGGTTCGCGCTCGACGTCGTACGCGAGCGTGACGAGCTCCGCGCCGCGAAGGGCGGTGCGACGTGCTGACTCGGGCGGAAGCGCTCGCGGAAGCGCAGCACATGACCGAAAACCAGGTCGCGGAAAACGACCGGCTGCAGGAAGAGAATCGGCAGCTCCGCGCCGATCTCGCGGAATCGCGTCTGTGCGCACAGACGCTCCGCGCCGATCTCGCGGAGGCGAAGGACGCCGCGGCCGGCGCGCGCGAGGCCGCCGAGCGTTTCCGCGCGATCGGCTCCCGACGAACCCGGAAGAGTAATGCCAAGTTCCACCGAGCATCACCGGCCGCATCACGCCCAGGAGCTGCCTGAACGTCTGAGCTTCAAACCGCAACCCATCACGCAGTTGCCAGGAGCACCGCCCTACAACCAGTACATCCTCCTGGCCTACCCGTACTACCTCTGGCGGCCGGAAGAACTGGAGATCTGCGAAGGTGAGGTGGGGCCTTGATCATCTCGCAACGAGCGCTCTGCGAAGAGTGCCGTGATGGTTCGTGTCGGGCTTGCCGGAACTTCAAACGCCGGCAGGCCCGTCTTCAGAAGTACAAGCTCCGAGTCGAACAGGCGCGGAAGAAGATGGAGAAGAAGGATGGCCAACAAGTTCCGTAAGATCCGCGTCACGCTCGAGTTCGTCCTCAACTACCCCGAACCGATGGAAGGCATCGAAGACTCTGGGGTCGGTCACTCCGTCGACATCAACGCGATGGTTCAGGGTGCCTTGAGCGCCACGAACGTCATGGACAGGAAGAAGGGACGCCCGTACTTGATGCCAGGATCTCGCCTGCGCGTCGGTGTCGCACGCTGAAAGAAGGAACGCATGAACCACATCCAAAAGCTTCAAGAGTGCCTGGACATGGCCAGGACCATCTACCCGGGGTGCGCGGTTTCGATTGTCATGTCCACTTCCTCCAGGGGTGCCGGAACGGCCTACGTCATCCTGAAGGTCAACGATCGAGAAATGTGGGCCAAGGCTCAGGGCGTCGATACGACCGTCCTCGAGCTGCATATTTACTTGTCGAGTGTCTTGGCACGACGTGTCGAGTCTCTTCGGGAGTACATGGACAAGCATCCCGATCTCTTTCCGAAGGAATGATCATGACCGAGCAAGACGTAGAGAAGTACGAACAGAGGTACGAAGAAAGCTACGGGAAGCGAGACTACACGCTAGCTTGGCGAACTCAGGATCGGTTGTCGGGGATGGTCACGCTCGCGTGCTTCTTCTCCTTCCTGTGCGGCGGTGCCGTCTCGGCCATGGTCTACATGGTGGCCATCTCGATCATGCATGGTGTGGCCCTTCCCACGTACTACTTCTACATCGACATCGGTGTCTTGGTGTTTCTGTGGATCGCTATCACGACCTGTGTGATGCAGATCACATCGCTTGGTAGCGAGTTGCTTCGCTGGAAGTCTGCCGCGGAGTACTGGGCTGACTACTGGGAAGCTCAGGCGTTGAAGGCCTTGAAGGCTCAACCCACCTCAGACATCGGAGTGAACGACGACGAGTCGGCCACCTCGTTGGTCAAAAGGTGGGTCGATCGTCCAGTCAATACGGAGCCACGCGTGCGGTTCGTTCCGCACTGCGACGAGTACAAGGTCGGGGAGCCCTGCCCGATCTGCGGCGCGAAGGAGATGGGTTCTCTCACGGCGACGTTCTGCAAGGACTTCGCGTGCGAGGAAGAAGCACCGCATCTTCACGGAGACTGCCAGGTCTGCAAGGGCGAGTTCGTGACTTGCCTGGACGTGGACTACTCCACCATCGAGGAAGAACCATGACGGAGAACAACCGTATCCTGACCACCCCGGTAACGACGGTGATCCTGGAGAAGTACGACTACAGGGACCTCTGGCAGTCGCTCGTGTACCTGGAGAACCACGGACACTGGGAGGTCAAGAACGACAAGATGCCTCCGTGGGTCGTGGAACTGGCCGAGCTGTTCAACACGCACACCGGCTCGGCAACCGTCATCCTGACGCTCTGGAGGGAGATCGCCATCAGGGCCGTGGAGCACGTCGAGAGGTTCGAGGGCCAAGACATCCCGGGAGAGGACAGTTGAACCCAGAGACCACCAAGATAGTGATGGATGGGCTAGTGGCCTTGGCCGAGATAGCGGCCGGGACGTGCTTGCTCATCTTCCTGTGGAAGAAACCCTGGTAAGGAGGAGAACATGGAGTTCCTGTACTTGATGGGCGGCGCAGCTCTGCGCCTTGGGCTGTACTTCGCAGTCTGCTGGATCGTCGGAAGGTTCGCGAGCCGGCTCACCATGGGAGAGAAGAAGTGACGCAGGTAGGCGGGTACCCGACCGCGTGGGCCAACCACATCATCCCGAGCCAGGACCTACACATCAGGGTTCGGATGAACAGCGAGCTCACGATGGACTACGAGGTCCGTGACTACCAGGCTTACGGCGAGAAGCGGATGTTCCAGTCGTACGACGGGCCGAACGTTTCTCAGACCGACGACATCGAGGCAGCCCTCTTGCTGGTCAAGGGGTGGATCAAGTGGGACGGGTGCTCCCACAACGAGTTCATGCCGGAAGACAAAGGATACATCCACGCTTGCAACAGGTCGGAGTTGGTGCGTTTCGGCCTCCATGTGCTTGACGACCTCCAGGGACTGGGAGGTCAAGAAAAGCTCCGAGTCGAACAGGCGCGGAAGATGGCTGACCGAGACGTGTTCATGGTTCTTGTGAACCAGCAAAGCGGGTGCGTGTTCGTGAAGGACATGGGCTTCTACCGAAGCCAGGGCGGGTTTCGCGAGGACTGGGGGCGCAACTGGGTTCCCGTTGTTGCAACCAGCATCGAAGAAGCCAGGGAGAAGGGGTGCGCGCTGCCGGGTGCAAAGCCGTACGAAAGGAGGAGGAGGGTGAAGGGATGAAGCTGACGATTCGACACAGCGGCGACGATTGGTATGTCATCGAACGGGCAGAACACGACGGCCGCGTGTGGACGGAGCAGACGGGGCCCAACGCGTTCGCGTTTCGGTGCTCGTCGCGCTTCTCTGACGCAGATGTCGAGGGTGACGGCGCGCAGATGCTGTCGATTGCTGACGCCATCGAGCGACGCGGCAGCGTTTCGCACAAGCGGTGCGCCGTCAGGGTCGAGGGCGCCGACGTGCTTTTCAAGTCCCCGCGCAACAGCACGATGTGGGGGGATTGCTCGCTGGCAGAGGCCGATGACCTGGCGGCGCAGATTCGGGAGATGATCGGAGGCGACCGTGGATTACGCGAAGAGGGCTGCGGAGCTGGTGCAGGTCGACAACATCGCCGGCCGGTGGATGCCCGTTCTGGGCGGCGAGTACATCGTGGACCCGAACGGCGAGCACGCTGGCGAGCAGACCGAGCGGGTGCGCGCGTGGCTCGCCGCCGAACTCCAAGCCGCGCACGACGCTGGCGTGGCGGAGCGAGATGCTGAGGTCGCGACGCTGCGGCAGATCATCAGCGACGCGGCACGCGAGGTCGGTGCGCAGGTGGCGCCGGAGTGCTCGCTGGCGTTCATGGCGCTGTTGCCGCGGGAGATCGCTCTCGCGCTTCGGCGCGCGGAGGGCGGCCGATGACGCGCGAGGAGGCGGAGGCCGTCGCGGCGCGGCTGGTAGGCGTACAGGACGATTCGTTTGACTTGAACGGCGACCGCATTCCCGTCTGGGAGGTCACGCTAGCGGGAAACATCATCGGGTATCTCCGCTCGGCGAGGTCGCAGGATGAGGCCGCGGAGAGGGCTTCGGAGTGGCGCGAGGCCATCGTGCGCGCGCTGGTGGAGGGGTGATGGCGAAGCTCAAAGAGCACGGCATTTTGTTCTCGTCTCCGATGGTGAAGGCGATTCTCGCGGGGACGAAGACCCAGACGCGCAGGGGCGTCCGTGGCGCTACGGGAGCGTTCTGGGATCACGCTGCGTACCGGCCTGTGCTTTCGGATGACGGGCGCGGGGTTGTCGGGTGGGAGTGCGACGGTGTCATGCATCCATACTCGCTGGCCAAGGCCCCGCACGGGCCCGTCGGACGGCGGCTATACGCCAAGGAGACCTACGGCCTCCGGTCGCACACCGACGTGACCAGCTGGTTCCGCGGCTCGATCAAGGGCTGGAAGGACGCCGAGCCGTGGGCCGTCGACTACCGCGCCGACTGGGGAAGCAATCAGGAGGATTGCTTCTGGCGCCCGTCGATCCACATGCCGCGCTGGGCCTCCCGCATCACGCTCGAGGTGACCCGCGTGCGCGTCGAGCGCGTTGGCGACATCAGCGAGGAGGACGCGACGGCGGAGGGCGTCAACCCGCGTGACGCCTTCATCGTGTTCGAGGGCGTCGACGCGGAGCGCGTGAGGCGCCGGCCCGACATGGAGCGGACGCACCGAGGCGCGTTCGCCTGCCTGTGGGACGAGATCAACGGCGCGGGCTCGTTCGCGTCGAACCCGTGGGTGTGGGTCTACGACTTTCGGAGGGTGGGGTGATGATCGACCCGGACGAGACCGAAGACGACAAGCGCAAGCGCGAACTGCTGATGGTGTTTCGCCGGGGCTATGCGGCTGGCGTGCGCCACGTTGCCTACGACACCAGATACCTGCACCACGAGCGCGCCGACATCCGCAACGCTTACCTCGGCGCGTATCAGAAGGGGCTCAGCGATGCGACGCTGGCCGCTGCGGCTGAGGCCGAGCGGCTCGGGTACGACGCGCGAATGTCGATCCTGAGGGGGAAGCTGTGAGCGCCCTCGTCCACCGCATCGAGACGCCGTCCACGCGCGACGTCTGGGCCGCAGAGGGCGACGGGTGGACGGCGCACCTCGTTCTCGCGGCGCAGCTCATGACGGAGCAGGCGGCGCTGTGTGGACACGAGCCGCGGGCCGACTGGATGGCGACGGACGGGCCGCACCCGGTGAAGACGAGCGGGCGGTGCGCGGCGTGTCGGAAGGCGGAGAGGAGGGCACGGCGATGACGATGCTCACCGCGTCCGACGTGGCCGACCAGCTCCGGTGCAGCCGCGGCGAGGCGTACAAGATCATGCACCGGATGCCGCACACGATCATAACACCTACCAGCGTCGTACCGGCCACGCCGCCGTGCGGGATCGGTCCGCTGTTCGTGAAGGCCAAGTCCAAGAAGCAGGCAGCCCGTAAGTACTGGCGGGAGTTCCACGACATCGTGAACTCTCAACTGTGCGGGATCTCGGTCGCTGCCTATCGAGCCATCAACCGTCGGTTAGGTGACCACATGAAAAACAACGACAACTTCGGCTGGATCCTGGGCCTCATCACGGGCTTGGGCTTCTGCGTCAGTCTCGGCGTCGGGATGGCCGGTGGATGCGGACGGGGCTACTCGGACGGTGATCGTTCCGGAGTGGTGGTGAAGCTCTCCAGGAAGGGCATCATCTGGAAATCCTGGGAAGGGGAGATGCGCCTCGGCGGTGACCAGAACGTGACGTCCGGGTCGTGGGTGTTCTCGGTCCGTGATGACTCGCTGGTCTCGCCCCTTCAGAGCAGCCTCAGTACCGGGAAACGCGTCACGGTCCACTACACCCAGTGGCTCCATCAACCGATCGAGATGTCGTCCGACTACGAGGTCTTGAAGGTCACAACCAGCGAGAACAAGCCATGAACGAGAAGACCAACACCTTGGAGTTGACTGACCGCGAGATGAGGTCGCTCGTGGATGCCGCCGAGGTCGCGGTGAAGAGCGGCAAGCTCATGGAGGTCTTCCACTCCTTCGAGGACGACAAGGCACTGATCACTGCCATGGTGAAGCTCAAGAAGGCCTTGAAGAGGACCTGATGCGGAACATCAAGGCTTGCTACAAGCACGGGCCGCAGCTCTTCACGGAGCCGGCCCGTGAGGACCGACCGAGCTACTGCATCCGGTGCGTGGCCGAGCAGGTCAAGAAGAGGCCCAATCACTTCTTCCTGACGGACGCGTTCAAGAAGAAGCTCGAGCGCGAAGGTCTCCAGGTGGTCGAAGGGGGCGCCAAGTAATGGTCACCTACCTACTGCCTGTCGCCCGTACCTTGGAGGAGGCTCGTGACGTCGCACGCCATGCCGGACGTGCACCCTCTCAATCGTTCGACCGTAAGGGCTGGATCATCAGAAAGGACTACGACGGGTTCTACGTCGTGCCGGCGGGCGACTGTGGCTACGACTCTGTCGGGACCTTCGTGGAGTCCGTCTGATACAGTCCTGGGGTGTTCTCCTCGCAGCCCCAGTTCCGGCAGGACAGCAACCTGCTTCAGCACAACAACACGACTGGTAGCCCGTACTCGTTCTTCACGGTCTACACGGGACCGTCACTGAGCTCGAATCGCCGTACTGATGGGCTCACGCGCGAAGAGTTTCTCGAGCGCCTTGAGAACGAGCTCAAGCGCATGGCCAAGGAGCGCAAGAAGAAGAACGCGCAGGCCCTCCTGATGCGTCCGCCTCCTGCGCCTGTTCCAGTCCAGCCGGCTTCTCGTGCGCCTGTCCTCTTGCTTCGAGCTCGAGGGCAGGCGCCCAGGAAGCCCAAGTAGTCGGTCGCTTTCCTTAGCCTCCAGGCAGGGCTAACCTTCCTGCATGTCGACCATCCTGCCCCCGAACCCCGACAAGCCCATCCGCTCCGCCTTCTGGTACAGCGCGAACGGGAACATGTACGCCCTGGCGATCTCCCTCGTGCTCATCGGGCTCGCGCTCTACATCCGGGAGCCGGGCATCTACCGGGAGGCCACCGTGGCAGCCATCCCGTGCGTGGCCCTTTTCGTCAACATCTGGTGGTTCGCCAAGAAGGGCATGGACCAGCGTGGCTGACTTCGCCGAGGCGCTCGGGTGGCTCAAGACCGGGAAGCCCGTCTACCGGGCCTGCTGGCGCGAGAACGTCTTCGTGTTCCTGGAGGACCACCCGATCCCTCGGCTTACGGGCCAGTTCGCCGGTCTTCGCGGCCACGGAGTCAACCAGGCGTTCTGCAAGCTCGAGGGGGATGGGACCATCTCGGTCGGGTGGCTCCCAAGGGCCGTGGACCTGCTCGCGGAGGACTGGTTGCCGGTCTTACGATGTAAGACGTTGCAAGACCCACGCGTTTGGCGGTACAAGGTGTGGCGGAGGTAGTACGCCATGCCGAATCTTCGTGAAGCGATCGAACAAGCGTCCAAGAAGCTCGCCGCCGATCTCGAGGCCGCGGCCCGAGAGTGGGTGATGGACAAGGTTCTCGGGGCATCATCGGCGCCGGCCAAGAAGCCGGTCGTCAGGAAGGAAAAGAAGAAGCCTGCGGTCATCTCGACGCAGCCGGTGGTGCCATCCAAGAAGCCGGCCTACGTGATCCCCGCGATGGATGGGAGCGGGAACTTCTACTTGCTCGACGACGACGGAGCCCTCATCTCGGTACGCAAGCGTGCTCGTGACCTTTCGACGGTCGCGAAGCGCAAGGGCTACGAGATCCAGAAGAACGAGGAGTTACCATGAGCCACGTCATAACGACTCGTACTCAAGATGAGGTGGACGAGTTGATGAACCTAGTGAGCGATGTGATCGACGACGAAGGCACCCGCTTCAGTGGGATGACCTACGAACAAGGTGTCCAGGCCACGATCGACTGGCTGCTCGGGAACACAGACGTGAACCCGATGGCTGAGGAGGACGACTGACCATGGGAAAGAATGCATCGAAGGCAGTTGGTGCTGCCGGACGCATCGACGCACACATGATGGACCCGCGGTCGATCACGATCGTGGAGAACGACCCGAAGTCCCCGCTGTACGACGGCTTCGGGAAGGGAGGCGTGGGCATCCCGGAAGATATGGTCCTCAACATCATCGAGCACGGGATTCTCCAGCCCATCATCTGCCGGCGTGCAGGTGAAAAGGACGGGAAGGCCATCATCGAGGTCATCGCGGGACGCGACCGTGTACGTGCCGCTCTCCTGGCCAACGAGCGCCTCGAGAAGAGCGGGAAGGTTCTGGTCAAGGTCCCGGTCATCTTCAAGCGTGGCGACGACAAGAAGATGTTCGGGATGATGCTGTCGGAGAACACTCACCGGAAGGAAGTGTCTCCGCTCTACAAGGCGCGTCAGATGCAGCGCTACCTGGACATGGGTGCGACCGAGGACGAAGTCATGCGTGACTTCCGGATCTCGACCGCTACCGTCCGGAACTACAAGGCCCTGCTCGAGTGCACGGACAAGATCCAGAAGCTCGTGGACACCAGGCAGCTCTCCGCCGAGGCAGCCATCGAGCTCTCCAAGCTCCCGCGAGACGAGCAGGACCAGAAGGTCGACGAGATGGTGGCGAATGGGGCCACGAAGGGCATCAAGGCACTCGAGGCCGTCAAGGAAGCCAAGGAGGGCCGCCCTGCCAAGCCCAGCAGCACCTCGAAGATGCGCTCCAGGAAGTTCGCCGAGAAGGCTGTGGCCGCCCTTCGCAAGAAGGAGTCGACGTCGGCCACGATGGTCATGGAGACCATCAACTTCATCTACGGCAACAACGCGGCGCTGAAGAAACTCCCGATCGTCGTCCAGGACGTGCTCAAGGAGTTGCTGTAGCGGTGTTCGATCTGACCGAGATGGAGCCTTGCCGACCTACGGTTCTTCTTGAGCACGGAGGTGAGCCTCGGTCTGAGTTGCCAGGTAGGTTGGACCCGGGTCGTCTTCGGTTCGTGTTGGACCCTCCTGTAGACGACTGGTTCTTTCTTTCCATGACCAGACTGGAGGTGGAGATCCTTCTGCCAATCATCGTTCAGGAGATCTTCGAGCTTTGGCGAGGCAACAAGATCACACAGGACCTGGTGATCGGCATCTGTCACCAGATCGAGGAACGAATACAAAGCATGGTGGACAAGGGGATGTTCATCGTACGTCGACCCGTCACCCAGAAGGTTTCAACGCATGACTCATGACATGACTCCCGGAGGAAAAGAGAACCGGCGCTTTGCCATGCAGGTGGCAACAGAGATCGCTCAGATGCATAACAAGGCGCTCGCGCCGTACCTCCGCGCTGATGAAATCGGTGTGGCTGCTGGCTGGTTCATCGCCGTACTGTTCAGCGTCGCGATCAACCTCGGCAGGAGAGGTGGACTCAACCACACCAATCTTCGAGCCGTCTTCGAGACGTACCTCGAGGCAGACGCCGCCGCCGACGACGACAACAAAGAAGCAACCACTCTCGATCCCGCCACCCTCATCAACAAGCCGGACTGACATGAACCCCTACGTCACTGCCCTGAGCGCGTTCGCGGAGCTTCTGGCTGGCATCAGCTTCCTGCTGAACCGGTTCGTAAAGATCCTCGACGCCTTCGTGTTACCTGTGCCCGCAGAGCCCTCGAGGCCCTGCGGGCTTTTTAGCCCCCTGTTCGCTTCCTTCTCTTTCAGTTGGGGGTACGGTACATTCCCCCGGAGAGGCATAGATGGCGAACAACTTCAAGATCTCCCTTGTCCGTCGCAACGTGAACGTCGATGCCGTCACGGCCGCGATGAACGGAGGGTTCCTGAAGTGGTACGACGGAGCCCAGCCGGCCACACCGGACACCCCCATCACGACCCAGGTCCTGCTGGCCACGAACAACCTGGGCTTCCCCGCAGCGGGGGCCTCGGTCGGTGGTACCGCGACCTTCAACGCCATCGCGGCTGCCACGATCGCGGCTTCGGGTGTCGTGGCCTGGTTCCGCATCTTCGCGTCGGACGGCATCACGGCCATCGCGGACGGAACGGTCGGGACCTCGGGCTGCGACATCAACGTGAACAGCGTGGCCTTCTCGTCGGGGGCCCTGCTGTCCGTCACCTCCCTGACGCTTTCCCAGCCTTGAGGTTCCGATGAAACAAATCGTCCAGGTCTACGCCATCCGCCATCAGCACGCGGGCATCATCGCGACCCGCCTGTACCAGGTCCCTCCGGACGAGGCCGTCGTGAAGGAAGTCACGAAGCGCTTCGGAGCCGGGTGGAGCATGGTGGTCCCGGTGGAGCTCGAGCTCGAGACCGGGCTCTCCTTCGAGCCGGCACCGGTTCCGGAGCCCAGAGAGAAGCTCGTCATCACGTCTTCCGATGTCGGGGACGCTGGAGCGGTTCTCGACGGTGTCCTACCGGCCGTCGTGGTGTCGGGGTCGGCTCGAGTCGACCCTCCGCAGACGTGAGCAAGCGCAGAGGTGCATGACCCTCTGCATCGGGATGTTTCGACACGGCAGCCTCAGGGCTGCCGTTCGACGTTGAGGCCACCGAGTGCAAGGTGGTCTACGATACGGCGAGTGCCATACCAGGTAAGGTGAGCTGATGATTGCTGTCCCCCAAGTGGTCCTGTCGCGTGGTTTCGTCGGTCAGAAGAGCACGCTCGAGATGCTCGGCATCACGCCGAACGACTTCAAGCTTCTGGAGAAGATCGCGACTGTCGGCATGACGGACCTTCTCGCGGTTCCAGTGGATGCAGCCAAACGTCTGGAGAAGGCGGGGCTCGTCTTCGTGACCTGGCTGAATGCTGACGAGACTGGGACTGGTGAGGCCGACTGGCTCAACATCAACCCCAAGCCGGCCGGCCTTTCCCTCCTGGAGCTCGTCAACAGCGTTCACGTCACGCGCGGTGGAACTATCGACCCTGAAAGGATCTGATCATGGCTCTCAATCCCAAGTTCTGCGTTGCTGGTCGCAACGCTGCTCTCGACGCTGGTCTCGCCGTCATTGGCGCGTCAGGCAAGTTCAGGATTTATGATGGCACACAGCCCACGGACGCCGACACAGCGCTCGGAGCTCAGGTGCTCTTGGCGGACTGTGCCTTGTCGGCCACGGCCTTCGCGGCTGCATCCGGCGGTAGCGCCGCTGCGAACGCCATCACGGCGGATTCCTCGGCAGACGCGACCGGTACGGCGTCGTGGTGTTCGTTCACGACCTCCGCGAACGTTCGCAAGCTCGACGGGTCTGCTGGTACCGCAACCGCAAATCTCATCCTGAACATCGTGTCGATCACGGCAGGTGTGAACGTCTCGATCTCTTCTGCAACCGTCACCATGGCGGCGTGAGGATCAACATGTCCAATCCCAAGTTCATCACGATGTACCAGATCCGTTGCCAGGGTCTGGGTATCCTGCCTGGCATCTTCTGCCGTCCGGAGCTCGCGGAAGGTTTCCTTCCTGCGGCTGTGGCGGCCGAGCGTACGGCTTTCGGGGAGACCAGCAAGGATGGCGATCCTCGATGGGCTCGTATCGTGGCCGTCCCGGTCATGGTGACCGATGCCGACCTGAGCGGGTGGGCGAGTGGCTTCGCAGCATGGGAGGGTGATCTGCCTCCCAACCCGGCCAGCCCTAAGGGTCCTCCGCAGGGTGGAGCCAAGACGCAGATCGGTGACGTCGTGATTGCGGCCGTCGGGCACGTCGGTAGCTAGATGTAGTCATGGCGATCAACTCGCAGGATTCGCTCGTCACCGCGAACGTGGCGGCGCTACTCCGGAACTTCCAGAAGGCTTCGGCTACTGCCAAGGCCGCTGGTACGTATCAAAGCCTCTGGACCACTGCTGGGATGCCGGGCGCAGGCTCGGCACCCGGTTCTACCGCGGGTGCTATCCCGACCTCGAGTACAGCGGGTGCGATCCCGTTCACCAACGCGAACGTCTCGTACTTGCAGCGCATGGCTGCACAGGGCGCGACGGTCGGCACGGTGATCCTGTACGACCGCCTCGTGCACAGCAACGGCCTGAGCGGCACCGTCGCGACAGCGCAGACCGTCGGCACGCCCACGCTCACGCGCGCGACGGACGGGATCGGCGTCGAGATCTTCCTGGAGTGGTACACGGCCACCGGCGGCACCGCGGCGACCGTCACGGCGAGCTACACGAACACGACCCCCACCGCCGGGCGCACGACGGTGTCGCAGACGATCCAAGCGACGCCAGTGGCTGGCCAGATGCAGTTTCTCCCGCTGCAGGCGGGCGACCTCGGCGTCACCGCCGTCGCGTCCGTCACGCTGTCGGGGACGACGGGCACGGCCGGCAACTTCGGCATCACGCTGGTGAAGAGAATCGCCGAGGTGCCCATCACGCTCGCGAACGTGGGCAACGTGTACGATCAGATCGTCGGGCCCATCGTCGAGGACTCGTCGTGCCTCGCTCTGATGGTCCTCTGCTCCACAACGAGCACTGGTCTCATGTCCGGGAACATCCGTATCGCGCAGGGTTGACAATGGCGCGTGTCGTACCTCCGCTTGGACCTGGGTGGAGTACGCGTCGTATGCTCGTCGTTTCTGGCAACGCCGGGCGTACGGCGCTTCTTGCTTTGCGTACGAGGATCGAAGCAAGAATGGCAGCCACGAACGTTATCGAGCGTCACGGCACCGGGCGTTTCGCCGACGATTCTGCGGCTGTAGCGACACGTGCTCACGTCATCCTCGCGCATCCTGGTGGTGTCCTTTACGCTGCGTGGATCCCTCCGCGATGGCTGGTTGATCACGTCGCACCATTGAAGGCGCAGTTCCCGGTTGCGTTTGCGAACATCAATCCGACGTTCACCCAGCTTGATGACACCTGGGTCGGGGCTACTGAACTGTGACGAATCCTTGGGGCGCATCGCCAGGCAACGCGCGCAACTGGTACGCGGCGGACATGGGCATCACAACGGTGTCCGGGAAGGTCTCCGTCTGGGCGAATCAGGGCAGCAGTGGGAGCGCGGACGACCTCGCACAATCGACGGCTGGCGTGCGCCCGACCTACGTTGCTAGCCACACGCCGAACGGAAAGCCGGCCGTCCGCTTCGACCAAGCGACCGGCACGTACATGCAAACGCCGACGTTCGCGTCCGCGTACTACGGCACGTTCACGACGTTCGCCGTTTTCCAGCGCGACGGAACTACCACGTACGTATCCGGCGCCGAAGTCGTGATGTCCACCGTGGACTTCGATTTTGCTTCCGCGCAGGCATGGTACATCTATCTCTACAACGGCTTTTCGACCGAGGACTACCTGTTCCACGGTCCCGACGGTGGCCTTCAGACGGCCAGGGGATGCACGCCGTTCCGCGCGAACCCCGGCCTTCTGACGAGCGGAGCGGATGACGTTCCAACCACAGGGGCGCCCTCTCGCATCAATGGTGCAGACTGGGGCGTATTCACGTCCACTGGGCCCCGCGGGATCAAGGCCCTCACCTTCGGTGCGTACTCGCCGAACGGGGGCGCCATCAGTTACTTTTTCGATGGCGTGATCCAGGAGCTCATCCTCTTCGATTCCGTGCTCGGCCTATCGGATATCCAGGCCGTCGAGCTGTACCTGTCGTGCAAATACAAGATCCCGCAGGCGCTTCCGCACCGGCGCACGATGTTGAACTACGGCGGCCCGATCACCAGAAGCGGGAAGCCGCGCGGACTCGGCGTCCAAGGCCTTGTCTACTCGCGGTGGTTCGCCAACGGTCGATGGTCAACGCGAGCGCAAGATAAACCGTCTGGACCCGCGAACATCAACTCGACGATGCGCTCGTTGCTAATCAACACGCCTCGTGTTGACGCGACGTCGATGTCGATCGCGCTGTCTCAGCTTTCGTTCTCCGTCTCGGGACTGGTCACTGTTTCGGGATCACTTACTGCTGCATTCAGTCCGTTTGCTTGGGATGCGAGCGGTACCGTGACTTCGGGTGGCGTAGCTGGTGACTTTGCTGGCGCGTTCTCTCCGTTGGCTTTTGATGCAACTGGGCAACTAACGGTTAGTGGTACCTGCTCGGAGGACTTGTCGCCGCTGGCCTTCAGCGCTGCCGGCACGGCGATTGTTACAGGTACTTGCGCTGAGGCACTGGCATCGCTGACCTTTGATGCCGCAGGAACCGTGAGTGTAACCGGCACCTGTACAGAGACTCTGTCTTCTCTTGCTTTTGATGCTGCTGGGCAACTCATTGTTAGCGGAACCTATTCCGAGGCACTTTCTTCCCTAGCTTTCTCAGCCTCTGGTCAAGCAACTGTTAGCGGCTCCTTCAACTGCGCTCTGTCACCCGTTGCGTTTGATTGCGTCGGAGTTGCTGGTGTCACGGGTACATGCTCAGCAGCGCTCAACTCCTGGGCGTTCGACGCAGCCGGGCAAGTCTCCGTCACGGGTACATTGAACTCGGCAGTCTCTCCGCTGGCGTTCGATGCAGCCGGATCCATGACGGTCAGCGGATCCTTCAACTGCGCCGTCTCCTCGTTGGCAGTCGCTTGTACTGGGCTCATCAGCGTCACCGGGACCTGTACGTTCGCCTTGAGTCCAGTGGCCTTTGATGCGGCAGGTACAGCCAGCGTGACAGGCACCTGCTCGGAAGCTCTGTCTCAGCTTGCGTTCGATGCCAGTGGTTCCCTGACTGCAAGCGGGGCGTTCAACGGAGCCGTGTCGTCCTTGGCCGTTGACGCAGTCGGGTCTTTGACAGTCTCAGGGACTTGCGCTGCCGCACTGGCATCCTTGGCGTTTGATGCCACCGGACAGGCATCCGTGACTGGTTCGCTGGCCTCAAGCCTGTCTCCGTTGGCCTTTGATGCCGCTGGGTCTGTATCGGTCACAGGTACATGCAGCTTGACGTTGTCCTCACTGGCCTTTGATGTGGCTGGTGCCCTGACGGTGTCTGGCTCTTGCACCGCTGCATTGAGCTCGTTGGCGTGTGATGTGTCGGGCACCGTGACAGTAACTGGGTCTTTCGACGCTGCCTTGTCTCCTTGTGCCTTCTCGGCGACAGGAGACGTTGGTGGTGTCTCAGGATCTTGTGCGGTCACGTTGTCCTCCTTGGCCTTCGATGCGACCGGTCAGATCACCGTCATCGGCTCTTGCTCTGCTGCCTTGTCGTCCTTGTCCTGCGACATCGCCGGAACAGTCGTTGTCACAGGGGCCTGCACGGAAGCCTTGTCGTCCATGGCCTTCTCGGCATCAGGCTCGGTCGGGAACGCCGTCACCGGAAGCTTTGATGGTGCCTTGTCCTCTCTGGCGTTCTCGGCCTCCGGCTCCCTTACTGTCTCCGGGAGCGCCTCGTGTGCCTTGAGCTCTCTGGCTTTCACGTGCGCCGGTGTAGCTACCATCTCTGGTAGCTACACAGCCCAGTTGAGCTCGGTTGGTCTCGACGCCACCGGAACTGTCTCTGTGACGGGCTCAGCCTCGCTTGCCTTGTCGCCGCTGGCCTGCGCTGCTTCTGGAATCGTGACTGCGTCCGGCAGCGTGAACTGTGCGCTGTCTAGCCTGTCCTGGAGTGCCACAGGGTTCGCTACCTCACCGCCGGTTACCGGAACGTATGATGCAGCGCTTTCCTCTGTCGGGGTCAACGTCACTGGCATCGCGATCGTCTCAGGTACTTGTTCCTACACGGTTCAGTCCTTGGCCTTCACGGCAGCAGGTGCGATTACGTACCTGTGCTCCGGCGCTCTCGCGCTGCCGAGGTTGCTGGCTTCTGGAACGGCCCAGGAGTCGTTCAGCTCGAGCGGCACACCAGCCCTACCGGGGATGGTCTTCGTCGGCCTAGCTGGCAGTGCCATCACGAGCTCTGGCGCGGTCTCGCTCAAGGCCATGACGACGTCCGGTTCTGGCCTTGAGGTGTTCTCGTCTTCCGGGGCCGTGCAGGTAGCGCGTCCGACGGCGTCTGGTGCCGGTCTAGAGACCTTCACGGCTTTTGGCGCTCCTTCATTTCGGATGACCATCAGCGGTACTGCCCTGGAGCTCTTCTCCGGTGCCGGGTCTCTTCAGCTTCGGGCGATGCTGATGAATGGCTCAACCACGGAGCTGTTCACGAGCGCTGGTGCCCTGAGCTCGCCGAGGCTTACGTTCTCCGGAGCGGCTCAGGAGCGCTTCAGCGGGAGCGGGAAGCTCAAGATCAAGCTGACCTTCGAGGGCGTCGCGTTCTTCCCGGAGGGGCCAGTACCGTACGTCCCACCCGATCATGTGCTGGACGGGTCGACCTCCGCAGACCTGTCCAGGAAGCAACTCCCGCAGATCCCGGCTCCCACAGCGTTCATCGCGTCCAACCCGGTCTCTCCTGCCCCTGCGGACCTACCAGTCAAGCAGGTCGGTCCCGTCAAGGCGGCTCCCCCGACCTTCTTCATCGGTGCTTCTACGGTCAAACCGGCAGAAGTACCTAGCACGCCTTCTGGTAAGGCCACGAAGCCGAAGCCAGGGTAATATCCAGACCATGAGCTACCCCGGTCTCAAGCCTTCAGGAACTCTCACCAGGTTTGTCACGTACTTCAACTGGCCTGGGAGCGTCACGTTGGCGGAAGCATTTCCGCTCACGTCATTCGCGAGGTTCCGGTTCCAGTGCGAGTTCTTCGGCAGCCCAGGCGGCGATCCTGCAACTCCACTTGATGGTGGTGCAAGCATCACAGCCGTCATGACGAACGGGGTCACGGATACTTCTCTGTGGGGACCTGTTGATGTCACCGGTGTTTCGGAGATCATCATTCCTGGTGCCTATCCGGTCGGTGGACCCGCCAAAGTGAAGTTCATCTTTACCTCCGCTGGCGCAGTCACGGTAGGTGCTGGTCGAATCCTCATGGACCACTACTTCACGATCAACGGTTGACCATGGCGTCCGCCGACATCGAAGTCGTGGCCGAGAAGCCGAAGATCTCGGTCGTGAGAAAGACCCTGCAGGTTCGGATGAACGGCTCCGTGCCAGTCTTCCAGGATGGCTACATCGTGCTCTTCGATGACGACGGGCGGGAATACCTGCTGAAGGCAAAGCAGCAGTAAGTTCTTGTCTTACGCACGTAAGATGGCTATGGTCCTTCCATGTCGTGGAAGGACTACTTCATCGCCTTCGATACCGAGACCACGGGATTCGGTCCCACTGCCCGAATCCTCGAGCTGGCCATCGTAGAGGTGGTGGGCGGGGAGGTCGTCCACGAGTGGTCAAGCTTCTTCAACCCCACGGACGTCGACTGGTCTGACCAGCGCGTTCAGGACGCTCTGAAGATCAACCACTTGACTCCGGAGATGTTGTCCGGAGCGCCACGGTTCGAGGACGTCGCGAAGGACGTCTGGTCAGAGTTCAACAAGGCGGATGTTTGGGTCGCCCACAACATCGACTTCGACGTCAGGATGATCAAGCAGGAGTTCACCCGGGCTTCCTTGTCGATCCCGGAGGTGAAGGTTCACGCCTGCACGCAGTGTATCGACTTCAAGACCGACCAGAAGTCCAGGGGATGGAAGCTGTCCGACCTGGCGGAGCGCTACCAGGTCCCTCAGCAGCAGCCTGCTCACCGAGCCTTGGCTGACGCCAAGACGGCCGGGATGCTGTTCGCCAAGCAGCTCGATCGCTTGCCAGAAGACGTGTCCGAGATGAGCAAGTTTGCCGAACAGTCCCTCGTGCACTGGCGGCGCAACCGAAAGGCCAAGTGATGATCATCGGCATCAACGACAACATCCGCGTCGAGATCACGACCGACATCCAGCTTCAGAAGCGTTCTGTAGTCCAGAAGGAAGGCTCCCCGAACAAGGGGAACGAGGTCTGGTCGACCTTGGGTTACTACACGACCCTCGACCAGCTTGTGCGAGGCTTGCTCGGCCGGCACATCGGGTTTCTCCTGCCGGAGAACATCAAGGACATCCGTACACTCTCGATGGTCATCGAGGAAGTAGGGGCCGAGGTTTCCGAGAAGGTTCGAGGCATCAAGCTTCCTGACCCGGAAGAGAAAGCGGCCTGACTTGTAGATGTTACGTGACAAGGGTGTCCACTTACGTCAAAGTAGGGTTGTAAGACACCAAACAAGGGGGTTACCCCATGGCCAAGATCCACGAGAACCAGTCCATCCAGAGCCAGACGTTCGCCGACCACTTCCTTTCGGAAATCGAGATGCAGCTCGACTCGAACCGCAAGGTCCTGGACCCGCACGTTCACCAGGAGCTCGAGGGCCTCGCTCGTGACGCACGGAATCCGTACCGTGACCGAGCCATGGCCCTCATCCTCCGTGCTGCGTTAGACCAAGGGGGGTCGGCTTAGGCCGGCCCCTCTGGTTGTGTCTTCTGCGACTTGGCGAGCCTTCTGGTAGGCTCCACCCATGTCGATTCTGGACCTTCAGGCGTTCCTTCAGGAGCGGCTGGCGCAATACGACTCGAACATCGATACGAGCTCGGGTTCGCAGGCCGATACGGTCGTCATCCAGCCGCTCCTGCGTCGACTGGGTCCTGACCCCTTCGCGGTCGACGTCAGGGCCTTCTTGCTCGACCGGCTGACGCAGGAGTTCCCTGACCTAGCCACTCGAGATGGTGACGCCCTCACGGACCTCCTGGTGAAGCCTACGGAGCTTTTCCTGGACCCGGTCGTCCGGGAGAACCAGCGAGTCCGGAACAACCTTTCCTTCCGTGATCCCGCCACACTCACGGTGGACGAGGCGGAAGCTCTGGGCGCGAACTTCTTCAGTCCTCGTCAGACTGGGAAGTACGCGACCGGTGTGGCTCGAGTCTACTTCGCTCAGCCGCAGAACAAGTCCATCAGCCCCGCGAACGTGTGCGTGTCTCGTTCGGGGTTGAGCTTCTTCCCCACGTCCGTGCAGAGTATCTCGGTCGATGAGATGCTCTTCAACGTCGAGGGAGACCTCTACTACTTCGACGTGAACGTGATCGCCGAGCAGGCCGGCGATCAGTACAACATCGAACCAGGAGAGCTCGCCCAGATCCGCGGGATCGACTCTGCCACGCGAGTTACGAACAAGGGGCGGTTCAAGAACGGTCTCGCGGCCGAGACTGCCGTGGACTACATCAATCGCGTCCAGCAGGAGCTCACCGAACGGTCACTGGTCACGAAGCGCGGGATCGTGGCTCAGCTCATGCGGAACTTCCCGGAGATGACCCGCCTGAACGTGGTCGGGTTCAACGATCCAGAGATGCACCGTGACGTCATCGAGGGCGGTGGTCTCGGGGCGGTGGTTGCCGCCGGGATGCACGGTCTCTCGACCAACGACGGGGAGAACAAGCCGAAGACGCGCAGGTTCCAGGTCGACACTGGTCTGGATGGTCCCATCGACTTCACGGCCCTGATGGGTCCTCCCGGCTTCGACCTATCCTCGAGGAAGTACACGATCACTCTTCATGGGACCTTCCTGGGTGCTCCCACGGCTCGTGACTTCGTCGTCAAGTACGTGGTCAACGCGAACACGCTCGACTTCGTGGACCAGGATCTTCCCCTGGTGCAGACCGGCATCGTCTGGACCTTCCGGAAGAGCGAGCTCACGCTCTCGAAGATTCCGGGTGGCATCCTGTTCCCCGACAGCCCGAACGGAACCGTGACGATCCCTGATGGAACCATCCACGTTGGTGGCACGGCGGACACGTACGTTCGTGGGACCGTGCTCGACGCCAACTCGGTGGTGATCAACAACGTGGTCGATGACAGCCCGGTGCTGTCTGGCGTCCTTGGTGTGTCAGACGGCCTTGGTGGCATCGTCCTTCAGGACCTGGTGTTGTTCCCGTTCGCCGGTGCGAACTACAACAGCGGTGACGCCACGTACCAGGCCATCGATACGGCCGCGAACAAGCTCTACACGTTCCAGATCGAGGACGGTCCTGCCGCCGGCATCTACCGTCTTCAGGGAGCCCTGCAGCCTGGGAACCTTTCGGGCAATCCGAAGTTCACTGTGTACCCGCCCTTCCCGGCTGCTGTGGGTCCGTTCCGTTGGCGCCTTCTGGACATTATCGACATCGACTTCGTCGAGCCCAAGGAGACAAGGATCAGCGGCAACGACCTTCAGACCTTCCAGGCTTCCGCCACGGTCACGACTGCCTCTGGCGTGAACTTCGACCAGTTCGGTACGGCGATCGGTGACGTGCTCCGTATCTCTTCGGGTCCGGATGTTGGTGACTACACCGTCACGGCGGTTACCCCGTTCCCGAGCTTCTCCCAGCTCGTGCTGGACCGCCCCGTACCCCACACGACCTCGAGCTTGATCTACTCGGTCTTCAAGCCGAACAAGGGTGGCGGGGTTGTTCGTCCGTTCGTTCGCATCACGAGTATCAACCTGCTCGACTCGAGCGGGCAGCCGGTGGGCTCGAACATCCCGTACGCGAAGACCTTGGGTGGGTACTCCTTTGCGTTCTCGAACCCGGCTCACGGCATCAAGGTTGACGTCACCGACACCCTGCTTGGTGTTGTCGGCTTGAAGATGCCGAACGTTGGCGTGTTCGTTTCTGGCAAGACGCTGGCTCTCCGGTTCATCGGGTTCCCGGACTTCTTCATCACGTTCGCTGGCGTGGATCCCATCTCACCTGCCAGCGTCGTCTCTCAAATCAATGCCATCATCGCCCCGTCGACAGGACCTGCGGCGGTTCTTCTGCCTGGGAATCGCCTGGGCATCATCCCTGTGAATGGGAAGGTGCAGGTAGTCGGCGATACGAACCCTGTCACATCTGCAATCCCGGCGCTGTTTGGCGATGGTGGGTTCCTTGGTTCGATCATCTACCTGGATTCCACGATGGCTCGAGCGGAGGAGATCGACACCGCCGCGAACTTCTTCGTGGACAACGTCCGGCCTCCTATCGACCTGACCTTCGACGTGTTCCAGGTTCTCGATGGCAAGCAGGTCGGGTTCTACACGATGGCAGGAGTGAACCCATACCCGGGTACCACGCTTGCTTCGCCTATCGTCGGCCTCACGTACCCCAAGGCCATCTCGGCAAATCACGACTTTGCTCCCGAGGTGTTCGTTCACGCCGAGATCGGAGCCAGGTCTCTTGGGAAGTCCCGTCTGTACTTCCTCGAGCCCACTACCATTGAGGTTACAGGCGAGACCATCTTCGAGGCCACGAACCCGGACACAGGTTCGGTCCTTCGCTACATCCCGGACCCTACCATCGAGGCTCAGCATATCCCTGCGCTCCCGGCAGGTCCGAAGCCACATGACGGTTTCTCGGATGCGACGGGTCTGAACTCGACCACGACCGACTTCATCAACAAGCAGATCAAGCCTGGTCTCGACGTACTCATCATCGACTACGTTCCGATCGTCGGTTCGATCGGTCTTCTGGACCCTGTTGCCAACCTGGCCTTCACGACGTTGATCCTGTCCTTCGACAACTCGAACGACCGTGTGATTACGTTCGTTCACGACTCGAACGCGATCCCGCTGACGGACGTGACTCGGGCGGGTGTGGTGGCGCAGATCAACAGCAACATCGGGAAGACGATCGTTTCGCTCGACGGTGCGAACAGGCTTCGCTTCGACCCGGAAGTGCTGCTCATCATCCGCGGTTCAGGATCGGCCAACGCTCTTCTCGGCCTGCCTGCGACCGACGTGAACAACGCCTCGCCACATGCTGGCAGGTACCAGATCACCAGCATCGTGAACCCGAACAAGGTGACGCTGTCTCCGCCTGTTCCTCTGGTGCCGGCGTTCGTGGCCAGCCAGCAGTTCAAGGTGGTTCGTCCTGGCTCTCAACGTATCGGAGCCACCCAGATGTCCTCCAACACCGGCCCTGCCGGTCTTTACTACTGGGACGTCGAGCTCGTGTCCCAGGGAGCGGGCGACGTCTACAACCTCGACAACAACGTCTACATGCAGCCGTCGAACTACTCTTCGGACGGCTACTACCTCACGACGGATGACCAGGACCTGGTCTTCTCTCCGGTCGAGCGCGTGCACTTGCACATCTCGCGGACCATCAACGAGATCGGCACCGACGACGACCCCACGAACGCTACCCAGGTGTCGGGGCAGAACATTCAGGTGAACTACGAGTACTCAGCGCTGACTGGGAGCATCAACAGCTTCCTGCTGGCCGAGACCGAGCGGGTCATCTGTGCGAGTCCGCTTGCGCGCCACCTGACCCCGCACTTCATCCGGTTCGACCTTCAGTACTCGGGCGGTCCCAAGGTTGCAGACGTGAAGCCGGCCATCGAGACGCTCATCCAGGCCACGTTCCCGGAGCAGCAGCTCGAGGTCTCTGACATCACGACCATCCTGGCTCAGCGCGGGACGGAGAGCATCCAGAACCCGGTCACGCTCTACGGCGTTATCCACAACATCGATCGGACGATCACGCTCGAGAAGAGCGAGGACCGCATCAACCTCGGCCGGCTCGCGGCCTTCATCCCCGACTACTTGAACCTGACCCGTAACCTCATCTAATCGTCGTCGACCGCGACCGCCAACGCGATGTCGGCCCCGGCAGTCCCGAGGCCGACCACGATGCCTGTGTGCGGGTCGAGGACGAGGTCACAGGACAAGCACTTCAGTCCGGAGTGGGGGACCAGCGCCCCGTCCGGGAAAGCGTGCTGCACGCTGATGAAGTGCTTGGCCATGTTCCCCTTGCACTTCGGGCAGCGAAACTGGCGGTAGAACGCGTCGAGCTTCTTCTGCTCGCCGTCGAGCTCGTTGTCGAAGCCTTCGATGAGTTTCGCGGCGAGCGCGGGGTCCATCTCCTTGAAAACGGGCATGTAGGCTCTCTTTCTCTTCTCGCAGGTGGTTCTGGACGAGTCGTAGTACTCTTCGCGAGGAATCACCATGACGGCAACCTTCACGATCTCACAACCGACTGGGGCTGGCGCTGGTTCTCCTGGGGAGGCCCGTCGGGACCTCTGGATGGGGCAGCAGGTCCTTCTGACCGCTGTCGACGTCTCACCCGGAGGCTACGAGTGGGAGTTCATGCCGGGCGGAATCCCTCCTGGCTCTACCGCGACCCTGAGCAACGCCGACACGCAGCAGGCCAGCTTCACGCCTGACCTGGCCGGTAGCTACCGTGTTCGGCTGATCTGGAACGGTGGTGGGCCGAATCGTGTTTCCACGAAGGTCATCCGGGTCACCAAGGACAACACCGGGGTGGCCACCAAACGTGGGTGGGGCTTCCCAGCCTTTGACGAACGACCGGACGAGACGAACTACAGCGGGAACGCTCGTGGGTACACGCCGGAGTTCGAGCTCATCTTCGAGGACCTGCTCGCGAACGCCTTCGGCGGCGGCGGCGGTCCGACTGGTGCGGCCGGTGGGGATTTGGCCGGCACGTACCCGGCTCCGGTCGTAGCTCGACTCAACGGCGCGTACATGGGCAGCTCTGGGATGTCCCTGACGGCCGGCAAGTACCTCATGGTGCCTTCCGGTCTAACGGACATCAAAGACATCTCGGCGATTCCTGGAAACACGTTCTCAGCCTGCATCGTGACCAGGAAGGGATCGAACGACTTCGTCATCTACCAGAAGACGGGTACAGGAGAGTTCGATCCCTTCCTGCCTGTGGCCTACGCGCCTCTGCCGCCGGACTTCAAGCCTGTGGCTGCTGCTGGTTACGCGAGTAAGGCGTACGCAATCGCCGAGTCGAACTTGCTGGCTGGTACGTCACAGCTCCTCAAGTACGACATCGTGACCAAGGCCACGGATCTCCTGTCAGCGATCCCGTACATCCGCATCAGCAAGCTGCTGGTAGAGCCGTCGTCCGGAACCTTGTGGGCGATGGATGGTACGGCCAACGCGTACAAGATCGACACCACTACGTTCGCAGTCACGGTGGTAGCTCTGCCGACCGGTCTTTCGACCAACGACATGTTCGAGGCTGGTGGGTTCGTCTACTACTGCGGCAATGCCGGGTTGATGTGGCGCATCAATCCGGCTGACGACTCCGTCACGACAGCCACGGTCGGAGCTGGCGTTATGTACGGCGGAGGCGGCGACAACACCTACGTCTGGGTTGGTTCAGGCGACACTATCTACCGTTGCGATGCCACGACGCTCGCGGTGGACGGTACTCAGACTCTTGCGACTCCCGGCGACAAGATCTTGTTCCAGTCCAACTTGGGCGCGAACCCGGAGTACCTGTACGCCTCGACCAACAGCAATTCAGAACTACAGCTCATCACGGCTCCGCGAACGACCATGACCCTTGGGGTCTTGTTCGCGATGACGGACCCCTCCGTCAAGATGGCCCTCAGCAGAGATCGACTCGCCTTCTTCTCGTCCGGAGAGAAGATTGCTTCGCTGGTCTCCACGCAGGGTGGTGATGCTTCGCTCTCTTATCAGGGAGCCGCTGGCGCGATGGACTTCGGAGACATTGAGTCTCACGCGGTCTACACCGGCGCGGTTATCACTGGGCCTGCGACTGTCACCATTCCGGCCACCATTTCTCGGACGCCCATCCAGGTCGTCCTGGCAGACAGTGACGCTGACGTGATCGATGTGATCCTTCCGCTTGCCGATCCTGGGATGACCATCATCGTGAAAGAGATGTCTGCTCTGCCTTCTGGTACGACGGTCACCGCGGCAGGTGGCATAACCATCGATGGCGCACCAAGCATCACGTTGATCGTTCCGCACCAGAGCTACACCTTCTTCAGGGGCCCCACCGAGTGGTCCGTGATCTGAGGCGAACATGCCTGTCGCTGGTTGCCAGACACTTACTGGTTGGGGTAGCGGCGCCTACGGGTTCGCTCCTTGGGGTGGAGGTGGTGGCGGGTTCGCTCCAGGCGGTCCGCTACCTTCAGCCCTGCCGTTCGACGTCTACTGCGTCTGCGACAACGCGATGCAGTTCTTGGACTCGTACGCGGGCGTCACCTACTCGCCACCAGGTGCGCCGTACTTTGCAGTAGACATCGTTCCCAGCGACCTTGTTCTTACCTCGAACGATCTCACCGATACGTTCCTGTACTTGAACCCACTGCCCATCGGCAGTGACTACACGCTCGAGTTCGTCGTCAAGTTCAACGCCATCCCGATCAACTTCGCGACCCCAGGAGCGAGTCAGATCTTCGTCGGGGTGAAGGACCCGTCCGGGAATGCTGCCGGGCTCTTCTTCTCGCAGATCGGTGTTGCGTACGCTGGCACCAATCAGTCCATCCCGCAGGTCATCCCGGGGTCTTCAACCTGGGCTCCTGTGCCTGGGAACTACTACGTGTGCCGCATCGCGGTGAACTCTGTAGTGGGGGCGGTCTTCGTCTACTTCACGGAGTTCACGCAGGCCGTCAACACCGGGCAGGTCCTGCAGGCCATCCTTCCGGTCATTCCTTCGTCTTCGACGCCGTTGGTGGTGCCTGGTGGTACCAGCATCCATGTGATCGGGACCCCGGTGGACCCGTCGCAGATGAACATCGATTCAATCTGCCTTGCGAGCTCCTTCATCGTCCCGAGCCTCCCTCCTGTAGCGGATGCCGGCCCCGATCAGGCTATTCGGACGTGTCGGATCCTCCAGCTTGATGGCACTGCCAGCTTCGACCCGCAGAGCCTTCCTCTGAGCTACTTCTGGAAGCTGATCGACGCTCCACTCGGCAGTCAGTACCTGTTCGAGGGTACGGACGGCATCACGATCCCTCTCCTGGTCCCGACCGGGTTCACGGACGTCTTCTACTCGAGCGTGTTCGGCGGTCTCGATCCCATTCCTGCCACGCCTGGAGACATGCTGGTGGTCGGTGGGAAGGTCTACGAGATCTTGTCCATCAACCCGCTCGGATTCCCTGGTCCGTACGCGCAGGTCACGACATCCACCATCCCTGACAACCTGGTCAACGTCAGCTTCAAGGTGCTGACCCAGAACGGGATGAATCTACCGTTCAGCGCCAAGCCGACCTTCTACCCGGACGTTCCCGGCTTCTACAAGTTCCAGCTCATCGTCTCGAACGGGCAGCTCTTCTCGAGCCCGTCCATCACGGCCGTCAACGTCCTTCAGTCTGTCCTGCCTAGAGGCTGCACCCCTGACCTGAAGTTTATCTGGGACTACCTCTCGGACTTTTGGCGTCTTGTCGAGGATCGTGAGCGCATCGAGACTGTCTGGAGTGTTTTTAACCAGACCGCAGCCACCGAGCTCGTCACGCTCTGGCAGACCGAGTACTCCAAGAGCCTCCGGGACATCCAGCGGCAGTTCAACCGTCGCTGGTTGCACTACGATCTCTTGCTTCGCGAACCGTTCGTGGAGCTCGCTCGGATCCGTACGGTGTGGTCTGGTGTGACTTCTACAGACCTCGCCAACGCGGGAGTCAACGTTGCTGGACAGACACTGGTCTTGTCCATCCCGTTCTTCGACGCACCTGTGTCCGTCACGTTGGCTGGTCCGAACCCAGTCACGCCGGCCGCAATAGCGAAGCAGCTCAACACGCTGCTGAAGGCCATCGACAAGCGGTTCAACTGCACGGTGGTTGTAGGGGAGCCCGGTCCTCTTCTTCCGGTACCTCCTACAACCTCTCGTATCGTGGTGTACGCGCCGTTCGCCTTCACGGTCGTTGCCGGTACTTCTGCACCTTTCACACTGGGTGATACGTCGGTCCCCCTTACCGGAACTGGTGGTGCTGCCACCAGCACCAAGACGTACAAGACGGCCATCTCGCTCGCAGGTCTCGACATCCGGGAGAACGACTTCCTGGTCATCGAGAACTTCCCGAACGAGAACTACTGCGTCCGTATTGCCGGAGTGGTCGATGACCCTCTGGACAACCTTCGGTACCAGCGGATCAACCTCAAGGATCCCATCCCGCTCACGGCAGGGATGGACTGGTCGATCCCCATGAAGGTGACTTCGTCGCAGCTCGACTTCTACCACGGGCTCACGGCTCGAGGTGACTTCGGGATCATCGAGGTCTTCGACCAGGCCGTACAGGGCACGGCGTACGTGGCCGTGAACCACAAGGGTGTCTTGGCGGATGAGCCCAACTCGATCGCGCTCAAGGTGGACCCGCTCCTACAGACGTACTTCGGTCGATACCCTGACCGATTCGAGATCTACTTCTGGGGTGTGTACCGACGGCATTACATGCCGATCGAGGAACTCATCGTCGACATCCCGTTCTTGCAGCGGGTGATCAAGAAGTCGCCCGAGAACGAGGTACTGCGTCGGAACGTCGACTTCTTCCTCGAGACCTACCGAGGCAAGACGTGCATCCGTTTCGTCGAAGGTGTCTTCATCGGTGGGAATCGCATCCCAGTGAAGTTGGTCCCGCGCCTCTGGGCCGAGTACACCTACCTGGACAACCGACCGACCATCGAGAGCAACTTCGGTATCGCGGTCGACTTTACACTCGATGACCTATCGAAGCTGCCGTCGAACTTCGACTACCTCAGTGCCGTGCAGGGGCTCTGGTACGCGTACCTGAATGGTCCGACGGTGTTCAACATGCGCGCAGGATCTCAGATCTTGCTCGGGCTTCCGTTCGCGGAAGAGGACAGCATCATCTACGACATCAAGGTCGACTTCTCCCCGAACAAGGGTCGTATCCTTCTTCAGGACAAGACCAACCCGGAGCTCATCCGTTCGTACAGCTTCCCGAAGGCTCTACCGCTCGAGGTGAACCCTGCGACAGGCAAGGTCTACGCGGTCGGTGACACGGTGAAGCAGTTCGCGCCGTTGGTAACCGGAGTCGGGGTCATCGACTACATCAAGGACCCGACTTGGTTCCAGGGCATGATGGGTCAGGGGCTCATGTACGAGGTGGAGAAGTTCCACCGATTTATGGTTCGGGTGCAGAGCGCTGCATTCAACCTGCCGTCCCTGTTGTTCACCAAGAACTTCATCCTGCGCATCAAGCCGGCGTACACGTACCCGATCTTCTTGGTCGAGCTCGACCTCAAGGACACGGACGTCGATGTCTCGGACGAGCTGAGTTACAAGGGCTTCCTTTCGCTCTTCGAGCTCTCCTGGTCGGAGTTCCTGTACGACCCCCTGGCCGCCAAGGTCGGGTCGGCCACCATGGTGGACCAGCCGGACCCGTCTCCTGGCGTCATGGTGGCTCCTGGCGGACCTGTGACGGCACCAGCCGGCCTTCTGAGCGGACACATCGTGAACGCTCTGGACACCGGCTCAGACCCGACCCAGCCGTACCCAACCTACCCGACCTTCTACGTTGACGCGACTTGGGGTATGGACCGACAGTTCATCCGCCCGGAGACGCTCTCGTACGGGGTCGTCTCGATGGTCTATGCCGGCGGTCCGATGGTGTTCGACAACGCCATCTTCGTCTTCGACCAGTTCATCCTCAGTGGCGAGCGCCACGTCTGGGGCATGAAGTTCCTGACCGGCATCCCGGTAGCTGGTCATCAGCTTCGTGACGACGGACCGATTCTGGTCGCCATCCCGGTGACCGGCATCATGATCTACTTGAAGGGTATACCGACTGCCGGCAGCACGAACATGCGCCTCCAGGTCACCGTGAACGCTGTCCTGCAGGCTGACTTGCCGTTCGTGCACAACATGGACGGGCAGGGAATCGCGTGGGGGCCGCCGCCTTCTCCGCAACCGCTGCCAGCTCCGTTCACGATCAACCCGGGTGACACGGTGGACGTGCGGATCGTGCCAGACGGGCTGAACCCGCTGAAGCCGTTCCTGCACTCTGTCCTGGTGACCATCGGAGAGGCAGTTGGTTGGTGGTTCGACATGGGGCTTCCCGGAGGTCCTCCCGCACTGCCTGCCGGTACGTACTACAGGGTCATCGACATCTAACCAGGCTGGGCTTGCACGCCTTCGGGTAGTATCAAGAGGACAAGATGAGCGACCGAGTTCTGATCGAGGTTGAGAGCAATCTGACCCTCACCATGCGTTCACGAGGCAAGATCGTGCGCCGGGTGAAGGGTCACAACATCTTCCTGAACCTTGGTCGGGAGTGGCTTCCAAAGCTGATCTCGTACTCGGCTCTCCCGGCAGGTGCTCCTCCCCCGCCGCTTCCCGTGACGCCGGCAGAGGACCGCCGCGTGCGGTACATGGGCCTCGGGATCGGCGGCACCAGGCAGCTCGCCCTGGCCGTCGCGAACGCAACCCCGCTCGGTGCTGCTCCGCCTGCGCCGGCAGGTCACTACCCTGGCACGAACCTCCAGACCGACACGGATCCGACAGTCATCCGCCTCGAACGTCCGGTTCGTCTGACGAGCCCGGTGCCGGCAGCCCCAGACCCTCCGCCCTACAACGCGGCCGACGTGTGGCTGGGACAGGTGCAGGCGCCGGCCGTGTACCCGACCACGACCTCGGTGAAGTTCGTGCGCGTCTTCACGGAGCTCGAGATCAGCTACGGCCCGTTCCTGACCGTCCCCCTTTCGGAGATCGGTCTGTTCCTACACGACACGTCGGCAACGTACGTGAACCAGCCAAACAACACCTGCGTGGCGTACGACACCTTCGACAGTCTGAGCAAGACGAACGCCTTCGCGCTCGAAGTCGACTGGACGATCAAGTTCTGAGGGCACCAGCATGAGCTTCCATCGCTTCGTAGATCCCGCCTGGACCAACTACGTACCGATCCCTCCTGGGCCTGGTACGTCACAAGCACAGCCGGCTTCCGGCGGTTTGGTCTACGACCGCGTCAACATTGCCTCGGGTGCTGTTGGTCTGAACCCTGGTGAGGCCATCGTGAACCCGCCGCCGCCGGCTGGTCCCACGCCCTTCACGTACTTCGTCGGCTTCTCCGACCCCGGGGAGAGCGGGAACCCGAACCGCGGTCTCGCGGCACTCGCTCAGAACACCGACTACCTCGATGACGTGGTGCACCGCGACGTCGGTGTACGAGCCAGGGTCTTCATCCCGACGCCGCTCTTCGGGCCGGCCGTCAACTCCTACACGTTCGCGCCAGGTGACTTCCCGTGGCTCGGCTCCGGTGGAGAGGACCTCAGCGAGCTCTTCACCATCACGGAAGGTGTGGTGGGCGGCAGCGGCTACACCCCGAACGCCTACTTCATTCCCGGAGCCAACAGCAACCTGTACGTGACCGGTACCACGGTCGCGGTCGGGAGCGGGTTCGTGCCTGGTGCGGTCACCCTGACCTTCAACACCTCGACTCCGCTACCTCCATTCAGCGCCGGCATCTGGCTGCACTACCGCACCCTCAGCAGCGCGGCGTTGATCCCGCCGGATCCTCTCGGGCCGCTTCCGAACGGGATCGACGGGAACGTGGCCAGGTTCCTGTACCGCGTGGACGGGACTCCGGAAGCCTACGGCCATGCTTCCTGGGCAAGCGGTGACCAGCTCGCGAATGCCCCGTTCCACTCGCTGTGGAAGCTGAACCACTACGGCTTGAACCAGATGCTCCTGCGGGACACGGACCCGCTCATCGACACGGTCCCGTCCAAGATCTCGTACATGACCCCGAACGCGGCCAACGCCGCGGCGGGGACGCAGCCCGGGTTCTGGGGACTTCGGAACAACCTCAGCCGGCACTCCCCTACGATGGTCTCGGCACAGTCCCAGACCGCGGCGGACTTCGAGTACCTCGACCCCGTCAACGCCCTCTGGACGGCCTGGATGGAGGACGTCGGAAACTCTCATCGAGGTGGCTCTACAGGGTTCGTGGTCTACGGACAGCGGCGCATGACGCTGGCTTCCTTCGATGCAGGTTCTGGTGCCACTCAGCAGGGTGCTGGGTACGCTTCGTTCCTTCACCTGTCGAATCACCCGCAGAGCGGCGGTGCCCCGGCAGGGACGTACACGTACATCCCACAGGGTGCTGCTGCAGTTGTCGGAAACGTGGCAGGAGAAGCTCGCATCGACATCAGCCCTGGTGCGTGGTTCTGGCAGAACGTTGCTGGCGAGTATCGATCCGCTGTGGCTCTCGGGTACGACCTCATCGAGGTTCAGTTCTCGGCTGGAGCCAAGCCGCAGACGTACGTGATCGTCGGCTTCTTCAGCGACACCGTTGCTGTCATCCAGAACCTCGATGGCACGGTTCCGACCTTCGTGTTCGGTACGCCTTGTACGGTTCGTTGGCGCTCGATGGTGTACGGCGTTAGCGATGGCGTTGCTGGCTACGACGTCACGGCAACGAGCCTGCTGAAGTTCGATGGGTTGTTCTACGCAGCTCCACACAACGTGGATCCCTCCGGCATCCCGCAGAACGCTGCTCGAGGCGACTACTCGGCCAAGCTCTACGCCATCAACGAGCGTGGAGACGTGAACGCTCTTGGCTGGGGAGGTTTCCGGGCAACGTCTACAGATGTCGCCAAGGTTGGTCAGTACTACGACAACGGCCTTCTTCGTGGTGACGGCGGTATCGAGGCCAAGAAGTTCATCGCACGCAGTCCTCAGGTGATCGACGTTGCGGCTGCTGACGTCACGTTGGACTTCGCAGTCGCTGCTGCAGAAGCTGACTACTGCGAGTTTCAGACCATCAACCTGACGTCGTCCCTCATCACCAACATCACGGCACCGGCTCTCAACACCATCGCGAACGACGTCGGACGGGTGTTCCGTTGGGTCATTCGTCACAAGACGAGCGCGCTACAGATCGCGAATCTGAGCGCGTGGCCCGGGATCTTCGTGTTCGAGAATCTCTCGGATGCGTGGTTCTCGAACGCACTCAACTACGTCGACATCTACACCGGGGTCGCCACCCACACGGCGGGCGGCACCTTGAAGATCTTCATGTCCGTTCAACGCTTCGCCGCCCCGTTAGGTCACACCCATGACTGCTGTCAAGACCGGTTACAGCTCGCGGTACCAGTGGATCCCGGAAACGGGTGCGACCGTCTCTCCTTCAGGCGTGGTGGGTTCTGGGGACCCTCCGAATCCGCGCGGGTACGTCGGCAATCACGTACAGATCCAGATTCGCCTCCAGCTCGAGGCAACGATCCTGGCCAACACCGTGTGCGACTTCTCCGCCATCTATCCGACGGAGTTCTTCAACCCGGGGCCGGCTAACTACTGGGTCCGTATTCTGAAGTTCAGTCGTCCGGCCAACAAGTTCTCAACGGACAAGACCTTCTTGATCATCGACAACGTCGAGATCTTCTCCGGAGAGGCTCTCAGTCTGGTCAACCCGCAGTCGGTTGGCTCTTCGTTCTTCATGGAGATCCGTCGAAACGGTGTCTTCCCGCTGGATGCTTCTGGAGATGCAATCTGGTCGACTACGGGTGTCACGTTGCCGAGTGGTCAGATCCCGCTGATGTGCATCCCTGGTACTATGGAGCCCACGGCAGTTCCGCTTGCTATCGGGGGAGACCTCCGCAGCTTCGAGCTTGCCATCAAGGTCCGGAACGAAGACATCGCGAACGACATCACCGGGTTCGCAGGGAACCCCCCTGTGCTCCTGATCAACATCATCGGGCACGAGGTCGTGAACTTCGCTGCCCTGCCCTTAGGAGCGCTCGATGCCCAACTTTCTCCGGTTCACGACCCCCTCCTGGCTCTACGCGGTTCCGATCCCGGTAGGTGGGACGGTTGTGCAGCCTGACGGCACTACGTACGGGTTCATCAACGTCACGAGCGGTGGTACTGGCTCTGGTGGCTCGGCTCCGGCTGACCTCGCCAAGGTGGGTGGCCCGAACCAGGGCACGTACTTCTGGGCGTTCGGTGAGGATGCTACGAGCGGGGATGGGAATCGTGGGTACAGGGCCATCTCGCAAAACGTCGATGTTCTCGACGATCTCTTCCACAACAGCTTCGGGGTTCCGACCTACCGTCAGTTCACGGCAGCAGGTCCGACGACCAGCGTGACGATTCCGGCTGGTGACCTTCCGTACGTGGGGGATACCCCCGCCGTGCCGATCGGTGACTTGTTCGTCGTGACGGACACGCGCGGCAACGAGCTCTTCATCCCGCCGACCACGAACGTGGTGGTGTCGTCGATCGCCGGTGCCGCTATCGGGGACGGCTTCCCGACGGCCGCGGTCACGCTGAACTTCAACACGGCCATCGGGGCTGGTGCGCCCTGGTCGACCTTCCGGGTGCACTACCGAGTGCACAAGTACCTCAGCAAGGCCACTCCGGATCCCATCGGACGTCGGCAAGTTGGTGCCCCCGAGAAGGTGCTCGAGCAGCTCTACGCGCTCAACGGAAGCCCGGCTGCGAACCTGTGGTGGACGAGCGCGTACGTCTCGAACATCTGGGAGCTCTCCCTGAGCGGTCTGAACGAGCGGTACAACCGCAAGAAAACCGCAGACACGAACCCCGCTCAGCCGGCTGGTGCCGGGTTCCCCTCCATCGGGCACAACGTTTCGGGTAGCGGAAGCTGGTTCATGCGGACCGGCCGCGCCATGAGTGGGTGGACTCAGCGCGACTTTTACTCGATGCTTATCCTCAGCGGGAAGATCAAGTATCTGGACCCGCTGGATGCCATCTGGACCGCGCACCTCGAGGACTTCAGGAACGAGAACGGTGATGGTGTCTCTCAGGGTTACGGCGGGGCTTCTGGGTTCGTCGCGTACGGTGCTCGTCGCCTGAACAACACCTTCCAGGGTGCGTCCATCCCAGGTGACATGCCTGGTCTGGCTAAGTTCATGGGTGTCTCGCAACGGCGCGATGCATTCAATGACGTCGGTGTCCTGACCAACATCACGCCGGACACGACAGTAGCTTTCGACACTACGTCGTCACCTGGAGAAGTGCTGTTGGTCCTTCCAGGCGGTAGTTACTTCCACCGTCTAGAGGCTGGCCTTCCCAAGACTGCGATGGCTGTGGGGTACGACATGCTCGAGGTCGAGCACACCGACCAAAATGCAAACACCAGCCGTCGTACCTACGTGGTCTCGAGTCTGAACGCTGCTGTCCCCAACAAGTGCGGGATCCTTCAAATCGACGGTGAGCTTCCGTCGGTAGCCAACGGTGATACGGGGACTCTTCGTCGTTGGCTATCCATGGAGTTCTTCGTCGGGGATGGGATCGACGAGTACAGGCAGTCCCGTGGCCTCGCGAACGGAATCCTTCCCAAAGGCTTCGTGGTGGCTCAGCCTCCTCCGCTCACCACGACGCCAGGTAACGTCGTACCAACCTCTCCATCGCTGTTCTTTGCGTACGACCAGTTCGACCGTGTGACAGTCGGTTGGGGTGGCTTCGACAACCAGGTAGGGCCTACCGGAAACCGCTACGAGGTCCTTAGTAGCCTGCGAAGCAACGGGGACATCTTCTCTCTTAGTGGCGGTGTACGGATGTCGTTCGCGCTGATCTCGAACAACATCACGTCCACTACTGGGAACATCTCGGCTCCTGCCGGATTGGTGTCTGGGCTCAACGTTCTGGGAACCGGACCCAACGGCGCATTCAACGGCATCGTGGCCGGCAAGCAGCTCGGGCAGGTTACACAGGCTCAGACATTGGGCACGGCCAACGCGACCTTCCCAGTTCGCGATGGCTTGTCGATGTTCTTGAACCTGACGTACGCAGGTCCGGCCATCACGACGTTCGTGAGCTTCCACTACGTCTCGGTGAACCCAGGAGTGGACAGCGAGCTCAAGTTCGTCCTCTACCGCAGCAACCCTGCCACGACTCTTCAGTTCTGGCTTCCGCTGGTCTACGCGGACAACGGCGTCACGCCGATCCCGACGTACATCGATCTCCTCGACACGCTGCTCACCCCGACGTTCGGCCCTGGTGGTGCTGTCGATGTGTTCGTCGGCCGGCAGATGGGAAACGCGATCTACTGGCAGGCCGTCGGTCACTACGCTCACCCGTTAGGATTCAATATGAACCGCACCTACCCCAGGCAGTTCGTCTCCGCGCAGCGCGGGACCATCTACGACATCGAGCTCACCGGCGACGCGAACGGTGTGTTCAACACCACCGTGAACCAGGTCCTTCGTGGAGGTGTCGGGGTCGACTTCTGCCTGGCTCGAGACTTCAGCTTGGCCAGCCGAGCCACTGGCCCGGGTGTCACGTACTACGAGGACCTCTGGGTACCCCCGCAGAACCCGACTCATGCGATCGACACGGTTCCATCTCCTCAAGGACCGGTGATCTGCATCAACTCCATCGGGTTGGTGGTGAGTAGCCCGCTCACGATTCTCGGAGCGGCTGGAGATACCGGAGCTTACGTGGACTTCAAGGTAGGTCTTGGATCTACTGGAGCCGTGGGCCTTCCACTGGGAGAGATGTTCGTTGGTCCAGTGGCTCCTACGATCTTCGGGACGCAGAACATTGGTGGGTATACCTACCCGATGACGGTCCCGAACCAGAACCTTGGTGTTCGTGTCGACAGCGGTCCGGTGGTCAACGTTCCTGTCGGTGCTGCTGACTGGGCAAACTTGGCGGCCGTGTTGGCAGCCATTCAAGCTGCACTGCCAGGCACTGTGGTCACGACAACGGGATCCGGATTCCTGAGCATCACGTCTCTCACGCCAGGCGGTTCCGTCGAGGTCACGTACATCGAGCCGTACCTTGCGTACTACCTGGGCCTGAAGCCTCTTCAGAAGAGTCCGCCGCAAGATCGAGACTTGCTGGACGTGGCGGCAGACAAGAAGTTTGGGACGCTCGGCACAGACCGCGTTATGGCAGTGAACGAGGGTTGGCCGACAACGGATCAGGTCTTCAAGTGGATTCACGTTCAGGCTGAAGCCAAGCAGGCATTGGTCAGCTTCCCGGCCGCGACTCTGGTCGCGTGCGATCGTCTCGTGCTGAAGATGGTCTTCAACACCACGGCCCCTCATAGCACCTCTTCCGGGCAGCTTACGGTCTGGATGAAGGGCTCTATCTTCCCGGCGTTCTGAGGAACCATGACCACGCACAACTTCAAGTTCGGAGAGCACCTGGTCGTGTCGGAGATCGACGAGGATCCGGCCACCAGTCTTGCTGTGTCCAGACGCATCTGGAGCGCCGTGCAGGCTCGAGCGCTGCAAGGCAAGAAGGTCGGAACCATCAAGGTTGCGTCTGACGGGTCTGTGACGATCAGCGACCCTGCTCCAGTGCCCTTATAGGGCCTCGAGTGGTACTCTGGGGTCCATGGACCTCCCCGAGCTCTTCAACGACCTCTACAAGCTCATCTGGCCTGGCACCGTTCTGCTGTGCCTCTGGTGCTACTTCCTCACGTTCGGCCTGCGTCGAATCGTCGAGCGACTCTGGACGGGTGCCAAGGCCAACTGGTGGTGGAACGAAGTCGTTCTGTACTTCCTCCCCATGACCATCGGGGCGGCTTCGGCCTTCCCGGTCCGTACCCTGCTGCCGGCGATGCTGACCAAGGCGTCTACGATCCTCATCTGGGGCGCGGTCTCCGGCGCGATGTCGTCGCTGGTCTACAACCGCGCTCGAGCGATCATCAACAAGCGCCTGGCGGATGCGGGCGTGGACGTGCAGCTCCCGGACTCGAAGCCCCCCGTGCAGCCATGAGCGACAACACACCGCTCATCGTCGGTGGTGGCCTGGTAGCGATCATCGGGATCATCCTGGCCATCATCGGCGTCTTGAAGCCAAAGCCTACCGCTCCGGTTCCTCAGCCCGTCGAGAAGCAAGCGGAAGAGGTAGCGGACAAGAAGATCGAGGAAGCACGCGAGAAGGAAGTGGTCGACGTCAAGAAGGCCCAGGAGGACCACGACAAGGTTCTCTCGGAGGTTCTGGACAAGGAAGAGAAGCAGGTCGACAAGGCGGCCAACGGACAGGCCGTGAACGACTTCCTCAAGGACATCGGGTCAAAGGTGCGGTCATGAAGCTTGCCCACGACGAACACTGGAAGCCGAAGAGCTCGTACGACAACCCTGGTACCAGGGCTGGTGTGAAGGCACGTCTGGCGGTCAAGAACCCTCTCCTGTTCCTGGCTGCCACCGCCCTCAAGGACAAGACCTCGTCGGTCTCGTACGCTGGGATGTCTGATGAGCTTCAGAAGATTGCTCTGGTTTCTCCACAACCTCAGCAACCTCAGCAACCTCAGCAGCCGCAGGGGATGAGCCTCGGAAAGAAGCTTATGGTTGGTGCGGGTATCGGTGCACTTGGTCTTGGTGCTGCCGGAGCCATTGCTGGTCATCGTATGGTCAGACCTGGCACAGCGATGAACACCGACATCGCGAATAAGTTGCGTCAGACCAGCGGAACCTCGCCTATCTCACGGGCTGTCACTGAGGACACTATCAAGGTTCTGCCACGCATCGGGGCTACGACGATCGGTGTAGGTGGCGCTGCTCTTGGTGGTGCTGCTGGTCTCGCCGGAGCCGGAGCACTTCATATGGCCACCAGGCCAGGACAACCTCAGCAACCGGTGCAGAGATGAACCACCGTGCTCTCCTAGTTGTTTTCACGTTGTCCTCGAGCGCTTTGGCTGACCCTCCGAAGCCGCCGGCTCCCCTGACACCCATCCCGCCAGGTGAGGACAGGATCGAGTCCGTACAGCAGGGCGTAGTCACCCCTTTCGCCGGCCAGCTCTTCGACAACAAGACGGCCATGCGCTGGGGGAACTACCTCGAGCAGTGTCGGGTACGCCTGGCAGCGGATGTAGAGTACCAGTGGCGTGTCGACCAGGCTCAGATCGACTTCCTGAAGACGTCACTCGTGGCTCGAGAGGATCAGCTCAAGTTCGTGACGACCGAGTACCAAAAGCAGCTCCAGGAGGCACGTGACCCGGCGTTCTACCGGACGACCTGGTTCGGTGTGGTAGTCGGTGTCGTGGGAACGGTAGCGGCAGTCTCGGCCACGGCGTACCTGGTGCACGCATCCAAGTGACATGTCCGACTCGACCTGGGATTCAGAGCGTCCGACGCTGGTGACCTGTCTCGCCTGCGGTGGTCACAGTAGCGTCGAGCATCTGGAGAACGGGAAGTACCGGATGGTGACTTGTCGGTGGTGCCTGAACGGTGCCATGACGGTCGAGCAGGTGAAGGCCTGGCAGGACCATCGAAAAGAGACAGGGGGCTAAGAAAAAGGCGGGGGAGCTTTCGCTCTCCCGCCTTCGCCTACTCGTCGTCTTCTTCGACGAGCTCTTCAGGTGACGGCCATCTGGCTCCTGGCCAGACCTGGACCGTAACTTCCCCTTCTTGGCTTTTCCCACGCTGCTGAGCGCCTTCACGGTGTCGGCCAGATCCTCGATGGCCATCCCGAGGACCTCGGGGCGACCGCCGCCCAGGACCTGCTCGGCGAGCATGAGCGAGAGGTTGATGGCCACGGCAGCCACGGCCTCCGCCTTCTCGGCACGCTCGTTCAGGACGTCGATCTTGTCGTGCAGGAGCTTGACGTCCTCCAGAACGTTCTTGATGCCCTCGAGCACGACCCCGTTGCCTGCGCCGCTGTCACCGGCAGCCGGGGCGGACTCCTTCATGGCCGAAGCCGACACGGGGGTCCGCTTGGGCTTCTCGGCCGGCGCTGCTGCTGCCGGAGCCGAGCCACCACCGCCCTTGTCCTGCAGCTTCAGGGCGTCCAGGACTGCGCCGGCCTGCTCGTCGACCGACATGGCCATGAAGGCGTTCTTGGACTCCTCGGAGGTCAGCAGACCGAGCTCGTTCGCGAGAGCGCGGAGCTGGAAACGTCCCAGACGGACGAGGCTCTCCTTGTCACGGGGAGCGGACGCGGGGCTGGCCTTGGAAACGGTAGAGCTCATGGATTTTCCTTCTTCTTTCGCATCGCGATGTGGTGCTGAACGGCCTCGTTCTTGACGAGGCAGGCATAGACCTGCGTGTCGACGCAGACGTAGCAGGCCTTCGGGTCCCGGCTCTTTGCCGGGCACGTGAGTTGACTCTGGATCTTTACCCAGAAGTCATCGATGAAGCGCATGAGAGCATCGCGCCACGCGTCGACTGGATGCTCTACGTATTCTTGCTCTTCTACGCCCTCGAGCAGGGCGACCATCTTCTCCCTCGTGTCACTCGGGAGAACTTGCAGCCCCGCCCGACGACACACCTGGTACAGCTCCGTCTTGTTGCAACGGTCCCAGTAAGAGTCGGGTGAGCTCGTCGAGTGCAGGGGGCACCTCCTTCTCTAGGTTCCAGATGAAGACCACGGTTGCTTCCGGTCCCTGCCGCTTCTCGAGGAGTACGAACTCGTTCTGCGAGTCGTCTACACCACATGCGTCCTTGATGCAGTCCTCGAGCAACTTCACGCGGTTGGTGACGTCGATCTTCTTGTACCTGCTTTCTGCCGTTTTTGGCCACCCCTTGTTGTAGAGGGACGGAAGAAAGAAGCGAACGTACAGGAACAGGCCGACATTCGGCTTGATCTGCGCGAGTTCGTTCGGGTAGTTGCGGACGATGTGCGTGGTCGTCTCGCGCTTATACCTCTCCCCCTCCTCGGTGAGCCGACGACCACGGGGGATGACCTTCTTCCCCTTCACGATGGGCGGTAGCTCCACGTACGCGTGGTTGGAGGACGGAGGTAGCCCGACCAGGTCAAGGCGGAGCATCAGCCACGAAGAGGGCCGTACCTTCGGCCCCCACCTCCAGCTCGGCTGACGTTGGCCTCGCGGTCACTCCCCTCGAGCTCCTGACCGCGGAGTGTGACTTGCCTCGAGACGGTACGGACGTTCCGGTTCGCGATGTTGATGTACCCCTCGATCTGGAACCGGTACTGCTTCATCTTCTGCACCTCGAGGAGGCACTCCTGGTAGGTCGGATTGGTGAGAACCTCGTTGTCGATCTCTTCGGCTGTGAACTTCTCACCCTTGCCCATCGTCTTGTTGGTCGCGAGCATGTCCTTACGGATCTGCGCCTCCACCAACTTGAGGATGTTCTCGCTCTCGGCCAGACCTGCTTCGACCGTGGCCATCATGGGCGAGTAGTAGTTCAGCCAAGCGTTGTTTTCTGCCAGCGCCCTGGTGAGCTCGTTCGGGTTGGTCGTGGAGAGCATCTCAGGCGTGATCTCCATCGGCGCCGTTCCAGGCTTCGAGAACTCTGCCGGTCCCTTCGACTTCATGTCGGCTTCGATGCCATTCGGGCCGCCAAGCGTACGGAACTTGTTGACGATCTCCTGGAGCTTCGAGTTGGCGATGCCGACGCTCGCACTGATGTTCAGCCCGCCACTCCCAGCCAAGCGAGCGCCGTGCGGGGTTTTCTTGAAGGGGTCTTCCATCATGTCCTCGGGATGGACTTGTCGATCATGCTGTACAGCTCGTCCAAGGTTCCGTCGTTGTAGATCTGGATGCTGAACTGCTCCGCCGGGATGGTGTCGAGTTCTTGCTCGCTCTGGTGTTGTCCGGCTGCCCCTGCGAGTCCGGCTGCCTTGCGGTGTACTCGCCAGATCTTTCCGCCGGCCTTCGTGATTGCATCCACCTCGTTCTTGAAGCGAACGTCGGGGATGACAACACCATGTGCGATACGAAAGGCGTCCCAGACATCCTCATCGAGTCCGTGTTGCATCGTATAGACACCCATGGTCGGGCCTACTGGGGTGAGGAGTCGACTCGCGACTCGAAGTGCGTAATCGACCCACACGTTCTCGTAGCAACCGCGCCCGAACTCCGTGCCCAACTGCTGCAAGGCACGACGAGGTGTAAGGAACAGCGTGGAGTTCAATCGAGCGTGGTTACCGAAGGCGGCGAAGGCAGCCTTGTCGTAGGCCATCGCTGCCTCAACTTCACGGTCGAAGCGACCGAGGTTCTTGGTCTCACCGTTGACCATCAACTTTGCAGACCACTTTTGTCGAGAGGCATCGAAGCTAACCCCCTTGAAGTCTGAAGATCCGCCGACGCGTTTCGCCTCGTTGGCGTGATTCTCGCCCTGCGTACAGAAGCGAAGATTCTCACGGCGGTTGTCCAGTCCATCCCCGTTGATGTGGTCAATGACCTGCCCTTCTGGGGGTTCGCCAAGAAGTAGCTGGTGTAGCTTCATCGACGTCGTGGTCGATCGTACGTAGCTCGTGCGTTTGCCTTCTTCCTTCTTGTTGATGCACCAACGACGGGCAACCACTTCGTCCAGATCCTCCTCATTGATGAGGGTGTGCCCTCCACCAATGGGCACCCACATGGCTCCTGCCGGTGCGACCGGGTACGTGTAGCCGACAGGCCGCGGGTATCTCTTGTCCGGCTCGTTCCTCTTCTCGCTCGGTCCCCAGAGCTGCTCTTCCGAGAAGTCGAAGACTTCACGGCAGATACGCTTCAGGGGGTCCGCGAGTGCGACCTTCACGAAGCCGTGGTACTCGACGAGGTGGTCCGCCACCGTGTCCTTGCCAGAGCCGGCAAGACCTGCAACTCCGATGATCATGGCGCTTGCTCCTCTTTCTTCTCTTGTAGCTTTTCCCACCGATGTACTGACAAGGCGTTACTGGCGGCGAACTGAGCTCCACCAGGTGTCTCACCATCCTTGAACCACCCCGTGGTGATGAGGTGTTTACTGAAGAGCTCGAGAGAGTCCTTCTTGCGGTAGTCCGTGCGGTAGTAGACGTGCGTCACGCCCCCGAGGTTGATGAGGCGCTTCGCGCACATGATGCATGGCAGGTGTGTGCAGAACACGACCTTCTCGTGGTGGCGAGCCGTGTCGCAGTTGATGACCGCGTTCTCTTCAGCGTGAAGACAGCCGCAGTTGCCGACAGCCTCCTCCCCGTGCCGGTCACAATCGTTGTGACCGCCGGTCACGTTCCCGTTGTACCCGATCGCGTAGACCTTCCTGAAGTCGGGGCTCGTGATGACCGCACCCACCGAGAGGCGAGCGCAGGTCGAACGCTTGGACAGGCTCACGGCCAGGTCCATGTAGATCTGATGGAAGGACGGACGGCTCATCACTCGTCTCCTTGGGTCATGATGGCTTCCACGAGGCTCGCCCTCATGTTCATGATGCCCTCGCGGATGGTCTCCTGTTTCTTGCCCAGCATCTCCTCGTACTTCGAGAGCTTCTTCTCTTGCTGCGCACATCGGTCCATCCGGCTCTTGAGTGCCCGGACTCCAAGGCCTCCCTTGGTCAGCTCTTCCTGAAGCTGCTCGAGCTCCGCACGGGCTTCGTGCTGGAGGGCGTCGATGATGCCTTCCACGGCATCCACGGTCTTCATGGCCGGCACCGCGAAGATTGCGTGGTCGGAGGACCACTTCACGCACTTCACGATGTCGCGGAACCTGGAGAGGGTTCCCTGTGGGATGAAGTACACACCGCCGCCATCTCGAAGCTTCAGCGCGAGAACGCTCGGGATGATGGTACCAGTCAGCCACTCACGAACGTCCGAAGCCGAAACGCTCGCGAGGTGCCGCTTGTACGCTGCCAGGATTTCCGTGTGCATCGTTTCCGGTCCATCCGTGATGGTCACCTCCCCCAACTTGTTGAAGGTGATCTTGCAGAGGACCTTGTAGTCGAGCGTCTTCTCGCTGTCGGGGTGCTCGTCCACGATCGCGTACCCCGACTCCTTCTGGAGCGGCCGTACCAGACGACGCCTGTTGGCCTGCTCGTTGACGGCTCGGCGAAGAGCCACCTGGGTGGAAGGTTTGGCCGGTCGAGGCTCGGTCAAACCTTTCTCCGCCCAGACCTCCTCGAGCTTCTCGATGTTCATGTCACCGGAGAGCCGCCACCAGACGAAAGCTCCGGCGATGCTGGGGTCCGTGTCGGTCACGATGATGTTGGTGTTGTCGAAACCTTCGATGTTCGTCATGACTACTTCCTCCCTCGGTGGAGTGCGCGAGGCGTGATGATCTGGCCGCTGCCTCTCTGCTTCTTCACGGACGGTGGCTCACATGTCCACGAGTACGGGCACCACGTGCAGTGGAAGCCCTCTTCACGGTCCGGCAGGACTTCCTTCTCGGCAGCCTCGAGAGCTTCCTTGGCTCGCTGCTCTTGCTTGGCCCAGATGGCGTGGTCGAACTTCCTGAGCCACGGAGAAGTCATCGGGGTGTAGTTCTGGTTCCCCTTGTTCCAGTACACGTACCAAACCAAGGGAAGGTCCAGACAGGCTTGGTAGAGGTGCGCCTGGTTGACGTGCTGTGGGTCTGGCTCCTTCATCTTGGCGTACTCGTCAGGAGACTTGCTCTTGATCTCGATGCCGATGCGGAGGAACACTTCGGACGTTCCTGAGTCGGTCTTCTCCCAGAACTCGAACACACCGTCACAGGACGAGTGGATGTCATACTTCTTGGCGAGTTCCGTGTGCTCGACCTTCACCTCAGGCGTGAAGGTGACGTATCCACCGGACCGACTTGCCATCCTGGCGAAGTCCGACTGGAGCATGTCGTGGATCGCGTTCCCTACGTTGAAACGCTTCTGCATGTCCTTCTTGGTGACCTTACGCTTCTCCGTAGCGTAGAGCGTGTAGACCACGTGCCTCTTACATGAGGCCAACTCGGAAGCGTGGATGCCTGGCTTCCGGTGGTCATCCTGCCCTTCGTCGTACGACTCGAGCAGCTCGTCGTACATGTCGTGGAGACTCACCCGACGGTCGAGGATGAGCTGGTCAGCCGCTCCGCTTTCGAGATCCTTGATTGACGTGAGCTTCATACCAGTCCTCGTAAGGAATCAGGACCCACTTGTCCTCTTCCCGAAGTGTTTGAGGGTTGACGAACTCCACCACGAATGCCGGCTTCTCTTGGCCTACGCACTCGCTGCGGATCTTGTTGAGGTCCCTTCTGTCGACCGAGTACGACAGGGACTTGGTTGTCTTGGACTCGACGCGGTGCCTGCCTCGAGCGCGAGCGTCACCCTTCATGCCCGGAAGGGCACCGGAAGCCGGCTGTGCCCGGCCTCCGATGTCCTGTCCGATCTGCCTCTCGCTGTCCCGTACGTGCTTCTGCATACGCCGGGTAGGTGGACCGCCCTTCGGAACCTCCTCGAGCTCCAGGATGGCCTCGAGGGGTTGGCCGAGTTCGATCGGGCCCACCTTGTCGGAGGCGTTGCCCGCGAAGACGTGGATGTACGTCATCGCATCTTCCGCCACCTCCAGGATGAGCTTCACCAGTAGACGCATGAGACCCCTGCGGCTGCCAAGATCTCCTGGCGGATGCGCATCTCGAACTCGACGTTGTTGACCAGCCACTTCTTCAGGACGGTCACCCCTGGGATCTTCTCGTACAGGAGCTTGTCCTTGTCGAAGTGCGACACGATGTCGATCACGCCACTGCGTTCACGGATGACGCCGTAACGGATGCCAGCCTCGACGATGCTGTCCTCGTTGCTGATGCCTCCGCTGAACATGAAGTTGACCTCTCCACGGATGCCCTCGTGAACGCCGACCTTGCCCTTGAAGGTTTCCCAGTTGAGAGTCTTCCCAGTCTGGACGCGGTCACCATCCTCGTCCTTGTCCTTCATCTTCTCCCCAGGCCAGATCAGGAGAGCGATCAGCATCGCGTGACGAAGTGCCCACGGGATGACGGGGATGTACGGCCGGATGTACTTCTGGATGTGCGCTGCCGCGTTGGCTCTTTCTCGGTTGGCACGTACCTGACAGGTACCCACCAGCGACGTGAAGTTGTCCCCGTGGGTCATGGGATGGAACCGCTGAGAGAAACGCGTGAGTACATTTGCGGCTGCAGCCTGTCGGATGTTCTGCTCGAGCCCGTCCTTGGCCTCTGCCTCGGCATCGGTCTGGAATGCCGAGAATGAGTCGACACCGATGACGTGGAACGCCTTCATGGAGAACAGGTCCAAGACAGCGTTCAGGTAGCTCTCGGCTGTGTCTTCCTGGATGAGGATGAGTGTCCCGACCTTCTTCTTTAGCTCCTTGATCTCGTCCTTGTTGAACAGCGGGAGACCAACGCGCTCTCGAGCTTCTTGCTTCTGCTCGATGACCTCGTCCGGGACAGCAACCTGCAGGCCCTGGCTGCGCATGAAGAAGTGATCGACAGGCTGCTCTACTGGCGCAAGGGCCATGGTGGCTGCCTCGCCGTAGATGCGCTGCTGCATGGCCATGAGCTTGTAGAGGAGCGCGGTCTTTCCAGCACCATCAGGGCCGGCAACGATCGAGAGGCCTCCGCAGGGAAGCCCGCCAGCCATGTCGATGTCGAGCTGCATGACGCCGAACGGCTTCCTGCGCATGTAAGGGTTCGGGATGTTGTCCGCGAAGTCCAGCACGACCCTCTTGGCCTTCGCGTTCTCCTTTTTGATCATCGACTGCAGCGCACGAAGCTTTTCGGGGTCCACTTTCTGCGCGTCCTTCAGTGAGAGACCTTTCACGGAACTGCCGCTGTTCTCTTCTTCCTCTACTGTCTTGGTCTTGCTCTTCGGTGCCTGTGCCATGGCCTCTCCTTGGGTAAAGAAAACCGGCCCTTCGCAGTGCGAAGAGCCGGTCGTACTCCTGTTGTTCCGTCTTACTTCTTCTTCTTGCTCTCGAAGGGTTCCGTACCGCAGTTCACACACGACGCTACGCTGCCGTGCTGCTCGACCTTTCCGCCGCACTTCGGGCAACCTTCCGATGCGATCTTCTCGAGCTTTTCCTGGTTGGACGACTCGTCGACTCCTAGCTTCTCCATGGGGAATACTTCTCCTTTCGACCGTGATTGTCTCACGTGTGTTTCCTTGAGGCGACGTACGAAGTACGCCCTCTTGGTGAAGTGCACCTTGGCGTTGAGTCGGCTCGAGATGTCGCTCTTGGTCGTCTCCATGCGGAGGATGCCGACCTCGTCCAGGTACACCTCGTGACCAGCGATTAGCTCCTCAACGACCTTGCGAAGGAAGATCGAGGTGATGAGCGAGACGTGCGGCTGCGTGTTCCCGAGGACAACAGCCACACGTGTGTCGAGCATCTTCTTCATGGTGCGGGGCTTACTTCGCACCGACTTCCTCTTTGCGGTGACAGCGGGGACATAGCCACACCACGTTGAGCCAGTTCTTCTTGTCGTAACCCTTGTGGTGGTGCCCTTGGACGAGGCATTTCCTATTGCATGAGGGGCAGCGAGCGGGGCGCTTGAGTACTCCGATAAGGATGGCAGCGCCTACGGCTCTTCTAGCAGCCATACGTTTACGGAACTCCGGGTCAGTCGCATACATCTCTTTGTTGTACTTCTTCATGCGAGAGATGTTCGCTTCCCTGCCTGCCCCTTTCCTGTACTCGGTGCTGCGCTTTGTACGGCATACACGGCAGTACGGATGCATCCCTTGCCTTGGAAAGTCTTCAGCCGGTTTCAACTTCCCGCAGTCATTGCAGACCTTCGGTTCTGTGTGCGCCATCTTCCACTGCGAGCCGCAGTCCTTGCAGATGGTCCGTGGTCTTGGTGACCCATCGGGACGCGTTCCGTTGATCCGGAACGCGTCCAAGGGCTTGTTCTTCTCGCACTTCTTGCAGAACGGCATGAGTCCCTTCCTACCAGAAGTGATGTGGTTGGTCAACCTGGCTTGTAACTTAGCATCCATCCACGTATGCCCCTTACCGATGCTGATGGTAAGTGGCACAGCCAAGTCGCTCGGGAGCGAGTGCTCCATCATCTCTTTGATGATGGGCTTGACTTCTTCCGCTGTCTCTTCCGGTCCCTCGAACACGAGCTCGTCGTGAACCTGGGAGAGCATGTGCCAACCGAACTGGTCGAACAGGTCAGCTTCGTCGCAGCGGATCATCGCCATCTTGGCCACGTCTGCTGCAGTTCCCTGGATGGGCATGTTGGAGGCCTGGCGTTGTGCCCGGCTCCGGTCGGCTACCCGGTTCGACATGATTCCGGGAAGGAACCGACGTCGTCCGAGGAGTGTGAACGCGTACCCGTACTTCACGACCGTCTGGGTAGCGTCCTCGAAGAACTTCCTGACCGTGGGGTACCTTGCCATGTACTGCTCGATGAGCGCCTCGGCTTCCTTCTCGCTGCGGTTGATGGTGGCCGCGAGACGCTTGGCACCCATGCCGTAGTTCAGACCGAACCCGATGGCCTTAGCAGCCTGACGTGCATCCAGGCACTTGTGCACGTACTCAGTCATCTCGGACTCTGGCAGGGAGCCTTCCTTGACCTTCTTGTCGATCTTCTTGGCTGCCGCGATGTCTTCGTACGGGAGGCCGAACACGAGCGACGCGTTCCCCATGTGGATGTCCCATCCCTTGAGGAAGATGTCGATCATGTCCTTCTCCATCGCCGCGGCAGCTAGGAGACGCATCTCGAGCTGCTCGTAGTCGGCGACGATCAGGATGTTCCCTGGTTCGTGCGTGAACGCCCGACGGATCTTGAACTTGTCCATGTCGGGGTTCGGGATGTTCTGCAAGTTGGGGTCCGACGAAGACAGGCGTCCCGTACGGGCCACGTCTTGGTTGAACCGAGTGTGGATGCGGTTGAAGGCGTCTACCTTGTCTCGCAAGCCGACCACGTAGGTGCCGTAGAGCTTGCTGAGGTCACGGTGCCGAAGGATGGCGACTGCCTCCGGAACCCCATCATCCGCGAACGCCGTCAGGGCATCGAAGTCCAGTGAAGGCGACTTGACTCCCTTGGCTCCACCCTTCGTGTACTTGGTCGGTTTCAGACCGAGCTCGTCGAAGAACCACTGACGTAGCTGCATCGGCGAGTTCAGGTTGACGGGCTTGCCTCGGAGTCGGACGCACTCCCGCTCGAGGTTCTCGATCTCGATCTTGACCGGCTTCTCGATGCCAGCCAGGTAGTCGAGGTCGACCCGCATCCCGTTTCGTTCGCACTTCCATAGCACCTTGGTGAACGGGACCTCGACCTTTCGGAAGAGTTCCCACAGGTCCGGGTACAGGTCCGGGTACAGAGACCAGGTACTCGCCTCCATCAGCTCCTTCTTGAGCGTGGCGTAGTTCTCGAGGGTGCCGTACGCATCGTTGGACGCGTACTCGACCAACCGGTGCAGGTCAGTCTTCTCGGCGTTGATGAGTGCGTTCTGGATCCACTTCGGGTCGTCCCTGTCGATCTTCCCGAAGGTGTCGGTGAACCCTTGCCATACCCAGCCTTGTAGCTGCTCGGTCATCTCCTTCAATCCGTGAGGCATTTCCTCGTACAGGAGGGAGTGCATGACGGAGATGTCGACGTACCGCCCATCGATGTCGATGCCGGTGTTCTTGAGCATGTGCACGTCGAACTTGGCGTTACAGAAGATCCAATCCCGGTTCACCTCGTGGAAGATCTTCTTGAAGTGCCGCAGGACGTCTGCCCGTAGACACGCTCTTCGGGCCTCACCGTTCTTTCGATGCCAGGACAGGGACCAGTAGAGCACCGTGTCCCTCATGAGGTTCAGACCGGTGGTCTCGGTGTCCAGTGCTACTTCCTTGTGGTCCGCGACCTCACGAACGAACGACTCTATGTCTTGTGACGAAGAGTCTCCGGACAGCCAGATGGCGTCCGGCATTGTGATGTTCCAGCTCATCGTTCCTCCAACGAGAAGTGGCCCCGTGTTATCGGGGCCACTTTGGTACTACGTAGGGACTACTTCGCCACTACCGGTTGAACGACCGGAAGCCGGGGTTCCCGGCAGACTCCCCGCCTTCACCGAGCATCTTCTTCTGCATCTCGACGCTCGTGGGAGCGTAGATGGTGTTGAGGCTGAGCGGCTTCATCTTGTCCGCGAACTTGGCATCAGGCGGACACGGGTTGCTCCAGCCGGTCGGCATCAGGACCGTTGCGTTGGAGTCCTCTCGATCGCTGGTTTCGGCTCGCTTGATATCCAAGTCCACGTCGAAGATGGTTGCCCGCTCCGGCGAGTCGCACGACTTGCATTGCACCAGTTCCACAAGGAACCCGATGTACCCGCACGTGCTGCACTTGTTCTTCTTGCTGGAGATCTCCAGGATCTTATCGTCCGAGAGCTCCGTGGAAGCAAAGTCGATGATGGCCTCTTGGCACTCCTGGTTTGAGCAGAGCCAGGCCACCGGCTCGATCGCATCCCTCTCCCCGCACGAACGACAGGAGCGGCCAATGAGCTGGTCGATATCGTCCGTCAGGGTCTTGAAGTGCGTGACACCCATGGGCCAGTGGAGGATGCGGCCATCCACCGACTCCTTCTTCTCCTTGCAGGCAGTGCAGCCACGACCTTCACACCGAATCCAGTCGTAGTACGGCTCACCCTTGTCGTTCCTGCTTACGTTGCCCTTGTCATCCATCTGCTCGATCTTGTGGTACTTGTGGTAGTGCCAGACCGTGAAGGCGAACATCTCGCGCTTCGACATCGGCCCCTTCTTCTTCTTGCCGTTCTCGTCGGTACCACCACCACCTTCGTAGAACTTGTCGCATCCGAGGCACTCGTCCCGCTTGCCCTTCAGGAAGTGCTTCGGACCACCAGAGCATACGAACGACCGCTTCTTGATGGCATGAAAGTGCTCGACGTACGGCCAGTACTGGAGCTGTTCTTCGTACAGGTTTCCTTCGCTGTCAGCTCCCACGAACTTGTAGTCACCAGCGATGATACGAACCTTGTCCGAACCCACCGTGGTGGGCTTGAACTGGTCGGAGTACCGACGTCCGCCGCCGCCACGCTTGCCGTGAGTGCTCTCGATGTTCGCTCGCGTCTGCGCGGCACGCTGACGGAAGGAACCTCCGAACTTGCTGACGCCGCTCGCGTCACCTTCGCTCTTGCCAAATCCGCTCATTGGTAGATCTCCTTGTAGACCACGTGAAATAGTCCTGGGCCTCATCCAGTGCCTGTAGGACCCCGTTTGAAGTCAAGTCAGTAGGTTGCTTCTCTTCGTAAGGTACGACGTAGACTTCGCAGCTACGGGACAGTCGCCGCATCCCGTAAGACTTCCCCTTCAAGCCTGCCAAGTCGTTGTCCAAGAAGAAGTAGTACGGACCGCCGATCCGCTCAAGAATCATGCACTGCTGCTCTGACATATACGAACCCACCAGGGCGACTACGTTCCTGATGCCGGCCTGGTAGACCCACATACAAGCCTTGAAGCCCTCCACGACGACGATGTCTGGGCGGTTCTTGAAGTAGTTCTCGGGGTAGACCCTCTCCATGTTCCAGATGAGGCTCGACCTTTCGACCTTCCTGGACTGTACGCCCCAGGGAGCGAAGTCCTTCTCGTCGTAGATCTTGTACCTGGGCATCGCATCGATGACGGTTCTTCCGCTGATGCCCATCAGCCGGCCCGCAAAGTCTCGAAGCGGGAAGGTGATGCGGAAGTTCTTGATGTCGAAGCCGACGTTGAAGTCTCTCAACGTCTCTTCCGTGAAACCCCACTCGAGCATCTGCTCCGAGACGTAGTCGAACAGTCCCAGGCAGGACTCGTCTAGCGGGGGGTTGGGGTCGAGTATGACCTTGTCAGGTCGCGGCTTCCGCTCGAGGTTCCGTGAGAGCTCCTCGAACAGTACTTCGTACCTGGTCTGGATGACGTTGCCAGGAACCTCGAGTGCTCGAAGCAAAGACCGGAAGGTCCCTCGCTCCTTGCAGGTGTGGCATATCCAGAGTCCCGTAGTTAGTGAAAGCGCGAACGACGGGTTGCGCTCAGGCGTGCCGTCTTGCCTGGTGTGAAACGGGCAGATGGCCATGATGTTCTCAGGGCCACTGCGCTTGATCCCGTGGAGGTAACCGTTGGCGACCTCGAGCACGCTCGAGTCGACTTGCATGGACTACCTCAGGGCGGCGTCGATTTGCTTGTCGACGGACTTCCTTGCCTCCATCGCAGCCGCTTTGAGCGGGTCTGCGGGAGCACGTACCGGCTTCTTCACATGTGCCTCCGGGTTCTTCTCCCCCTCTTCGGGCTTGGCGTCGTTCTCCTGTGCTTTCTGGATCTCCTTCTCGGTCAGTACTTCCTTGTAGGTGAAGTCCGTGCAGGGGATGCCTCCGATGCGGATCCCGTGCAGCTTGAACTCTCGAGCACCTCCCAGGACGAGAGCCAGGGTCGGTGATGTCTTCTCGTTGATGCAGCGGATGATGGCCGTGGAGTCCTGGCTGATAGCGTCGGAGTACGCGATTTCGTCCAGCTCGGCTGTGCTGTTCTTGGCTGCTGCTCGTGTGGCCTGCATGGTGGCGATGAGCGGCGTGGAGTAGTCCAGGACCATCTGACGAGCCGCGCGGGAAATGTTCCTGACCCGCTCCTCGTCCTTCATGGTCTTCTTGTCCGACGACATCAGGTAGAGCCCATCGATGATGACGACGTCTGGCTTGTACTTCTCGACTCGGCTACGAAGCCATCCGATGCTGTCGACACCACCAGGTGCATCACGACCGCTGACGACCGTGATGGTGTGCTGCGAGTCGGTGAGCTGCTCTTCTTCCAGAACCTCTTCCTCTACAGACTTCAGCGCTGCACGGTTCTGCGGACTCAGCCGTCCAAGTCGCAGGTCGTCGTACGGTACACGAGCAATGAAGCCGGCGGTTCTACGGAAGAGCTGCCAGGCCGGCATCTCCTTCGTGTAGATCATCACGTGGTTCATCCCGCACTCGTACAGGTGCGCAGCCATCTTGGAGACCACGAAGCTCTTCATGCTCTTGGGTCGTCCGTAGATGACGATGTAGTCGTCGTCTTGGATCCCCAGTGTCACCTCGTTCATCTTGGCCCACGGCCACTCGAGACGAGACGTCATGCCACCGCCGTCTCGAGCTTCGTCGTGGCGGCGTCCTGCTTCTCGCACACCTTCTGACAGCTTCATGTCCTTGGTGTGTACACCCAGCGATAGAAGCTCCTGTGTCTTCTCGTTCAGGAACCGCATGGCGCCGACTGGGTCGACCTGAGCCATGTCGTTCGCTTCGACTTGGTAGTCATCGAAGTTCCGACGAAGACGATTCTCGCGTACCAGCTTGCAGTACGTCGCGATGTTGATCCCTTGGTCGTCACACAGCTCGAACGTCCCGAACAAGTGGGGGAACAGGTTCTCACCGGGTACTGACCCGCCGTTCTCTTCGGAAAAAGAACGTAGATGGCGGAACATCGCCTTGCACTCAACAGCGCAGAAGTCCGCCTCGGTGATACCCCACTGGATGACGGTTCGCAGATCTCCGGTGCGGATGATCTTGCTCAATAGCTGTGCTTCCGGATGCGACATATCTCCTCCTTCGTGGCGTACGCTCCCTAGCTGGACGCTTATCCCCGTGAAGTGTTGCCCCTTGCGGGGCTAAGAAAAAAGGGCGCCATTTCTGGCGCCCTGTCTTCTTGCTCTTCGTCCACGTGACGTACCCGTCCTGAGCACGCCACGTGGCGTGCGACGACGAGCTATTCGCGGAGTCCCTTTCCACGGGGACTACTGACGATGCCGGGGCCGGTCGACGAAGTCAACAACTAGGCCGGGGGAGCGTCCGGACCAACACCAAGGAAACTGCTCAGGTCGTCTTCTTCCGAGCCCTTAGGTGCGTTGCCATGTAGTGTCAGGCCATCCTTCTTCTCGGCGTCGGCCGTGACGAAGTGCGCCTTGGCCAGGTCTTCCTCCATGGCCTCCTTCAGCTCACGCAGCTTCTGCATCGTGGCCGGAGACCAGTTGGAGTTCTCGGTCCAGCCGTGCGTCTCTCGTGTGGCCACGTTCGCGAATGCTGCCTTGGCAGTGAACTTGATCGTGGTCCCGAGGAAGCTGGCGGCCAGCTCTCCGACGATGACCGCATCAGCTTTCATGGTCCCGGTCTTCATGACTTGCTCACGCCCATGGCATCGCACACATCATTGAAGCCGTCGAAGGCCAAACCACAAGCAGCCAGGTGTGCAGCCTTTCCGGCTTGCTCGATGGCCTCACTGGTCTGGGCACAGGTCAGACGTACCTGTGCCGTGACCTTGATCTCTCCGTAGCCTCGAGCGAACCCGACCTGCATCTCGACCTCGGCCGACACCCCGTTCTTGTTCTTGGTCGGGATGTCGCCGATCTCGACGTCACCAGTGTCTGTGGTCGTCGTCTTTCCAGCGTCCTTGGTCAAGATGTACCTGCCCTTCACGGCAACACGTACTTCGGGATGACCGAGTAGCTCACGGCGTCCTTGACCACCACCTCGACGATCTCGGCCGGGATCTGGTTCGAGAACGCCAGCGACAAGAAGCGGTCTCGGTCCACCTTGTAGGCCACGACGGTCTCGGTGTACCCGCCGACCTTCCCGAAGTTGTCCGCGCCGATCTCCTCGTACAGCTTCTCGGCGTTGATCTTCTTCGACTCGGACAGCTTCACGAACGGACCCACCGAGCAACCTGTGGGACGCACCACCTTGTCAGCGGCTTCGAGCTTGTCGTTGCGCGCCGCAGCCAGGCGGCAGAGCTCGTCGTAGACGTCCTTGTGCTCTTGGATGAACTGCTCCAGGTCGCTCTGGGCCTGCATGAACTCCACGACTTCCGGGAACTGCTCTGCCGGAAGCACCTTGGACGGGGAACGCTTAGTAGCTGCCATCTTCTTCTCCTACGTCTTGTTCGATTGTGTCTTCAGCCGTGTCGCTCGAGCCAGTTGGCAGCGACCCGTGTACCTCGAACATGTACCTCTCGTAGATCTTCACCGCGAGGCGCAGGTCTTGGATGAGCAGCTTGAGTGGGCTCTCTCGGCTGCGGTCTTCGAGCTGACGACTCACGTACGCTGGGTGAAGCGTGGGGATCATCAAGTACCCGACCATGTTCTGCTCGGTCGGGGTCACGATCTTCCCCTTCACTTTGTGTGCCCAGACCTTCTTCTTGTCGGTGAGGATGGCCCTGTGCGTGGCTCCAGGGATCTCGATGTACCTCTCCTTGCCACGCTCGCCGATGATGGAGAGGTGTCCTCCTGTCAGGGTCTTGGCTGCTGTCCCTCCAAGCGCCACGATCACGACAGGGTCGACGAGGTAGATCTCCTCGTACAGTCGGTCCTTGCAGGCTTCGATGTGCGGAGGCAGCGGAGGAGAGTCCTTGTAGACCGGCTTGCCCTTCCGAAGCATCGGAAGCCTGGTGTTCTCGTCGACCACTGCTTCGCAGGATCGGCAAGAGACGATGTTGGTGATGTAACAGGTGGTCTCGTTGATCCCCAACCGTCCGAGCACCTTGCGGAGGATCTGACCAGACTCTCCGACGAAGGGCTGACCGTACTCTTCTTCCGTACGGCCAGGCCCTTCACCGATGAGCATCAGACCACCTGTCGCACCTTCGCCGAACACGAACGCTCCGTTGTTAGCGGCGCGCCACACACCAAGTTCGCACTTGGAGCAGTTGCTCCACTCCCTGCGGAGCTGCGGTAGCGATCGACGTGCGTCAGGCGAAGTCATCTCACATCTTCCCTGGCATCTTGCCGGTCAGGTCGAGGCCGACCTTGGCCGCCCTGGATTGTACGCGAGCGTTCTCGGCGTTCTCGATGACCTTCACGTAGTAGTTGTAGTCCTCTTCACTGAGGCTGAAGAAGAACCACGCCTCGTTGATGCGCGTGCATCCGAGAGCCTCTTCCAGGATGTTGTCGACCTGGACCGCGAAGACCTGACGTTGAAGCTTCCCCTGCGGGGTGGCTCCCAACTGACTGTAGAACTCGAACGTCGTTGCGGCGTGGAGCTGTATGAACGCGTGATCGATGAGTTCTTCCGCTTGATCCCGATTGGTGACGTGTACCTCGGTGAGGTACATCTTCCCCGACACGGTGTGGATCAGCGCCCAGCTACGGTACTTGTCTTTCTCGGTCATCGAATCTTCCTCGAGCTTTCCGGGTAACCAACGAACGTGTAGGTGAACGGGCCGCCGTCATCTACTGACCAGTGACGAAGGTGTCCACGCATCTTCTTGCACATGCCGATCATCGGACCGATGTCGTCTTCCATCACCTCGAATATCGGCGCCTTCTTCTTCTCCTCCTTTCGCAGGGCTCTTCCCATGACCTGCTGGAGCGTGTTCCTCGAGGACATCGGTTCACACGCGATGACCGTATCGATGGTCGGCTCGTCCAAGCCCTCCTTGCCGTACTTCATGATCGCGAAGGTGACCTGCTTCTCTCGAAGCATCCTCATGCGGTCCTTGACGTCGACCTTGCGAATCATGAGTCCTGCATCGGACGGCATCGCGAGGAGCTGCTTTCGGTACTCCGTCTGACGCTCGTTCCAGAGTTTCTCGATCTTGCACCCTACCTCGTGCATCTTCAGGACGAGCTCGATGTCCTCTTTCTCCTGGAGGGTCGTCTTCTTCTTGACCTCACCGAGGTGCTTGGCGTTGAGGACACCTAGCACCTCTTGGTACCTCTTCTGAACTCGTTCGAGCTCTTCCGTGTCGAGCTTCTCTCCTGGGATCTCTTCGCCGACGTCGATGGGCTCCGGGTACGGGACGGATGAGTAGAGGTCTGGTGCTCCGTTCCATACCGCGAGAAGGTTCACGAGCTCGTCCACCGAGTTCGAGAGCACGAGCACCTTTCGACCCTCCTTGACCCGCTCTCGCACACGGCCAAGGATGAAGTCGAGACGAGTCCGGCAGCGACCGAACCAGACCGCCAGTTTCGAGATGCTGAGCTTCCCACCGATGGTATGCGTCCCAGCCACGGTAGCCGGGTCGTTCATGTCCAGCTTGAAGCCAGTCCAGTAGAAGTAGATCTCCGGCTTCAGCTCTTGCTTCAGGTCTCGGTAGACCGTGCTGCCCATGTGGAAGTGCGCGATGACGTGGAGGCCATCCTCTCGGTACGGGGTCGCGCTGAGAATCAGTCGGTACCCGTAGGTGCAGTTGGAGGCCAAAGAGAACGTGGGCGCGTTGATGTGATGACCCTCGTCACCCACGAGTGTCCCGAACCAGCGTGCTATCTGGTCCGTCCACTTCTTCTCACTCACCCTCTTGGCGACCGTCTGGTACGTACCGATCACCAGACCTTTCTTCCAGTCGAACTTGTCTCCTTGGATGAGCCCGATACCGCCGGGGATGTCCAGGTTGGCCTGGATGGACTTCTGCCACTGCTCAAGGAGCTGCGTGTTGTCGACCAGGATGAGCGCTGGGACGTTGCGGCTCGCGATGAACTGGAGCGCGATGATCGTTTTCCCTTTGCCACACGCCAGCTCGAGCGTGCCACCTCGTGCTCTCAAGAGGGACTCGAGCGCCTCTTGTTGGTACGTCTGGCCGGTTGGGTAGAGCTTCCCGCCTTTGAACTCGTGGTCGAGCTTGATCCGGCTCTTGAACCCGACCTTCTTGTACGTACGCGGACGAAGGTCGACCACCTCGAAGTTGAAGTGCTCGTCGTACCTCCAGAACTCCCGTGGGACCATGATGTGGTTCGTGGCCTCACGGAATAGTTCGAGGGTACGAACTTCTCCCTGGCCGACGGTGTAGGGGAAGCGGAGGGCGTTCTTCACGCCCTCCACGTTCAACCCTTCCTTCGGCACCCACAGGTCGAGACCGAGATACGCCTTGTCCGGTCTCTTGCGGATGCTCTTCATCATCACCTCCTGAAGCGGACCTTGTCGAAGTAGTTCGCGATGGAGTGACCGGCCGCCTTGCCAGCTCCGCGAAGAAGCTCATGTAGCAAGGTCGTCCAGAAAGATCCCTTCTCTCGATCCTCCGTGACCGAGAGGTAGCTCGGCATGTCGTACGACTGCGGCATCATCGCGATGGGCGTGAGCTGCGCTTGTGCCTGGAACTGCTGCGGGTACTGAGCCCAAGGCGGGGACCAGGGCATCTGCTGCTGTTGCTGCATCCAGGCGGCTTGCTGTTGTTGCTGTAGCCACTGCTGATACTGCGGTGATTGCGTGGTGGCGGACTGCCAGGCTGGACCGGTCGGCGTCTGCTGAGCAGACGGAGGTCTCCAGGCCGGCTGTGTAGCTGGTGCCGGTGATGTTGCTTGCATCCCTCTCACGAGCTGACTCGGTGGGATGAACTGCTGCATCCTTTGCTGTTGCTCGTTCTGCCTGCTGAGGGCGGTTCTGGTTCTGCACGTCTGGAAGAACCCGCACCTCTCTCGTGTCTTGGACCCATTCAGCCCGACGTACATCGGGTCGAGCCCACCGCTGCACTCGACCGCACTTTCATCCCAGCTCTTTCCAAAGCACTCCGGTGCGTTGCTCATCAAGTCTCCTTCTCGGGGTGAGCTTCTTCACTGCGATTCTCTTATCCCGAGCAAACCGCTACTCTTGCGTGTACGTACGGCTGCTAAATACTGGTAAAAGGGAGCCACATGGAAAAGCTGAGCGGTCTTGTTCTCGACGTGTACGACGATCAAAACGGCGAGGTCCTTCGCCAGGTCTACCCCACGCGAGAGACCATCCCCGAGACGATCAAGGTTGCCCACCTGCTGGACGCAGAGGAACGCTCGGCCCTTCCCGACGACCTCTTCGCCCTCGTGATGCGGGACGGTGACGTGGTGCTGCGGAAGTACGCCTGCGTGGACGAGGGGAACACCCAGATCTCCATCGACTACTTCCTGCAGACGCGAGACAAGCTTCCGGAAGAGGCTCAGAAGATCGCGGCAGCCAACCTTCTGGTGGCTTGTTCCTGGTACGACATCAACCCTCCGGAGGACCTGCAGAAGGTTGCTGGCATCGGGAACATGGCCATGAGTCTCGGGAAGTCAGCGCTCAAGAACCCGATGAAGACGGTGGGCCTGGCGATGACCGGCATGAGCGTGGCCGACGCCGGCAAGTCGGCGCTCGGGAACCTGAAGAACGTGAACGCTGGTGAGGCCGTTCGCGGCTTCGGTAACCTGTGAGGACGCCATGCACAAGATCGCCGATTTGTCGTACACCAAGACCATGCCCGCCTCTCCCCCTGCAGACGTCAAGGTCGAGCCTGCCAAGGCAGTGATCAAGAAGACTGGTGCCGCCACGATGGGCCACCTCGTGCACGACGGGAACCCGAACGCCAAGAGCGTGTACGAGCCCGAGGAGGGACCGCCCTACCACGACTTCATCCACGGCTCGAACGAGCAGAAGCTTCCTCAGGCGAAGGTCATGAAGCCGCACGTGGATGTGTCGGACATGCAGCCCTCCGCGAAGGTCACGAAGAAGGAAGCATCCATCACGGCGCTCCACGGGAAGTACCCGCTGGACGACTTCGCGCAGGTCAAGACAGCCAGCCAGTACTTCAGCGACTACTGGAAGATGTTCTCCCCTGCTGACCGTCACGAGTTCGCCAAGAACCTGGTGAAGCGGGCCAGCGTGCTGGGCATCGAGGTTCCGGATGCGGCTCGGGAGTACGGCTCGGAGAAGTGCGCCTCGCGGGCGCGTCTCGATGTCTGCATGGATGCTCGTCGGTCTCTTCTGGTGCAGGACGAGGAGAGCAAGCACCGCGACCTCCTGAACAAAGTGGCGGCCCAGGCCGACAAGGTGGACCCCGAGACCTTCGCGGAGCTCGTTCACGAGTTCGACAAGACGGCCGGGCTCGACGTCCACTACGACAGCGACGTGCCGGATCCCTGGACCACGGTCTTCGCGATGGAGAAGGAGGCCGAGTTCACGGAGGTGCTGGGGAACATCCAGGTCGGAGAGAGCGACCTTCGCTTCCTGGCCCGGATGCGCATCTCTGCCGTGAAGGGCGTGTTCAACGAGGAGATCGCGGAAGAGTTCCAGAAGGATCCCATCGGGGTCTACAAGTCTCTGCCGATCGACCAGCGGAAGATCCTCGCCAACCTGGCCCGTTCTCAGAGCACCACCGGGTCCATCTCCTGATGGTCACACAGGCCGACCGCGACATCGAGCGCATCTTGCGGATCATCCGCAAGGTGGACGCGGAGGAACCGAAGCGTTCGGATCCGACCATCGTGCTCGAGGAGATTGACGAAGCGGAGCATCAGCCCAACGAGGTTCCGCTTCCTCCTCCTCCGGCGTACATCACGCCGAAGTCGCTGTTCTCCCATCCGGACACTCACCCCATCGCGCTCGATGTCGCGCTCATCGTGAAGCATGGGGCTGATTGGTTGGTCTGGGAGCCGGAGGTACTTCACCGTCAGATCGAGAAGGACTTTGGTCCTCTCTCAGACCTGAACATGGCGAAGATCCAGGCGTGCAAGACCCTGCATGTCTCCGAGTCTTTCTGGGACGAGTGGCAGGTCTTCGGGTGGTGCACGATGGCCTTCAACGGAGTCTTCCCAGACTTCGAGGTCATGCAGGTCCCGAACGTGGCACAGGTTGCGATCTCGGTGGACATCGCGAATCGCATCCGAGATGACCAGCGTTGGTCTGACGAGGTCGTGCTGTACATGCAGACGGTTCTCGAGCACGAGAGCTTGGTGGTGCCGATCCCGCCGATCGACTTCCTGAAGCTCGACACGGAGCCGTACGACGTGAACGTCGAGGCCATCAAGAAACGGTGGCCGGACGTGCGCATCTCCGGGAAGGCCCCGACAGGCGAGACCGTGGAAGACGAGCAGCTTCGTCACATGCTCGAGGTGTACACGCACCTCGAGGCCAGTAGGAACCGTCTCCGGGCTCAGCTACCATTGGCGCAACATGCCTAGGCTCTCCCTCCCACTGATGCTCGGTTTCTACGACGAGCTCGAGAAGACCAGCGCGCTCAACCCCCTCGTGGGCTCCGGCGCGCTTATGGGTACCCTGGGTGGTGCCGCCACGGGGTACCTCGGGTACTCGAAAGCCAAGGCAGAGGGTGCCTCGACCGGGGAGGCTCTTGGTCGAGCCGGGAAGGCGGGCCTCATGGGTGCTGCCGGCGGAGCAGCCCTGGGAGCCGGAGTCGGGGCCCTGAAGCCCACCTGGGGCAAGGAGATGAGCAACTTCGCCCAGCGCCAGGTCCACGGTCTCACGGGATGGACCCCGAAGGAGGGTCTGCACTCCATTGACCACGGAGCAGGTCCCGCCATCAAGCGGCGCGGAGAAGCGCACGTCGCGCACCTCCTGAACCCGGAGGACCCGAAGCTCCTGGCAGAGTTCCAGAACGCCACGAAGGCACGCGACGCCGCCCAGAAGGCGGAGCAGATGGGGATCACCAGCCTGCCGGGTCTGGTGAAGTCCGTGAAGAATCACGGAGTCATCCCTACCCTCAAGGCTGGGGCGGAAGAGCAGCTTCATGGAACATCCACCATGAACAAGGCGCTCATGCTGGGACTACCTGCCCTCGGTGTGGCTCAGGCTCTGCACAGCAGCGACAGCGACGACCCGACGATGGGTAAGGGGGAGCGGGTCGGGCACACGATCGGAAACGTCGTAGGATCCTTGGCCGGCGGTCCTCTTCCACTGGTCGGTGGTGCAGTGGTCGGTGAAGCTACTGGGCGCGCTGGGAAGCTCATAGGTCGCGGCATCGATCGTCTGCGTGGTGTGAAGCCTGGGCAGCCGATGTCGGGCGCGGCCTCGACAGACCTGACGAACGGTCAGGGGACCGTGGGACACGAGATCGAGATGAGTCCGCGCTACAGCGGCACGGCCATGGAAGGCGGTAGCTTCGGATGACACTCATCGGTGGAGGTCTCAACGTCGCCGGTCCCGCCAACGGGATGCGGTTCTCGCACACGCGAGGTCGCATCCAGAACGGTGTTGCGGGCGGGGTCAACTACCCCTCGCCCTTCTTCGACATCGCTCACACGTACCTTCCGGCAACCGTCAAGCAGATGTTCCGGTGGTGCCGGTACTACTTCCTGACCAACCCGCTCATCAACGCGACGGTCTTCAAGCTGGCGGAGTACCCCGTCACGGACATCGTGTTCGAGTCCGACAGCCGGGACACCGTCAAGAAGTGGTCCGATTACTTCGAGGACCACCTTCGTTACCGTTCGTTCCAGATCGAAGTCGGGCTCGACTACTTCGCGTACGGCAACGCGTTCGTGAGCGTCGGGACTCCGTTCGTGAAGTGGCTCTCGTGCTCGAACTGCAACTGGCGTGCGGAAGCCAAGAAGTGCCGAGACCACTGGGTCTTCTCGAGCTACCAGTTCCGTCTCGGATGTCCGACCTGTGGCGTGACAGGCGATGCCAAGGTTCAGGACGTCCCTGTCAAGAACCCTTCAGGCGTGAAGCTGATTCGTTGGAACCCTGAGGACATCGAGGTCACCTACAACGACATCACTGGTCACTACTCGTACTTCTACACGATCCCTGCCATCGTCCGGAATGACATCATCATCGGCAGGAAGGAGATCGTGGAGGACACTCCGCAGATCTTCATCCAGGCCCTGAAGGACCAGAAGGGTCTGATGTTCTCCGCGGAGAAGCTGTTCCATCTCCGCCGGCCTACGCTGGCCACGCAGGACCGCGGCTGGGGTATCCCACTGCTGCTCCCCGTCCTGAAGGATACGTACTACCTGCAGCTCATGAAGAAGGCTCAGGAGACCATCCTCCTCGAGCACATCGTCCCGCTGCGCATCATCTTCCCGCAGGCCGGGTCCGGTACCTCTGACCCGTACACGAGCATCAATCTCGTGGATTGGCGAGACCACGTCGCGACCGAGATCGCTCGGTGGCGCTACGACAACAACTACATCCCGCTCCTCCCGCTTCCGGTCGGCAACCAGACCATCGGTGGCGACGGCAAGGCGCTCCTGATGACCCAGGAGATGCAGGCCGTGAATCAGGTCATCATGATGGGCATGGGTGTCCCTCGGGAGTTCCTCGAGGGCGGCCTTTCGTACGCCGGTACGAACGTCTCGATGCGTATGCTCGAGAACTCGTTCCTGGGGTACGTGATCCGTCACAAGGGTCTTCTCCGGTTCGTCATGCAGGAGGTCTCCGACTTCCTCGACTGGCCGATGGTCCGTGGGCGCTTCAAGCCGTTCAAGATGGCTGACGACATCCAGCGGAAGGCGTTCCTGTCTCAGCTCAACGACAAGAACAAGGTCTCGGACACGACGCTCCTCGGAGACAGCGACCTCTCGCAGGAAGAGGAGAACGCGCTCATGGAGAAGGAGACCGAGTCCCGCATCCGCGCGACAGAGAAGCAGCAGCTCGCCATGGCGGAGGTGCAGGGCAAGGTGCAGGCGGTCATGATGAAGTACCAGGCCAAGGCACAGCTCGACGCCCAGCAGGCGGCTGCGTCTGCTCAGGCCCCTGGAGAGCCTGGTGGTCCTGACGCTGCCTTGCAGCAGGGTGGTGGCTCTCCTGGTGGTGCGAGCGCTGCGGCCCCCGCAGACATGCCGGCTGATCAGGTACCCACAGCAGAGGGAGCCGTTGGTCCGCAAGGCGACCCAGCCCAGCAGGCCGCGATGATGCAGCCCATGCAGACCCCGAGCGAAGAGTTCGCGAACGTGATCTCGAGCCGTCTCAACGGCGGTCAGCGGATGCAGAGCGGGGTGAACATCGACATCAACTCGATGGCCATCCAGCACGCGAAAGCCATCGCGGCCATGGACCCGATGATGCAGGCCCTGGCTCTCCAGAACCTCCGGGCCCAGAGTCCGGAGCTCGCGGACCTGGTCATGCAGATGCTCAAGAACATGGGCGTGTCACCGAACCAGGGCACCCAGGGCGCCTCAAGCACGTCCGTGCAGGTCGACACACGTCCGCTTCCGGAGCAGCGCGGTCCTCGCCGTGCCACTCCGTCAGTCTGAGGGCTAAAGAAGAAGCCCCGAAGGGCCTCTTCTTTTACTTCTTGTTGATATGCAGATGCACTCGCCACACGCCGTCGTTACCGCGACGGATGCGCTTCTTCTTGGTACGGACTGAGTACCCTGTTGATTGTTGAACGACCTCCACCTCGAGGTCGTTCTTGCTCCACACCTTGAGGATGCGGAGCACGAACAATCCGTTCACGACGGGACTGCAGTTCTTCAGAACGCGAGCCCACATCTTCGGGTTCAATCCTACCAGTACTACTTGCTGCTGATCCGCGAAGGCTCTCTTGCCTTTTGCCTCCTTCTCCTCTCCCGTCTTTTTAGACATCCCGCTAGCGCTCGGCCGGTCTGGGACCTCCCAGAGGGAAACCGAATGCCCGAGATTGCTCTTGGTGGTCCGGAAGTTGAGCTTCTTGAGTATCTCCCTAGCCTTGTCGGCCAGGAGCGTTTCACGTTTGAGTACTGGCTTGAGTAGAGGATCATCCGGCTGCCTTTCCCTCCTTTCTTTCTTTGCCTGTACCAGCACGTGGTGCTTCTCGACGATTCGCTTCACCCACAACGGCAAGTACGTGGAAGAAGAGTTACTCACGATAGCTGCAGCAACCTGGGCGCACCCCGGATGCTCGGCTAGCTGTGCCTCCATCACCAGGGACCTGGTAGTTGCTCCAGGGTGGTCACGACACGACACTTGCATCTTCTCATTGACGAAGATGTTGTGGTAGTGCGTGTAGTCGCATAGGACTGGCACACTACCGATGGAGCCTGTCAGTCCTTCACGATGACGACGTGCCCCCACTTTGCTGGGATGTGCGGCTTCTCTCCGATCAGGCACCAGATTACCTCCAGGTCATCGGGCTTGTTTTTCGGTGCTGGTCCGTAGCCGTCGGTCATGTAGACCATGACGGAGGGCTTCGGCTGGAGCTTCTTGATGGCCTCGAACGCCGGACAGAAATCCGTGCCACCACGCCCAGCGACTTGGAACCTATCCATGTCGGCAACCGTCACCCTCTTGGGTTCCACGGCTTCAGCAGTATCTACTTGGAGTATCCAGCATGACTGCTGCCCAGTGGACTGAATGACCCCCTTTATCTCTCGCAAGGCTGTCGAGATCTGCGTGTCGATTCCCATCGAGGCGCTTGTGTCGAGAACGACTGCCACCTCGACGACCGGGTCTACTGGTCCTGGAACCAGCATGGACGGAGCCCCGTGAGGCCCGATGTACGAGAGCCTGGAAGGGATCCTGTAGCTGTAGTCCACACCTCCGCCTGGTACGTAGTTGTTGAGGCAGTACCTCGTCATGCTCTCGAGCTTCTGCGTCCAGGGAACCTTGGGCGGCTCGAGCTTGGCATTCGCCCACTCGAGCCACATGCCGGCCTCGTTCCCCGGTAGCTGTCCTTGCATCTCGAGGATGTCTCGAGCGGTCTGCCTCTCGATGAGCTGCCTCTCGGAAGGCGACCGCCCAATCTTGCGATCTATCTCGTCTTCCAGCTCTTCGTTGTTGGAGCAGCCTGCCCCACTTCCACAGCCGTGTTGTCCTGGCTGCCCTCCGCCACCCTGCCCTGTCTTCAGGAGAAGCTTGAAGTACTCCTCCGCGCTCAGGTCCTCTGGGAACTTGTATATGGAGGGTACTTGCCCATCAGGATTGAAGTCCCACTTCCCGTGCCTGCCGCTGGAGTTGATGGCAAGGTCCTGGGCGATGTTGACCTGCATGGGATGGGTGGCCTCGAACTCTTTGAGACGAGAGAAGCTGTCCCGGAGGATGTGCTGTGTCTCGTGCCAGAGGCGTGTTGCTACCTGCATGTCCGTGAGTGACACGAGGTAGTCGGGGTTGAGTAGCAGGACCATCCCCCTCGTCACTGCGCACGTCTCTACTTTTTTGGTGAAGTAAGGGATGAGCCCCATCAAGGTGGAGGTGAAGTAGGTGGCCTCAGCTCTCACGATGAGACGACCAACCATCAACTTCTCTTGCGCGTTCATTTTCCGAGAGCCTTCTTGAAGAGGTCGTTCTTCGGGTAGAACCTCTCCATGGTCGGCTTGGCCGCCTTGGCGATGTGAACGTCCCCACTCATGGCTCCGAGTTTCGCCTTCGCGAGTGCCGTGGCGGGTCGGTAGCAGAGATCCGCCAGTCCGCTTTCGCAGGCTTCTCCGAGGATCTCCCATGCCTTCACGGCCTTCTGGATACGGGTGGGGTCCTTTTCCGGGATCCCGACCACGTAGTTACCCAAGGTCTCGAGGACCGTGAGCGTGATGTCGATGCGGAGCTTGTCCACCTTCCAGGATCCCCTGAGCACCTGCTCGGGGTCGGGGAGCTCCGCACTGGCCAGGTACTTCCTGAACTCGGTGACCCACGCCTCTCCGTTCAGGCCTTGAAGAAGGATGTCCTCCACGCCGGCGTCCATGTTGAGGTGGGAGCGCAGGGTCCTGGCCGTTGCCAACGCTCGAGCAGCCCAGAAGTTGGTACGGCAGGAAGGCCAAGCACCACTGCCACGGGGATCGCCAGGTTCCGGCTGGTTGTTGAGCGCGTCCGACTTCGCTCGAATGAACCCAGACACCTGCCCAGAGGCGACAGCCCAGTGCGGTCCCCAGTTCTCGATCACGACCTTCTCGGCTTCGTAGATGTTGACGCCGTTGTCGTCATCGAAGTCGTTCAGCCAGTCCGACCACTCACGGGGAGAGGGCGGCGAGAAGTTGATGTGGCAGAACCGATTTGCCATGGGCGGGGTGAGCTGGACGCCCCCAGCAGACAGGGCCGGAGGGTTCATGGCCGAGACCACTCGAACCTTCGGCGGTAGCGGCGCACCTCCGTAGACCCTGTCGAGCACGACGCGAAGGTAGGCTGCCTGCATCTGGACCCGGTTGGTGTTGACCTCGTCGAGGAACAGGATTCCTTCCTTGACCTCACGGAGCGTGATGATGCCGGGATCGTCGCAGACCCTCGTGAGTCCTCCCTTGCCGTCCTGGACAGGCCACCCACCGATGTCTTCCGGGTTCGATGCGATGGGGACGACCACGTGCGTGAAGAAGCGCAGCATCGCGCCGACGCCTTCCACGAACTCGGACTTCCCGACTCCAGAGCCTCCGATCAGGTTCACGGGAAGACCCATCCTGTGGGTGGGGTCATCCACCGCTTTCTTCTTCTCCATCGGGACACACAGCGCAGTGATGAGAACGTTCGGGTGGAGCATGTCGATCCCTTTCGGTAGTAAGAACAACCGCACGCTGCGGTTGTTCGAGAGTCACGGTACGTGGCATTCGCATTCGCATCTGCCGGCTCTCCAGCAGTGCGCTTTCGTGCAGTGGTAACACTCGCCGTTTTGGCTGAGGTCCGCCCAGGTCTCTGTCTCGGTGATGTCCGCCATGCTGCACGCGCAGGTCAGACACATGATCTGGTGGTTCTCGTACTCGTCGAACGAGATCTTCGGGCTTCCGGTCCTCGGGCTCTGCACGACTTTTCCGAGGTCCATCACGACGAGTTTTTCGCCCATCCGGATGGTGCAGTTACAGATGTCGCAGGCGATGACTGTTCCAGGCTCTTCTATCGGCACCTGGTCTTCGACTAGCTCATACAACGCGTCGAAAGTCATTCGGCAGCAGTCACCGTGCATGACGAGTGGCATCACTTCCGGCTCACCCTCGTCATCCAGCAGCGAGATGTAGACAACCTTTTCTATGTTGTGGTGCGGGATGGCTCCCTGGAAGAGGGAGATCTCATCGCCGAAGTTCACCGACTCTTGGCACGAGGCGCAGACGTGTCCGGAGCTGTTCGGTTCTTCTTCCTCCTCGTCATACTCTTGGTCGAAGTAGACGGGACTTCTTACAGGTTGCGCCACACCTGCGTCCTTCTTTCGATGCGTACCCAGCGCTCGGTGATCGTCTGAAAGCGCAGGTCAGGAAACATTCCGGTCTCCCTGTCGAAGTCACCGCTCAGGTAGTGAAGCTCTTCGGTGTCCAGCGAACCGCCGATGTGAACACGTCGTGTCAACTCGAGCCCTGTAGGTAGGAGGGGCTCTCCGGTGAGCTCGGTCTGCATCATGCGCAACTCTGCCTCTCGTAGGAACAGGTCGTCCTCGAGGTCGGAGGCATCCGCGCACACGCCGATCCAGGACCTTTCGTAGGGGCTGGCGTAGTCCTCACCGAGCCATGCGCAGTGGTCGCCAGGCTTGGCGATGTCGAGCAACACTTCCAGGTCCCGCTGGTTGATGAACGAGACGAAGTCATGCTGGTCCACGACTCTCGCGCGGATGCCGCTGATGGCCATCGGGAGCGGAGAGAAGAACCCGCTGATGGTCCACCGCCTGTGCGGGTTCGACACGTCTCGGAAGTGCTCGCCAACGAGACCGAACGTCTCGACCAACATCCTCCCGTTGACGACTTCTAGCGCGTTACCTCTGCATGAACTTGGGTTGATGATCACGAAGCCACTCCTGCATGGTGTCGATGACGCCCTCCATCAGGGCGCAGATGAACGCCAGGACGAAGAGCTTCATTCCTCGTCGTCCCTGGGCTCCTGTTCCTGGTGGTCTCCCCGGTACATGTCGTCGATGTCGCTCTCGAAATCTTTGCCGGTGTTCTCGTTCGGATTTGCCATGAAAAAGCCTCTCTGACGGCGTGAAGTACCTTCACCATTCTTGTTCCTGGTATTCTTGGCTTCTTGCTCGGGTACTCGCGGGTGCGATACCGTGCGAAGAGGTTCCAAACGATGGCCTACCTGAATCCGCAAGAAGCGTTTGAGCACCTTCGCGACAAGACCGTCGAGGGTCTGAAGTCGTCGTTTCCGTTCAAGGGTCGTGCGACGACCCTGCACCTCGAGGACGTGGCAGTCGACGACCAGCTACACCCGGACGACATCCGCTCTCAGCACGATGCGAAGATCAACGGCAAGAGCTGGAGCGTTCCTGTCCGTGGCACGCTGGTGCTGAAGAACAACGAGACCGGAGAAGTGCTCGACAAGAAGAAGGTTCGTCTTGCGGACCTTCCGAAGATGACCCGTAGGTACTCGTACATCATCGATGGACAGGAGTACCAGGTCGACAACCAGTGGCAGCTCAAGCCCGGTGTCTACACGCGTCGCCGCGCCAACGGAGAACTGGAGTCTCGGTTCAACGTCGTGGGTCGGTCAGCCTTCGATGTGGTCTTCGATCCCAACTCCAAGACGTTCATCGCCGACTACAAGAAGGCCAAGATCCCCCTGTACCCGATGCTGAAGACTCTCGGGGTCGACGACGACACCCTCGAGAAGTCGTGGGGCAAGGACATCCTGGAGGCCAACAAGAAGGGCAAGCGTCTGGCTGGCGCGGTCGAACAGTTCTACAAGACCACGACCAAGCAGCAGGCTCCTTCGCGAGAGGCTGCCGAGGACCACCTCATCAAGGTGATGGCAGAGTCTCGTATCAACCCCGAGGTGACGCAGGTCACGCTTGGGAAGGCGTTCGATCACGTCACTGGAGAGGCACTCCAGCGGGCCTCTCGTCGTCTGTTGGATCTGCACAACGGCCACCCCGAGGACGATCGTGACTCGCTGACGTTCAAGACGCTTCGGTCCACGGGTGATTTCATCCAGGACCAGATGCGCGTCTCGGCGAAGAGCATTCAGGCCAAGATGCAGCGTCAGCTCAACAACCCGAAGGTGACAGGCATTCGAGACGTCATCCGGCCTGACATCTTCAACGAGCCGATCAGGACGATGTTCCTGAAGAGCGCGATCTCGAATCCTGCCAAGCAGATCAACCCGCTCGAGATGGTGTCCGCTGCCATGCAGACCACCATCATGGGCCCTGGAGGTATCAAGAGTGATCGGCAGGTCACCGAGGACGCGAAGATGATCAACGTCTCGCACCTCGGCTTCCTGGATCCGATCAACACGCCGGAGGGTGAGAAGACTGGCGTGACACTCCGTCTTCCGATCGGTCTCAAGAAGGTCGGGAACGAGGCCAAGGTTCCGGTGTTCGATGTCCGCTCGGGGAAGATGACGGACATCAGCCCGCACCAGTTCATCACCTCGAACATCGCGCTCCCCGACCAGGTGACCTGGAAGGATGGCAAACCCGTACCGGTATCTGACCGGGTGAAGGTGGTCGGGCAGGGCAACAAGATCGAGGAGAAGAAGTTCGTCGAGGCGGACTACGTCCTGCGTCACCCTTCTCAGCTCTTCAACATCACCTCGAACCTCATCCCGTTCCTGGGCAACAACTCCGGTGGGCGCGCCAGCATGGCGAGCCGGCACATGGAGCAGGCCATCTCGCTCATCAACCGAGAGGCGCCGTTGGTTCAGGTTGCCACACCGAAGACCTCGACAGGAATCGAGTCATTCGAGCATCTGGTTGGGAAGCAGACGGCTCACTTCGCTCCGATGGATGGTGTGGTTTCCAAGGTCACGCCCACCGGGATCACGATCTCCGGCAAGGACAACACCACGCACGAGGTGCAGATCTACCATCACTACCCGCTCAACGACGCCAAGAGCTCGATGCACTCGACGCCTCTGGTGAAGGTCGGGGACAAGGTGAAGTCCGGGCAGGTCGTGGCGGACACGAACTACTCCAAGGGTGGGGCACTGGCTCTTGGGACGAACCTTCGTGTCGCGTACGTTCCGTTCAAGGGGTACAACTTCGAGGACGGGGTTGTGATCAGCGATAGCGCTGCCAAGAAGCTCGCAAGCGAGCACCTCCACAAGCACGACCTTGAGAAGAAGGAAGGGATGCTGTTCGAGCCGGCCAAGTTCCGGCAGAAGCACCTGACCGCCTTCACAGCCGAGCAGTTCAAGAACATCGACGACCACGGGGTGGTGCGCATCGGCTCGAAGGTCAAGCCGGGGGACCCACTGATCATCGCTACGCAGCCCTACCAGCTCAAGGATCGCACCGGTCTGGCGGCCATGCGTAAGAGCCTGGTCAACCAGCACACGGACAAGTCCGTTCGGTGGGACTCCGACTTCGAGGGAGAGGTGGTCGGCGTTCACAAGACGGGCGACAAGATCTCGGTGCACGTCCGCACGGTGGAGCCCATGCAGGTGGGCGACAAGATCGCAGGGCGTTATGGCAACAAGGGCATCGTGACCAAGATCCTCCCGGATCATGAGATGCCTCATGCAGGAGGGAAGCCGACAGAGGTTCTTTTGAACCCGTCGGGTGTTCCTGGTCGCATGAACATCGGGCAGGTACTGGAGACAGCCACCTCGAAGATCGCCGAGAAGACTGGGAAGCCATATCTCGTGCACAACTTCGACTCCAACACCGGTGACTACCTCGAGAAGGTGAAGGGCGAGCTGAAGAAGCACGGAATCAGCGATACCGAGCACCTTACGGACCCGACCACCAAGCTGCCTCTTGGTGAGGCGCTCGTGGGCAACCAGTACATGATGAAGCTCGTCCATCAGGTGGATAAGAAGCTGTCAGTCCGCTCGGGGATGGGTCTGCCGAAGCTCACGGAGGCGGAGGGGTACGACTCGTTCCTTCAGCCGACGGGTGGTGGTCACGCTGGTGGGCAGAGCCTTGGAGCTCTCGGGCTGTACTCGATGCTCGCGCACGGCGCGAAGGCCAACATCCGCGAGATGCAGACCTGGAAGTCGGAAGGCGAGGACCTCCAGACGAACGAGTTCAAGCGTTGGACGCAGGGTAACCGCCACAACGAGATCTGGAACGCTATCCAGAACGGTCTCCCGCCGCCGCCGCCTCGTCCGACGTTCGCGTTCCACCGGTTCCTGCAGATGCTCCGTGGTTCCGGTGTGAACGTGGAAAAGAACGGACACCAGTTCCAGGTGTCACCACTCACGGACAAGCAGATCTTGAACATGTCGGCTGGTGAGCTGAAGTTCGCTGGTCGGTCGCCTGTTCGCGCCAAGGTCGAGAAGAGCGGCGAGTACGAGCCGATGCCTGGGGGCCTGTTCGACGAGAAGCACACCGGCGGGCACGGTGGAACGAAGTGGTCACACATTGCCTTGGCGGAGCCGCTGCCGAATCCACTCTTTCAGGAGCCGATCAAGAAGCTGACCGGTCTTCGTCAGAAGCAGTTCGACGACATCCTCGAGGGCCGTGCTGGTGTCGTGCCCCACACCGGTGAGATCACCACCAGCCCTATGGGTGTTCGTGGCGGTGCGGGCATCAAGGCGCTGCTCGACCGCATCGACGTTCCCAAGGATCTGGAGAAGGCTAAGAAGGATTTGAACGCGGCTTCTCCGGGGCAGGTGGATCGTGCCCTCAAGAAGGTGAAGTACCTCACGGTGCTCCAGGACATGAAGATGAAGCCGTCGGAGGCTTACGTCCTGCACAACCTCCCGGTGATGCCTCCCAACACGCGTCCGATCAACCAGATGGACCAGGCGGCTATCAAGTACGAGGACATCAACGGCCTCTACATGAAGTTCGCGCAGATCAACGACAAGTTGAAGGACCCGATCCTGTCCAAGAACTTGACGGATGCCAAGAAGGAGGAGATGCGCTCTGCCTACTACGATGGTGTGAAAGCCATCATGGGCATCGGCAGTGTGAACAAGGACAAGAAGGAGAAGGGCATCCTGGAGATGATTTCCGGAAGTCAGCCCAAGGAGGGGTACTTCCAGAAGACGCTCGTTCAGCGCCGGCAGGACATGACCATGCGCTCTACGATCGTTCCGGAACCGAACCTCGGCTTGGACGAAGTGGGACTCCCTCGCGAGGCAGCCCTGACGCTCTTCCGTCCCTTTGTTGTTCGTCGTCTGGTGCAGCAAGGCACAGCAAACAACGTGCTGGATGCCCAGATGAAGCTCTCCGAGGTGCATCGCGGGAAGAAGGACCCCATGGTCTGGCGCGCCCTCGATCACGTCATGAACGAGCGACCGGTCCTACTGAAGCGTGACCCGGCGCTGCACAAGTACTCCGTGCAGGCGTTCAAGGCCAAGACGACGGACGGCAACGCGATCAAGATTCACCCGCTTGTGACGGGTGGCTTCAACGCCGACTTCGACGGCGACACCATGGCGGTGTACGTGCCCATCAGTCACGAGGCTGTTCGTGAGGCAGAGAAGATGTACCCGACCAACAACATCTTCAGCGAGTCATCGGGTGAGGTCATGTACCGACCGACCCTCGAGTCTGCCTTGGGCCTGTACAAGCTTTCCCTCACCGGGAAGAAGACAGACCACAAGTTCGGAAACTCGGCTGAGGTTGCAACAGCTCTTCACTCCGGGAAGGTCGGGTACACGGACATCGTGCACATGCAGGGGAAGGAGACCACCCCTGGCCGTGTCTTGCTGGCCAACATCCTGCCCAAGGAGATGCAGCCCAAGGTGCTGCACGACCTGAGTTTCAAGGTGGACAAGAAGGGTCTCGTGTCACTTCTCGATACCATCGGGAAGGATCATCGCCACGACTTCGGTCGTGTCATCAACGACGTGAAGGACCTGGGGTACGACGCTTCGTACGGGATCATCAAGACGAACCTCATCCCGACGCAGCATCTCTCCATCGGGACGCACACGCTCAGCCTGAAGGACTTCGACCCGGCTCGCTCCGCCAGGGATCCGGTCCTGCACGCCACGCAGCAGAAGGTGAACGAGATCTACGCCAGCAAGTCCATCCCCGAGAACGACAAGGACAGGCAGGCAGTGAATGCCTGGTTCCGTGCCGGCGAGGAGATGCAGGAGAAGCACAAGAAGGAGGTCGCGAACAACCCGTCGAACCTCTACATGATGGCTGCTGCTGGTGTGAAGCCGAGCTGGGACCAGTACAAGCAGATGGTCATGTCCCCACTGATCATGAAGGACTCGAAGAACCAGAACATCCCGAGTCCGATCAAGAACAGCTACGCGGAGGGTCTCGACCTCGGGGAGTACTGGACGCAGCTTCACGGAGCTCGTCGAGGAACGGTCATGAAGGTTCAGGAAGTCCAGGAGCCTGGAGCGATGTCGAAGCTCCTGATGAACAGCTCCATGAACCTGATGATCGACAAGCACGATTGCGGAACCAAGAAAGGCGTCTCGATGCCGATCTCGGAGAACGACGTGCACGATCGCCACCTGGCCGTCGACTTCAAGGCCGGTGGCCTCCACGTTCCTGCCGGCACCCTGATGACACCTGACCTGGTCGGGCAGATTCGCTCGGTCGACAAGAACGCGAAGGTTCTGGTCCGGAGCCCGCTCAAGTGCGCCAGCGAGAAGGGGATCTGCCAGAAGTGCATGGGTCCGAGTGTCGACGGTGGCGAGCACCCCTTCGGCACCAACGTCGGCATCCAGGCCGCGCACGCGGTAGGAGAGCGAGCTGTCCAGCTCACCCTGAAGAGCTTCCACACTGGTGGTGTTGCTGAGGCCGGTGGTGGCTCCAAGGCCCTGAACTCGTTCGCACGCTTCGAGCAGCTCACCAAGCTGCACGACAAGATCCCGAACTCGGCCACGGTCGCCATGACCTCGGGGAAGATCGACAAGATCGAGAAGGAGTCCACGGGCACGCGTATCTGGGTCGCTGGCGTCCCTCACTTCGTCGGCAAGGACGATAACGGCATGGCGCTGCACGTCAGCCTACCCGGTGCCATCCAGCCGAAGGGGAAACCTGCTTGGGTCCCTCCGGAGGTTGGAATGCACGTGGAAGCTGGGCGCCCGTTGTCCGACCCGCTCCGTACGGTCATCAACCCCCACGACCTGTACCGTGCCACCAAGAGCATGGATCACGTGCAGAACCATCTCGCTGACGAGATTCATGACCTCTACAAGGACGAGGGTGTGCGTCGCCGTGCTGTCGAGGTCATGGTCCGTGCGATGTCGAACCTGACCAAGATCGAGGATCCTGGAGATCATCCCCACCTACTGCGCGGGGAGTTCTACCCGACGTCCGTGGTGAACAAGATGAACCAGGAGCTGAAAGAACAAGGGAAGGGACGCATCCTTCACAGCCCTGTGCTCATGGGCGTCGACATGCTGCCCTTGTCGCTCCACGATGACTGGATGGCACGTCTCCAGCACCAGAGACTTCGCACGACGATCGCGGAAGCTGCAGCTACCGGGATGGTCTCGAGCATCCACGGGTCTCACCCCATCCCTGGCGTTGCGTACGGAGCTGAGTTCGGTCTTCCTCGTCTGGCCCGTAACGCCAAGGGAGAGACCGTGGTTCCCAGCCACGTGTACTGACCATGGCGAAACGGTTCTACGGCACTCCGCTACACAAGGCTGGGCACGACGCAGCCAAGAGCGTGCAGTGCCGGATCCTGAACGTGAACCTGGTCAACTTCACAGTCGACGTGATCTCTCAGTTCGACCGGCACTACTACTACGACATCCAGGTCTCGAGCCCGTACCTGCACTACAACAACGGGGAGGGTATCTACGTCATGCCGGATGTCGGAGCCGTGTGCTTCGTCTGCATCCCGAGTGACTCGACCCCTCCTTACGTTTCGTCGTTCGTGATGCCGATGCAGCAGGCGTCGAACACGTCCCAGCCGCTCGGGAATCCTGACGACGCCATCCAGACGACCTTGAGCAACAAGCAGGTCGGCAACCAGGATGACCTGACCGGTACGGACGCCCCGCAAGGTACGAGGTCCCGGTCAGGTGACGTCGACTTCCCGCACAACGACGCACGGTTCGATGGTGGTCGTCCGGTTGCCAAGCCGGGTGACATCGTGATGCGCGGTCGAGACGGGAACTTCGTGATCCTTCACCGCGGAGGGGTTCTTCAGATCGGCGGGTCGGAGCTCTCGCAGCGGATCTACATTCCACTGGCCAACAAGGTCTTCGACATCTCCGGTGAGTACGAGCACCAGAACGTTGGTGGAGCGATCAAGTGGGGCCTGCAGGAGGGCCCCTCGATCGACAACCCTGCTGCGCAGCACATGGAGACGTACCGTCTCTACGCGAACGATCAGTTCTGTGACATCCGCATCGGAAAAGGGAAAGTCCTGAACCCGGTCGCGGAGCCTCCTGAAGCTGGCTCGGACTTCTTCGGAGATCCCACGTCAGACCTGACCACCTCGAAGATCGGCGTTGATGAGCCCGTCGTATACGAGGTGGTCGTGGCACCTGGTGGTTTCAAGGCAGGAACAGGTGACCTGGCTAGCGGGGCGGTCTCGAAGCAGACCAAGATGCACTTCATCATGGACCGTGCTGGCGGTGTCTTCATCCGGTCGGAGGGTACTGGCATCTTCTGGTTCAAGAAGGGTCTGACCTTGAAGGGTACCGGTCCCTTGTCGGTCTCGTTCGACAACGCCGAGCTCAAGGCGAAGGGAAGCATGACCGTTGGTGGCCAGGCGCTCACGGAGGTGACTGGTGATCTGGTACGCATCGGTGCCGGCACGCAGCCGGTAGCCCGGATGGGAGACAGCGTGGCAGTCGTGATTCCAGTCGCACAGGTGTCCGGCCTGGTGAATGGTCAGCCCTTCACGGGAGCCATCACGATCGCGACTCCAGCACTCGGGTCGATCACTACCGGCAACCCCAACGTCATGGCCTTACAGATGCCCGCTGCCTTCAACAAGATCGCCGGTCCTGTCCCGCTCTCTGCCTGTGTTGCTGGAGCAGCTTCAGCCGCGTTGGCTCTCCCTCCGCTACTTGCGCAGATCCAACTGCTGCTTTCTGGTGCTTTCGGTCTCGGTCCCTTGAAGGCTGACCTGATGGCTCAGTTCAATGCAGCTATCGGTATCTCGGTCACGTTCGGTGACCCGATCGCAGCGCTCAAGCTAGCCATCTCGGCGAGTGCCTCCGTCATCGCGGCCCTGCAGGCGTCACTGGCTCTTGGGATCCCTCCGATCAGCATCCAGGTCTCAGCCAACATCGCGTTGGCAGCTTCGTTGCTGGTCAAGATTGGAGGCATCAACCTTCTCATCGACCTGTCCCTCGGGATACGATTGGCAGGCATCAACTTCCTCGCTCAGCTACAGGCCGCTCTTTCGTTGGGTGGCTGTGTCCTCTACGGATGGTCGGGTCAGCCCTTTGGAGCAGCTCTCGGACAAATCAACACCTACGCCGGATACGGAGCCGATGGCTTCGCGCCGGGTGATACGACGTACGGTGTCATGGTAGTTACCAAGGCACCGGCTGCTGTTGGTGCCTTCCAGTTCATGTTCGCCCCTGGTTTCCCCGCCTGATGGAGATTCACATGGATTTGTTCGTCGATACGCCCCTCACCTCCTCCTTCGAGAAGGTCTCCGCTGCGGAAGTGACCATGCCGGAGGACCCGAACCTCTGGCAGAACGAGGTGCTGCAGGAGCTGTACAAGCAGCATCCGTACGTGGCGGACTTCGCACCCGACGTGATCATGGACCGCATCGACGCCGAGCGGAGCTTCGGCTTCGGGCACGTCGACATCGGAAACAAGACCGAGATCCAGAGCGGACCCGGGAGTGCTGGTGAGCAGGTCGGTGGTATCCACCACGTGCGCATCCCGATCATCATTCGAGAGGGGAAGATGAAGCCCTTCGACACCCTCGTGACGGAGGACTCGAAGATGCTCCCGCTCACGGAGAAGCGTCTTCGTCTTGCGCTCTTCCGTCCTCAGACGTTCGACGTCACCTCGAGGACCCCTGGAGACCAGAGCATCATCTCGACGCTCTACCCTCCGTACCGCCAGAACTACGGCTTCGGTGGTGGCGGCTCTGTCGTGAGCGCTGGAATGGGCAAGGAAGGCTCGGCTGGATGGGGGATCATCGGCAGCATCCTCCACACCATCAGCCCCGGTGATTTCGACCGTTTCATGGGTGACGTGACGGACCCGATGATGAAGGCCGCGTACGTGGCCAACAAGGGAGCCACGCAGCCCATCCTGACCTCGCTTGCGGCCTACACGCCGCCGAACGCACAGGAGAAGACGGCAGCTCGGCGGGCTGGCATCAAACCCACCGTCATCCAGATCGAGAAGGTCGCGCAGGGCTACTCCGTGAAGACCGCCAGCCACCTGGCCTGGGCCCCTGTCTCGGCCATCGTGGACCGTGGGCAGCTCGTCAAGATGGTCGGTCCGGAGTCCGCTCTCTCGATCGACAAGCTGGGAGGGGTCACGGTGGGTGACTCGGAGGTCTCGGAAGAGGAGGAGCCTACCGGGGAGCACCCGGAGCTCATCAAGGACTTCGGGATCTACAAGGTGCGGGACTCGGAAGGTGCAGAGCTCATCGGGTACGTGTTCCCGAACCTCATCGACGTCACGGGTGAGCCGGTCCCTCTGGCGCTCTTCACGAACGGTTCCCAGACGGCCCTCCAGGGCGAGATCATGGGGTGTCCTGCCGGCACCGGCGTGAACTTCATGGTGGGCCACCCGCGTGGCTACGGTACCTTCGTGCGTCGTGGACCGGAGGGTCTCGAGGCGATGGTTCCCATGCACATCGAGACGTCCCTCGGTGGTGAGGCTCGAGGTGACCGTGGCGTCGGTCTGGTGGCGACCATGGTCGATGGGACCCAGGTGGAGATTCTCCAGCAGCCTGGCGTCACCCACGTGACCGCCGTGGACGAGGGAACCACGATCGTTCCGGAGGACTTCGAGTGGATGCCCCTCGCGGACACCAAGCCCGTGGTCCTGGCAGGGTCCCAGGCAGAACCCGAGCCCAAGCCCAAGGAGGCATCGGCGGCCAACACGGTCGTGATTCGCGGCTCCGACGCTGGCGTGTTCTCGATCTCCGGTGAGGCGGTCGAGAAGGTGGCCTCGGACGAGCGGGACATGGTCGGCATCTCGGATGCAGTGTTTCTGCTCACCGGTGTCGGGCTCACCCCCAAGTACGCCATGCAGAAGATGGTGGAAGCTGTCTCGACGTCGGCACCGGTCCGCGTGAAGGTGGCCCACATCATCGAGAGCTACGACGGTCGTCTTCAGGCAGCCCGTGAGGACTTCAAGAAGGTCGCGGCTCGCGTGCCGGTTCGCCACAACCTCGTCAAGGAGGCCGCGGTGATCCCGGACCCCATGGCGGTCGATGCCGTGCTCTCCCTCGGGTTCCTGAACCCGGAGAACATGATGTCGTTCGTGACGTACCTGCCGGCCCTGAACGAGGCGCAGAGCCACCTCTGCGAGCTCCTGATCGCGTCCCGCATGGGCGTGCGGGAACTGCCCGAGTTCGCCATCGAGCGTTGCATCCGCTCTCTCGAGGAGACCATCGAGGGTCTGAAGATGCTCGCCTTCCAGCAGGACTGAGATGGTCCGCAGAAGCCCATCCGAGAGGTACATGCGGTACCTCTTGATGTGTCCGGAGGGGTACTCGAACCAGCAGATCAAAGAGCTGATGGTTCAGCTCGACCTGCTGTACGTGAGCGGCTCGTACATCGCCAAGCTCCGTGACCAGTGCACCCCGAAGTTCGAGCTCAAGCTCAAGGACGTGAGATCCTCGACATGTTTCTTCTGGACGACAGGTCCAAGAAGAACCTCGAGCAGACACATTACATCCTGGAGCACCCTCGGCAGAAGGAGATGGTCGAGGCTCTGCTCAACAACAACGCCAGCCACAAGCACATCGCTCTCTTCCTCAGGATGAGCGGTGGTGTCTTCTCGGACTTCAAGGAAGAGGCGGTCGCCCGCTACGAGAAGCTGTTCTGGGACCGTACCTTGGTGGACAGCCGGGAGATGATGGAGCTGTGCGAGATGCGCCATCTCCAGGTCCCAACTGGTCTGACCACGGAAGAGAAGGAACAGTTCATCAAGATCGGCAACCGAAACAAGTACCGGGACCCACGGTACATCTCTGCATCACTGCCACAGAACAAGGTTACGGCACTGGTGACGCAGATCCGAATGGGGTTCCCGGTCAAGGTAGAGGACCTGAAAGAGATCTACGCTGCCATCCATCAGACCGCTCTGGCTGCTGCTCTCGAGACGGCTGCCAGGAACATGCCCATGATGGGCGCGGAGATGCAGTCCCTCCTCAACGCGGCCAAGCTTGCCAAGGAGATGAGCGAGACCGTGGAGGAGGCAGAGGAGTCGATGCAGAAGAAGTTGAATGCGATTGCCATCAAACACAGCGAAGGTCCTGTCAAGACCATGATGGAGTTGACGGGCGGCAACCATTCGACGGATCTTATGGCTCCACAGGAAGCGCGTGGCAGCCTGGGAGAAGGTGGAGAAGAAGATGAGTGAGCTGAACGTTGCCGAAGGTCGCCGGATCGCTGCGAACATCATCGCCACCGATGGCGACAAGGAGGTGACTCCTCGTAGACTCACGCGTTCGGAGCTGTCGAAGTTCACGGTGGAGTACGCCCTGGTGGACAGAGACCTGGTGTTCCACTTCTTCCGCCCGGAGGCGAAAGAGCAGGAGCCGATCATGAGCGACGCCTACTGGAAGATCACCTTCCCGTCCGTTCTCGACGTCGTCGCTCAGAAGCACTTCAACGCCGGGCAGGATCGCCTCTCGGCGGAGTTCATCTCGGACTTCAACCTCGACTCCTGGTACCTGCAGGCTCGCGGATACGACCACATCCTCGACCTCGAGGGATACGTCGAGAAGTTCTACCGGCTCCTCGAGGAAGGTCTCATCTCGAAGGAGACGTAGCCGAAGGGTTCTACCTTCATCCGGGTGGTCTTCCATCCGCACTCATCGAGGTACGCTTTCATGAACTTGAAGGCGTACCTTTTTGAGTCTTCAGAGAGCTTGTCCTTGAGCTTGATGATGAACTTAGCCCCACCTTCGGATGGCACCATCATGGCCTGGTCACTGAAGTGACCGCCGGCACGTGACAAGCTCTCCCACAGACCTTTCACCGCTTCTGTCGGATCTTCAGTAGGCTTGGGTGGAAACATGGCGGAAGAATACACCGGCGGGTTCGCGTACCTCGACGATTCAGAGTTCAGCGACGTCGACATCTTCGATGTAGACGACTCGGATGACCTAGCTGACTCCTGCGAGTGGATCGCCCCGAATGTGAACCTGTGGGAGCCTCAGAAGCAGAATCCCTTCTTCCTGAAGGCTAAGAAGAAGAAGGACGCGGACAAGATCGAGATCCTCTTGTCGGCCTTCACCGAGTTCGCCTTTAGAATGCCGGCCCCTGACGGGCTCACATACGAGAACTTCTCCTTCGAGGGTCGGCGCCACATGCTGCCGATC